TTTATATTTGGTAGAAGAAGTAGTGGATATTTTGATTTAAGAAAACTTGATGGAACTGTAGTTCACAGGTCAGCAAGTTACAAAGATTTAAAACTATTGAGGAAAAGAAAAACATTATTATGGGAAAGGAGGGAAGGCGTTTCCTCCCCAACTTAAAGAAGTTGGGGTCTCCACGCCTTAATTTTAAATGAATAATGTGGATTTAAAATTTATGGACGCTGTAAAAAAAATTGTTTATTTTATTTTAAGGAAAGAAAATATATTACAAAATCAATGGCACGTAGGTACTGTCAGTAGTGTATTATCACGTTATAGATTAAAGGTTTATATTGATGGTTCAGATATAGAACAACTAATACCATGTAATCCTAATATAGAATTTGTTGAAGGAGAAAAAGTATGGGTTCTTTATATAAATGGAGATTCTAAAAATAAATATGTTCCATTTAAAAGATCTACTGGGCAAGAATTAGTTTGAATCTGCCGGAGTTATTAATATGTATGACAATGAATCTAAACAGGCAATTTTATATAAACTTAATGGTGAATAATTATTTTTTAATATTTTTTATAAGAAAAAAGGGGGGTTCTATATAATGGTTCAACCAATACAAAGAATATGGAATCCAAATACGCAACAATGGGAACAGATCGCTCCTACTAAAGAAGAATTTGATAATCTTGTTGATAGTGTTGGTACTGATGTTAGTACTCATAAGTCTAGTATTGCTTCACAAAATCAGTTAGGTCATGTGAAAATTGGAAGTGGAATAAATATAGATGCAGAAGGTAAAATTTCAGCACAAGAAGTTGATTTAAGTAATTATGCACAAAAAAATGGAACTTATTCAGATTTACGAGCGCAAGGGACTACTAAAGGAGATGTTGGTCTTGGTAATGTTGATAATGTTAAACAAATGCCTATAGCCGGTGGTACTTTTACAGGAATAGCAACGGCTCAAAGCAATACATCTTATACTACAAAACAGATTAGAAATATTACTTTATCTACTAATAATCCTTCAGGTGGTGGAAATGGTGATATTTGGATTAAATATGAATAATGGTGATGTATAATGAATAATGTAAAAATAGGTGATGTATGGAAAAGTGTATCTGATATTTGGGTTAAAATTGACGGAGATTGGAAAAAGGCTTTAAAAGTTTCTGTTAAAATTGATGGTTCTTGGAAAACAAGTCAACTTTGGGGAGTTTGGGTAACAGATTCTAATTGGGATCAAATAGTAAATTATGGCGGAATGGCATATACTGGAATTAAAGATGCTATAATATTAACTGGGGGACACAATTCTAGACCTAGTAGTGGCATGTACAGCAGTACAGGACGTGATGAATGTTATATATTTAATGGTTCTTCTTGGTCAGAAGCATCAGCTATGCCAGGATGGAAAAGATATCATTGTGCTTTTGGTTATCAAGCTTCTTCTGTTGTAACTAGTGGTTCTAAATATACTTCTCAAACCTTTTCTCTTAATTATTGTCAAAAAACTTATAAATTTAATGGGACTTCTTGGAGTACTTCTGGTAATTCTTCAAGTAATCGTGAAACTCCTTGTAGTACTGGAGAACAAAATGCTGGATTATTTGGTTTAGGTAGATGGGACACTGAAGATGATTTTGGTTATCATAAAAGTACTCAAAAATTTAATGGTTCATCTTGGTCTAGTGCCGGTGATGTTACACCAAACGGTAGTGATACTAGAAATATGGGAGGAAATTCTAGTGCAGGAATTTTAGGTGGTGGCTCAGACTCTTATATGGGATATATAAGTAAAATTACGTATTTATATAATGGTTCTACTTGGAGTTCTACAACACAAATGATAAGAAATTGTGTTGGTTATATGGGCTGTGGCCCACAAAATAATTTTATGGCAACTAGTGGTAGACCTATGGGTTCTTCCACTGCTTATCTCAATAGTGAGGTTTATAATGGTACTACTTGGAAAATTGATGATGCTAGTATAAGTCAAGGTTTTAGTAATGGTTATTTTGGAACTGGTTTAACTAGAGAAGGAGCTTATGTTTGTTCAGGGACAACGAGTAAAGTTGAAAAATATATATATGGATAAAAATAAATAAACAAGGTTGGTATAGATATGGATATTATCAATTATAATAACAATGCTATAAATACTTTTGTTAAGTATGTTGACAATTTAAAAAGCTCTAACTTATTGGAAGATGAAGATCTTTTAAAATTTAATTCTCTTTTATCTGAATTAAGAGAAAACTTTGAAAACCAAACAATATGGAGAAATGAAATTTTAATGCGCTATTCTGTATTAAATGATAAAGATTGTCCTGATAACGCTTCTAAATATTTTCAAGCAAAAACAGAACAATTAGTTTTTTTTGAAGAGTTAATTCTTTTATCTTTAAGATTTAAAAAAACAATTCAAGAATTAGAACTTAAAGAAGTTGAAATTGAAGAATTATATGATAAATTATATGAACGTCTTAAAAAATATGAAGAAAGGAAAATTAAAGCTCAAATAAATATTAAAGAAATTGAAAAACAAGAAATTATTTTTAGCTTAGAGCGTATGAAAGTGGAAGCCAGAGAAAGAATGAGAGAAATCGCTCTTTGGTCTAAACTAAAAAAAGAATATGATGATGGAACTTTTAATACTATAAATCAAGAGGAAAGTCAATTAATTTCTCTTACAAGAAGATATATTCAGGAAGCTTGGAATGTTTTTAATTTAGGAGGGCCATATACAGATATTTCTAGCGTTAATAATATTTTAGGACAATTTGAAACATTGTGTAGAACTTGCATTGAAAAAGGAATCATGAATAAAGTTTTGTCTATATTTAATTCTAATAGTGATATGGTTAAATTCGTAAAATCTACTTTTAAAATGGAGGAAAAACATGATTAAATATATAAAAACTGAAAATTTTGAAATAACTCATGAAGATCAAGAAGTTTATGGATTAAGGTTTACTATTTTAGCAACATTAAATCAAATTGATAAAATTATAGATTATGTAAGAGTTACAGGAGAAGAAACTGAAATTAGTGCTTGGAAAAATAGAGTTAATGGAATTGAAATAACACAACAAGAGATGGAAGAAATTTGGAATAGTGTAAATAAAGTAGGTAAGATAAAAATATTCGCTGATAAAGCTGAAATAATAGCTGATGGGCAGGATAAAGCTATTATAACTGCTCATCTTGGTGATGATGTTGAGTTTGTTTATATAATGGTTAACGGCCCTCCTGCTATTAAAGAACCAGTAGTTGATGGAATAGTTGAATTTGATGTAATTGCAGAAGAACCAGGATTTTATAAAGTAGAAATTGCTACTAGTAGTAGTTCTGGTTTTATTATTATTGAAGCTGTGGAGGTGTAATAATAATGGCAAAAACTAAACTTATTTTAAATAAATTAAATACTAAAATGGAATGGTTAAATAATAGAGTTGAGAATTTAGAAAATGAAGAAAAAAAAAGAAATCCTAATTTTATTTCTCCTTCAAAACCGATAATATCTTATGAAGAAATTACAGGAAAAGTTTATTCTACATAAAATATAAGTTTGATCCAAATTTTAGTTTTGAAATTTAAAGAAAAACGGAGAAAAAGAGAGGTTTTTATACCTCTCTTTTTTGATAAGAAGTTTAAGGAGGATAACAACATGGAGTTGAAATATGTATTTGATCATATTCCTAAAAATACTCCTTACAATCGTAGACCTGCTCTTCCAATGCAAGCTAATTATATTACTATACATTCTACTGGTAATCCTAATTCTACGGCAAGAAATGAAAGGGCATGGTTAACAAATTCTTCTAATACAGTTACAGCAAGTTATCATATTGTAGTTGATGAAAAAGAAGCAATTGAAGTATTACCTCTGAATGAAAATTCTTGGAATGCGGGAGATGGCGCTAACGGGACAGGAAATCGTAAAAGTATAGCTATTGAAATATGCGAATCAGGTAATAGACAAAAAACTTTACAAAATGCGGTTGAGTTAGTAGCATATTTGCTTAAACAACGTAACTGGGGAGTAGACAAACTTAAACGTCATTATGATTGGAGTAAAAAAAAATGTCCTGGGATTTTTTACTCAAATAATTGGGCAGGTTGGTATCAATTTATTAAAGATGTTGAAAGCAAATTAAATAAACCATTACCTCAAATACAAAACAGAACAAATATAATTTTTAGAGATCAAAAGATAGATTTAAATGGTTATCTAATAGAGGGTACAAACTATATACCTTTGGATTTTTTAGTTCAAAAGCTTGGTATAAAAGTAATTAAATGGGATAATAAAACAAAAACACTTTACATTAATTAGAATTAGGGTGTGATACAATGGACGGAATTGATATTTTACCTGAAGTGTTTGATTCTGTAACTTTTGATATAAATTTACATAATTTAATGTTTTATGCTTTAACATTCGCACTATTAATTGAAAATTTATATCAACTAATTAAACCATTTTTTAAGAAAACTCTTAAACATTACGAACTCAATGGTGAAGAAATTCAAAAAGAAGAAATTGATTATAAACATGCAATTATTCCTCCGGTTATTGGGTTAGTTATAGCATCAACATTTTATCCAACATGGACATATTTTTCATTTATGCCTTTTAAACCTCATTGGAAATTTCTTGAATTGATATATACCGCAATAATTTTTGGGCGTATTGCAAATGCTGGACATTCTGCTTCTCATCGGGTTAATGAACTTGCTTTAAGTTTAATTGGCAGAATTATTGGAATTAAAAAATATTAATTATAATAAGGAGGGGACATTATTTAGTGGCAAAAGTTGATAATTGGGTTAGTTATGAAGAGAAGTATAGTGAATGGTTTAAAAAAATGATGAAGTTGAAGGAGTTAAAAGATAAAGGTTATCCAGTTTATATTTATCCAAGCCCTCCTGATGAGAGGGATTTTCAATTTAAAGATATTATGTTATCGTGTATGCCGTTAAAAAAAGATTTTCCATCAAAAATTAGTTTACACTTGTCTCCATTAGTTTTAAATCAAGAAGATGCTCCTTTTTGTGCAGGAGCTTCATTGGCAGGAATTTATAATAGCTATTATGATTATTATGATAATATGCCTCCTGAAGGATTTTCAATGGCATTTGCCTATTGGATGGCAAAAGAATATGATAATTTAGATGAAGAAGGGACTTATTTAAGAACAATTCTAAAAATTGGACAACATTATGGGTTATGTCGAGAATCTTTACTACCTTTAAAAAATGCAAAAATAAAACCTGTAATAACACAAGAAATGCTAGATGACGCTACTAAATATAAAATAAAGAGATATGCATTATTAAATTCATTAGAAGAAATAAAAAGAGCATTAGCAAATGGTTTTTATATTCTTATTGGCACAATAGTAACGTCAGATAATTGGGATAATCCTCCTGACGGTTTTCTTGGTTTGCCATATGGTTATATTAAAGGTGGACACGGAACTTTTGGATGGGGGTATGATGATTTTCTTAAAGGTTGGGATAGGTTTGTAAAAACATATTGGGAAGGATATATTAAAGCACAAAATAGCTGGGGTAAAGAATGGGGAGACGAAGGTAAATTTTACATACCTTATGAATATTATTTTTGGAAATCCTTAGATCTTGGCATGAATGCATTTTTAGAAGCTTGGTTAGTTGAATTTGAATTTCAGGGCATAAATAAACCGCCACAACCACAGCCAGTAGAACCTAACCCTGAACCAAATCCCGAACCCGAACCTATAAAACCAACACCTCCAGATTGCAAATATATTGAGTATATCGTTCAAAAAGGAGACACATTGTACGGTATTGCACAGAAGTTTGGAGTTACTTTACAGGAGTTAATTGAATCAAATCCTCATATTGTAGATCCAAGCAAAATCTATCCTGGAAATTTACTATATATACCAGTTAAAGATGAAAATGAAGATGAGAATGAAGATGAGAAAGAAGAAGATGGTGGAAGCGAAGATGAAAACGGAGGTGGAAAACAAAATATATTTAAAATTATTTTAAATTTCCTGATCAACTTATTTAAAAAATTATTTAAATAATTAAGGAGGACTTTTATGGACGCTTTAATTCCTGCTATTATTGAATTGCTTACTGTGCTTATTTATATTTTAATAACCGCTTTAACTGGAGCATTAGTAATGTTTATTAAAGAAAAATTTGGCGTAGAAAAAATGTTACGTATTCAGAAAGAACTTGAAAATAAAGAATCAATTGCTTATAAAGCATTACAACTTATTAAAGATGCAATTAATGAAAGTGGTCTTATACAAGAAAATTTAGATAAAGCTACTTCATGGGCAAGCGAACAATTGACAAAAAAGGGTATAAAAGTTACTCAACAAGAACTTGAAGAGATTATTAAGTCAATTTATAATCAATTTAAAGATGAGTTTATAGAAAAATGGGATGATTCAACTAAAGAACCAGAAATTGTTTATAATTTAGCTTTTCATGTTGAAAAAGAAGAAGATATTAAAGAAATAATAAAGCAAATAAAAGTAAAAAAGTAATATATTTGAGGAGGCACTAATATAAATAGTGCCTCCTTTTTTATTTTAACCTTCCTCCTCACCAGTTAGAATAACCCCTTTCATGTCGTCCTAAACTTGAAAAACTTTATCAATTAAAATTCTTTCCGGTTCAATAATAGATATTTTTTTATTTTTATAGATTATTTTAATTTTTTCATTATACACTTCAATTTTTTCTACCTCTCCTCCATTTCTTTCTATTACAAAATCTAAATCTTCTTCATCTATTTGTCCCCTACTACAAAAGTCCTTTCCATAATTTGAATATCCCGAGCAAATATAAACCTTCTTTTTTCGTCTTTGTTGTGGTTTATATTTCTTTCCGCATCTCATACAGTAAATTAATCCTTTGTATTTGAAACTCATATTTATCCCCTAAATTGCAAGCTTTACTTCTAATTTTATACTTTCATAATATCTAACACAACCCCTGTCAACTAAATACATTATTTTATTATCCATAATAGGTATGTACCCTGGATTATTGAGCTGTTTTGGATATTTATTATCCATATAGGGTTTATTATCTCTATTATTGCTCCGTTTTGGATAATTAGTTAATGATATTTCAAAGCTATTTCCGATATTAAAAATGAATATTATTTTATCTTTATACTTGATAATTTCTTTTATGTGATCTTTTACTATATCATCTATCAGTTTAATATTTTCTGCTTTTTCTTTTAGAATGTTATAAAAATTTACTACTTGTTTTTTAGTTTGTTGTATATGGTTTATTTCTTCTTTTATTTTATTTAATTCCGCATTTAACTTTTCTTCTTGTATATTTAATTCATTGTTTTTTAAATTAAAATCATTTTTACTTAAATTATTGTCTGTATATAATTCTATTAATCTATCTCTTTTATTGCGTATTTTTTCAATTTGTTGTTTTATTTTATTTTCTTTATCTTGTGTTTTATCACTTATAGTTAATTTTGTTAATATTTTTTGCAAGTTTTCTATTACTCTTTCTTGAATTTCTTTAGTGTTTAATTCGTTTAAAATAACTCTGAAACAATCTTCTAGCACATCCTCTCTAATATAACTGCCATTTACACATCCCTTTTTCCCTTTATTATAATAAGTGGTACATATCCAAACTGGATTTTTATTGTTGTTTGTCATATTTATTATTTTTCTTCTAAATTTATCCCCGCAAACTCCACATATTATTTTCCCTCCCCAACAATGTCTGATATATCCAATTCCTCTATCATATTTCTCTCTTCTTTCCTTTAAGATATTTTGGGCTTTATTCCAATTGTCTTTACTAATAATTGGTTCATGATTATTATAAATAATAATATAATCTAACTCGCCATTATTTTTTACCAATTTTTGTTCTAAATAATCTTTTGTATAATATTTTCTTTGTTTTAGATCTCCACAATATTTTTCGTTTTCAAGAATTCTTTTTATTGTAGTATGATCAATTTTCCCTCCAATTTTACCCTTAGTTATTCCTTGTTCATTTAATTTTCTAACTATACCATGTAAACTTTCATTATCGTTTATAAACCAGTTAAATATTTTTTTAACTATTTCTGCTTCTTGTTGATTTATTACTAATTTTTTATTAATAATATCATATCCTAAGACACGATTATTACCAAATACAATACCGTTTTTCATAGCTTGTTTATGTCCAAACTTTACGTTTTCTGAAATTCTACGGCTTTCTTCTTGTGCAAGAGTGCTAAATATTGATAATCTTAATTCTGCATCTGGATCAAGAGTATTTATATTATCATTTAAAAAATAAACGCCAACTCCTATTTTTTTCAAATCTCTTGCTGTTTGTATTGAGTCTACGATATTTCTTGCCCATCGGCTAACTTGTTTAGTTAGAATTAAATCAAACTTATTTTGTTTGGCATCTTTAATCATTTGATTAAATCCAGTTCTTTTTTTAATACTTGTGCCAGTAATTCCTTCATCCCAATACATACCAGCGTATTCCCATTCTGGATTTTTCTTAATAAATTCTTCCCAAAATTGTTTTTGATTATTAAGTGAATTAATTTGATCTTCGTGTTCTGTAGACACCCGTGAATATGCCACTACTCTTATCATTGTTGTCTCCTTATCCTTTTATGGTGTCATTATTATATCACATAAAAGGAAAATTGTCCAAACAAAATTAGACAGTTTTCTCGTAAATTTTTTCTAATTCTTGTAAAGCTTCGTTATACTGATATTCATCAATTATATTATCTATAAGTAATTCTTTTAGAATAGACTTACTTATACTTAATTCAATATCTATCAATTCAACCACCTCAGTAATATTTATGACTTAAATATTTTTTAATTGCCTGTCCCATCTAATAATTTATTTTCAAAATCTTTCCAAGTTAAACAATGTTCTCCTTGCCATCCTTCATTCCAGGGATATATTCTACCAAATAAAATTTTTCTTTTGGCATTTGTGCTTTCAAGATTACTTGGTATATCATCTAGAAATATTGCGCCTTCCATATTAACTACAGATTTATTCATTTTACATCCTTCATTAGTGATTAGTACGTAGTCTTTTATAAAAGGTAGATTAGCTTCTAACCATTTTGCTTTTAGTGAAATGTTTTTAGGATTTCCTATAGATACTACTATTAATTGATATTTTTTATTAAGTTTTTGTAGAATATTATATGTATCCCCATCCATAAGTTTTAAGTAATAGAAAAATAACTTATGACCCCAAATTTTATATTTATCTTTTTCATCTTGTAGTAATGGACAAACATACTTAAAGTCATAAGAACATATTAAATGAGGATTTGCAGGAACAAAATTTGGATGTGCAGAATATAAAAAGTTATATGTATCACAAAATGCTTGAATACTATCTACAATAGTTAAGTCAAAATCTATAAACAACTGTTGTTTACTCATTTATTTCCTCCAAAATAATATTTTTAATTATTCTATAACTCTTTTCTAAATCATAATTTTTTACACTATAATCGAATCCTGCATTAATTTTAAATTCATCAAATTGATGTTTTTCAGCCATAAATCTTTTTACTATTTCTTTTTTGTTATCTTTTCTTATTTGTTCTGCTCTTTTAAGTCTTTCTTTTTCATCAACATTGATATATATAACAACAAATTTAATATTATTTATTTTAGATTTAAGATATTTAATACCATTAGGATCAATTATGTATATATCTGAGTTAAATAATTGTTGTTTAGTAGAAAAATACTCATAATCTCCTATTTTTGTATATGCTATAAAATTATTTTTATATTGATAAATATCTTCAGGTTTAATGAATATATGGGTGTCTTCTTCTTTTGTGCGATTTGGTCTTGTAGTATATGATTTAAGTACTTTATAACCATCTTTTTCAAGCATTGATGCAATTGTATCTTTTCCACAACAAGTTTCTCCGACTAAGAGTATTACTGTTTTCATATTTATTCCCTCCAAATATTATTTTAGTAATTTATTTTATCTATACAAAGTTGATTTGCTAAAGGAAAATACATTTCATATAAATGAATACCCGAACTATAGGCTATAATTTTACCATCTTCAAATTGAGGAAGAAAACTTAAAACGTATTCTTTTAGTAATTGTAGCCCTCCTAAGTTTTCAGGTAGTGCTGAAAATAGATCCCAACTCCTGAAAAATAAATGCATATTTAATCTTTTATTTACAACTTTAAAATCAATTAAACGAAGACAAGGCGGATCTTCTAAATAAACAGATTTTTCGTTTCCTATAGTAATGGTAGCTTGATTTGTATTGCCATTTGAATTTTTTAGCTTATTTATTACTTGATCAATTTGAGAAGTTATAAATTGTCCATATGTATATTGTGTATTTTGTGGAATTGCATCACTAATTAAATAATTAATAAAATAATTATATATTTTTGTTTCACTAGTTGGCGAAGAAAAACCTAATGTTTCTGGTACTTTTACAGCAAGTGGTTTACTTCCTGGTTGTTCTACGATAATTACTACATAATCTAATTGTTTTCTTAGTTGCCCCTTGTAGCTTCCCTGTTCCACCGTATAAAAATAACCATTTCTAATACAACACCACATCGAATCCCGCCACACATCATCAATAGTTTTACCTGTGATAATATTATGTTGGAATATCAAGTTTACACCTTCTTTAATTACTTTTTAAATTTGCTTTCATTTTTTACCAATCTCCTTTATAATAATTGTAATCTTTTTATATACTTTTCTGCTTCGGATCTTCTTAAAATTAACCCTACACAAATTAATGACACCTTTTCTACTTCTGTTAATTCCATATCCTCAACATAAACAAATCCATTTTTAATCAATTCCCTTAAATCTTTTTCTTTACCACGTAGCACAACCTTTTTTTGATTATAATTGTAGTACCAATTATAAAACTTTTCATTTGGTTTTAGTGCAATCTTTGTAGCCACATGACCTACAGATATAGCAATTTTTCCAGGCGACATATTTAATTCAGAATTAATAACAAAATAACATACTAATTCATCGCTCTTGGTTTTCATTATTTTTACCCTTTCCTTTTAAAAATCTTTTATTTTTATATTCTTTTTCAATACATTTATCTACCCAAATTTGATATTCAGAAACTAAGCCACATTCTTCACATATTTCATAACAGTTGCCGTTGTTTACTTTGATAATTTTACATTTATCACAAGGAAATTCCATTAATATTACTTCTCCTTTTGATAGAAATTAATCATTTTTACTCCGTTTTTAAATTTAACATTACATTATTAGGATTAAACCAATGTTTACGACAAACCGGTAGGTAATCTGTATCCCCCTTTCTTTCTATTTGAATTTGCTCTCCTTCATAAATAGGTTTATCATCTTTAATACGTAAAACCATAGTAGCTTTTTTATTACAAAAATAACAAGTAGTTTTAACTTCTTGTATCTTATCTGCATATAGAAGTAAATATTTACTTCCTTCAAAAAGTGCATTTCTAAAATCATTCTTTAAACCATAGCAAATTACTGGAATATCATATGTATCTACAATAGTTACAAGTTGTAATACCTGCTTTTTATTTAAAAATTGTGCTTCATCAATTAGTAAACAATGTAAGGGCAGGTTGTCTTGTAATATTTTTATTATATCAGTATCATTATTAATCACAATTGATGGAGTTGTTATCCCCACTCTAGACTTAATTTCTCCAACGATTTCAGGAACAAAACACAGTACTTTTTTATTTTGTCTTTGGTAATTGTCTGCTATGCGAAATATTTCGAGACTTTTACCTGCCCCCATAGTTGAATAGCGGAAAAATAATTGAGATATTTTTTATCACCCTTCCTATTATACTATTATATTAGTAATTTGTCAAGGATTAATTTCTCCTTTATATTCTGCTCCCAATTTGACTAATATCTCTGCAAGTATATATCTATGACAAAAATCTTCTGTTCTACAAAAACAAACTAATACTACTTCATCTTGACTTAGTAATTTATCCCATTTATTTTTGTTTTCCTTATAAGATTTTCTCATTAATTTATAATACTCTTTAGTATATTCTTCTTCTGTCATTAATCCCTTTTTAACCTTGATTACAATATCCCATGTAGGAGCAAATGTCTTATCTCCAGATTTTACTGTAATATCTAAACGATTTTTACCTGAATAACGATATTGTGATGTGTAAACTTTAAGCATTAGTCTTTTCTAACTCTTTTAATATTATTGTGCAATAATCAAGATATTCAGCAATTGCTTTTTCAACATCTTTATATTTGATATCATTTAAGTACATTTCTCCTGCATAAATATAAAACTTTTTATCATAAGCGTTAAAATGCATTATAATTTCTGGCAGTTTCATAATTTCCTCCTATTTAAAAAATATGTATTCAAATTCTGCATTTATTTTTTTTTCAAGTTAGTTTACACGTTCATTGTTAATTTAATTGTTTCACGGAACAATCAACATTCCCACTATAATATTTTAATCCCACCATCCATTAATATGTTTTTTTATATAATCAAATAAATAATCTTTATCTTGTAGTTCTAAATAATTACTATGCTCACTACACTTTCTAAATTCTTCCACCATTTTTTTATCTTTATTCCAAATAACTGCCCCATCTTTAAGTATTATTATTTCTTTATCTCCATATTTTTTATCAAAAAACATCATTGCATTTTCAAGGTAATTTGAATCAATTAATCTTTTAACAAGATTTTTTGCAATTCTTATTTCCTTTGCTCTTTCTTTTGCACATAGACTATGATTAAAATATTTTTCCATATTTTTGAGTTTAAAATAAAGAATACGATAAAAGTATCCATAGTCCCAATCTCTATCTTTCCAAATAATGGGTAGCCATTTTATAACGTTTTTTAATTGGTAATATATATTTTTAATTTTATATATTTTTATTAACATTTATTTATATCCCTTTCCCAATAGAATATATAAATATATATAAACAAAAAATTACCATAATTACTATTTCCCTTTTATTATTTTAGTAATATTAACCTTCCCAATGAACTTAAAGTTTCTTCTTGCTCTTTTGTAATGTTATCTGCAAATACTACTATTTGACTGGGAAAAGGAGCAGATAATTCTTTTTTATTTAATTTATTAATAAATTTTAATCTGCCCCTTATATAACAAATTGCTTTTGCATATTTAAAAATATATTCATGTTGGTAATGTGTATCAGTTCTTGCTGGTATTAACATTACTATTTTTGCATATTTACTTTCTTCGTAGCATTTTTTAACCCAATGTTTTAAACTATTACCATATGGAGGATTTACAAATATTGTTTCTCCTTTCCAACATTTACTTAATCCATCATCTTTTATTGTATAATATTTATCACATTTATGATTTTCATCTGTAGAGCAAGGATCTAGTGTAAAATTAAAAACATTATTTAGTTTATCAAATAAATCTTGAGGTGTTTCCCATTCATCAGATTTGCTACTAAACATTAAATCTGTATTAATTATATATCACCTACTTTACATACTTTTATTTTAATAATTTAACCAAACAATTTCTTTTCCTTTATCTAATTCTCCTTCTTTTTGCCATCTTTTTGTGTATTCCCCAAGAAAAACTTTATTCCATCCATTTTCCAATAATTTATTATAGACATTATGATCATATCCACTTAAAACTACTTTCCCTTTTATACCTAATAATGTATCAACTAATTCTTTATGTTTTTCTATATCCATTTCATATTTGTAAACTTTTTTGGACTGTCTTGTATCTTGCACATATGGTGGATCAAGATAAAATAAAACAAAATCATTGTCGTATTTTTTGATTAAATCAATGATATCAAGTTTTTCTATTTGTATTTCCCGTAATCTTTCTATTAAGTTTGGTAAATTTTCATCTATATTACTCAACCATCCACTAACAACTTGTGACATACCTCTTCTTGATTTTGATTTACTGTATCTCCATCCTCCTGTTCCAGTACTACCTACACTTTGCATAATAGCAACATAGAATTTTCTTACTTTTTCTATTTCATTTGTTTCTTTCATCCATGTTTTCTTACAATCCATAAATTCTTGTCTTGAATAAGGAGTGAGTTGTATTTGTTTAACCAATTCTTCACATGTATCTTTATTACGTAAAAACTTGAAAAATAAGTATAGTCCTTCATGAATATCATTATAAATTTCTATTTCACTTTTTGGTTTCCTAAACAATACATGACCAGCTCCACCAAAACCTTCTACATACATTTTATGATCTGGAAATAATTTGATTATATCTTTTGCCATATAATATTTACCACCATACCAATTTATAGGGCTTTTATATTGAGTTTGTATTTAACTTCCTCCTTTTATTTTAATGATTTATTTTTTAAATCCCCAATTACAATAGCAAAATATGCATAAATATTTTTTATAAAAATTAGACCAGATTACATCATTTCCACAAATAGGACATTTTATTATTTTTTCAAATAAATAAACGCTTTGGTGTATATCCGTTTATGTAAAGTTTGCAACTAATATTAGTTGTCGAGTCTGATTGCAACCAATATTAGTTGCAATTATTATTGATTATTTATAATGTATCTTTCTATTTCTCTTAACTTATTATACGCATCAATTATTTTAGAAATTTTACAAACGTAACCTTCTAGTCTAGAATCAATTTTATTAATTCCTATACATTCTTCATTTTTAATATATTTATCCGCTAATTGACATTTAATAATTATATCACTTGAAAAATAATATTTGCATTTATGTTTTATACATTTAATCATCATGGTCAATCATATCGTCTTCCCATTCTTTATTTTCTTTTTCTATATCACAATCATCCAATTCACTACTTATATAATGACATTGGTTTTCTATAGCAGGAACGTCTAAAAATTTTTCGCATTCCTGACTCTCATCTCTATCTATATTACAAAAATTCTTCCTGCTGCATTTTTCACAAATAGACATTTCTTTCAAATTAATACCTCCAATTTTATTTTTTATTTTTAAGATCTGAATAAGACTTAAAACGCTTGCACTTTTTCTTTTCTTTATTGCTTATATCTTTTAGTTCTTTATCTTTAAAATCACATTTAATCTTTTTAGGATTATTTAATATTTCTCTGTAGTAAATACAGGGGGTAAAACATTTAAGCATATTATAAACCTCCAAATTATAATTTACTACGATTATATTGATATCCATCTCTTTCAGAATCTCCCAGTTGCCTATTATAATTTTCAATGTTTTTTTGGATATATTCATTTATTAAATCTTCTGGAGTTAACCCAATTTTAATACTCAAACTTAACAAAAAGTGCCAGAGGTCAACCACCTCCTCTTTTACATTATTCCAATCAATGTCTTTTTTGTTTTTCCACCACTTCCAATTACACGCATCGTTTAATTCACATGCTTCTGTAATTATAGCTATACACATTTTTCTTATCCATTTTTCTATATCAGAATAATCTAGATTTCTTTTTTCTTTAATATAATCATCAAACGTTTTTTGTAAATCAAATAAGATATGCAGTTTATCCACAGATTTATTATTTTGGTAATTTTTAAGTTTATTCATTATTATATCTTTTTTCCCCATAATTTTCTCCTTTTAATCGCATTTACTAAAACCACAAAATACACATGAAACACAACTTGAAGTCATAATTAACCTTTCTCCACAATCGGGGCATAAATCGCTTCCAATGTCTTTTTTGATTTCATCATTTTCTTCTTTTTCTTTAAAATATTTATCTAAAACTATTCCTATTGCGGAAGGACAACTTGAACCTTTACTAACCTTTTCTCCTTTTTGTCTTTTACCATAATAAGATGGGCAAGTAGGTATACTAAGTAATTGATCGACAATATCTTTAACTTGAATACCACCCCTCAAAGCTAAAGACATTAACCTTGATACTGCAATTTGATTAGCGACACAGGTTCCTTGGCTACCTCTATTAACAAAGGTTTGATCTATATTTCCATCTTTATCTTTGGTTAAAGTTACCCACAAACTACCACAGCCAGAATACAGTTTAATTGTTTTACTATTTGTTGATTCTTCTGGAGCAGATTTTATTTCTCCACGCTCTAATTTATCTTCTTTTTTTCTTACCGATAATATTTGATCTTCTCTACTTCCGTCCCTATAAACCGTAACGCCTTTAATAACACCTGTTTTCCACGCTTTTAGGTAAACATTTGCAACATCTTCTATACTAGAATATTTTGGGAGATTTATGGTTTTGCTTACACTTAAATCTACATACTTAGAAATTACTTCCAAACAATTAATATGTTCTTCAGGCGACATATCCATAGCAGTAACAAAATAATTTTGTAATTTTTTAGGTACTCCTTTAATTCCTCTTATACTTCCATTATTGTTAATTATCTTTTCTAATATTTTATTATCATATAATTCAAGTTCCCTTAATTCCTTTTCAAGTATTGGATTAACAACAAAATATTCATCATTTTCAGCAGTTCTTCTTGTATAAACCAAACTAAAAACTGGTTCAATACCACCATTTACCCCTGCAAGAAATGCTATAGAACCATTAGGTGCAATTGAAATTAAACTTGAATTGCGAACTTTTATATTTTTTTCTTCCCATTTACTACCTTTCCATGCGGGGTATAATCCTTTCTCTTCAGCTAGTTTTTTCGTTTCTTCTAATGCTTCTTGATATAAAAAGGAATATAATTGATCGATAAAATCTAATCCCTGTTTACTATTCATTGGAATCTTTAATGCAAACATTGCATCTGCTAAACCCATTGTTCCTAATCCAATTGGTCTTATTTGCTCAGTTACTTCTTGTATTTTAGAAAGAGGCAATTTATTAACTGAAATCATATCATCTAAGAATCTGACGCTATAATGTATGTATTGTTTAAATTTATTCCAATTAAACATTCCATTTTCTACAAATTTTAATAAGTTTACACTACCAAGATTACAGCTTGAATATGGTATATTCACGAACTCTGAACACGGGTTAGTACTTTTTATCTCTCCTAAATGTGGATTGGGGTTTCCTCTATTCATGGTATCCCTAAAAGATAATCCTGGTTCTCCAGTTTTCCATGCGCTAGAAATAATTTTATTCCATAATTCTCTTGCTTTTATTTTTTTATAAACCTTTCCTTCAAATGCTAACTCCCAATCGTCATCATTTATAACAGATTTCATAAATTTATCAGATATACTTACGCTTACATTCATATTATTCAGTTCATTTGTATTATCTTTAGACTGTATAAATTCAAAAATATCAGGATGATTATCGTCTAAATCAATTTTTAAAGCACCTTTTCTTGAGTTACCATGTTTTATTTCTTCAACAACCCTGTCAAATATTCTCATAAATGAAACTACGCCACCAGCTTGTCCTCCACTATTTTTCAAAGGGCTACCTTTAGGTCTAAGTTTACTAATATTAAATCCTGATCCACCACTTTTTTGAAATATCTTTGAACATTCAGCAACGGTATTCATAATACTTTCAATATTATCATCAATACTGACAATAAAACAAGAGCTAAGTTGCTGAACTTTTGTACCTGCATTTAATAGTGTTGGAGTGCTAGGAATAAAAATCATGTTAGACATCATATTGTAAAAGATTTTTTGATATTTTTGTTGTAACGCTATATCTTTTTCTGCACTTGCTATATTTTTACTTACTCTTAAACATATATCGTCCCATGTTTTTTCATTATCTTGAAAATATCTTTTTTGTTGTAATAAATTTTGTGCGTCTTTTGATGTGTTTGTCATATACTGCCTCCTTTAAACCAATTCTATCATTCCATCCACAACTACATTAATCCAAATTAATACCCTCAATTTCTGCACGTTCTATGAGTGAATTTTTGTAAGCACCCATCATTCTATTTTTACTAATTTATAAATAGCATCAACTTGTGGTTTTACTGAAATTGTTGCCATGAAAGAATTTCCACATTCTTCACATTTAATAATCTTATCACCAATATCATTTGTTGCAAATAACCAGCCAGGACTATCTCCACAATAAGGACATTTAATATTCTTAAAACATAAACGATTATTCATATTTAATCTTCTCCTTTCATTATTTTAATAAATTAGAAATTCTATTATTTTCACCCTCTTCCCAAACAATTTTTTTATGACATTTCTTACAGTAAATATCTATTCCAATTCTATAAATATCAATTTCTAAGTTAATATAATTATTACAATTAGGGCAATCAACAAATTCTCCCAATATATTTTCCTCCTATTATTTTTGCAATCTGTTTTTCCCCATCTCAAAAATATTTTTATCAATCTCGAATCCAATAAAAACCATTCCTAATTCTTTACATGCTACACCTGTTGTCATACTACCTACAAATGGATCTAATACTATATCACCTTCTTTCAAATTACTTAATTTTATACAATTCATTGGTAAACCAACAGGAAATCTATCTTTATGTAATTTTTGTGATTTATTTTGAATAGTTTCATATGGTATATACCAATAATTGCCTCTACAACGCAAATCTTTATCTGAATATCTACCTATATTACTTTTATCAACATAAGGAACACCTATTGATAACCTATCAAGTTTATAGCTTTTTCCTTTAGCAAATTGAAATATAAATTCTGTGAGATTATTAACTCTTTTATTTCCTTGTAGTGGTGTGTAATGATTTTTTACCCAAACAATAGTATCAATCCATTTAAATCCTGCATCCTCAAATTTCATTGCTACTTTAAAAGGTCTTGATTTATTTCCTGCCAAATGACCAAAATTTATGTAGCAAAGTGAATTATTTTTTAATACCCTATAACATTCTTTTGCTACTTCTTTAATTAATTGCCAACTAAATCCATCTCCCTCTTTATATGGTGGAGATGTAACAATTAAATCTATTGACAAATCCTTTATATATTGTCGCATACCTTCAATACAATTGATATTATATATTTGATAATTCATTTTCTAATTTTCCTTATTTTTATATTAATCTATAAAATAGTTCCAGAATTTATCCATATAAAACCTACTCTTTCGTCTGAGACGACCAAATTTCCCCTTCCCATACAACCTCTGCGTTCTCTCCTGCATGTAACCTCCATGTTTTACCATCAAAACTGGGGACAAAGCCCCTGTGCCACAGGGTTATAGCTGGCTGAAAAGGATTCTCTCCTTCAGGGTGATCGATGTATTTCCACTTCTTAATGCTGGTATAAAGAGACGAAATATAAGCTCCTACAGTGTCCCATACGCTGTCCTCTACACTGCCCCTTAAACTGTCCCATACACTGCCCCTGATACTGCCCCATACGCTATCCCTTACGCTGTGCCCTATACTGTCCCATACACTGTTCCATATACTGTCCCATACGCTGTGCCATACGCTGTGCCTTATACTGCGCCTTACACTGCGCCATTTCTTCAGCAGTTCTATCTCTTCATCCGTTACCGGCCCCGCCTTGATTTTAAAAGGGTTAACCGGGAACAATACTTCTGCCAGCTTGTACCCGACATTTTCTTCCTCGGCTTCAGCCAGCGCCCTTATTTCTTCCAAGGGTACCTGCCGAAGGAGCTTGATGCGCTCATACCTGCGCTTAAACTGGTCAATCTCAACACGCTTACCGCTGACCTCAACCTCCCATACTTCATAGCCAGGCAGGTTACGGAAACTATAGATAATACCGTCAATCCCTGTGGCATAATAACCACGGGAACAATCATTACTGGGGTTAGAATCAAAATCTTCACATATATACTCCCTGCCGGCTTCGTACTCGTACTTTTGAAACGGGCTAACTAACTTACCGTCATCGTCACGCCTTAAGACTTTATAAAGTTTAGTCATCGTGATCGCCCTGCCTTTCTTCCCAGGAATCTTCCCCATTGCTTTCATCGTTTTCATCGTTTTCATCGCTTTTATTCAAGCCGTCTCCATCTTCATCGGGAAACACTTGTTTCTTTTTCAGTATTTCCACTTCATCAAGGCCCTTCTCCAACTCCTCCATTCGGTTAATCCGGTAGCCACTCATCATTTTTGCCCCTCTATTTATTCCTCTAGATGGATGAACTGTTCCTGCTCTTATTCTTAATTTTCTTAATAAGGTTTTTAATCATCGTGATCACGCCGCCTATCTTCGCTGCCACTATCACTCCATTCCGCCCCGGCCTTCGCCTTATTGAATGCTAGGGCTATGGCCTTAGGTAAGGTATCAGTGTATGCTATAAAAGTATAAACCACAGGTGCTTGTAATACAGTTCTTTTCACAAGGTTTACCCTATAATCATGGCCATTTACAATCTGTATAAATATGTTGTACGACCCCCTCTGAATTTAGACCGAGTCATATATATTCTATGATAACTATTACCTTCTTTTATTTTAATAAAATCAAGTTTTTATCTTAATTTGTTTGACAAATAATATTTCCAGTTTTTGTATTCTTAATATTGGTCATTAATTATTCAACAATTTTTTAAATATTTCTTTTATCTTATATATTTACTAATTCCTTCTTTTAATAATTTATATTTACAATACGGACATTCTGCAACTAAATATTCAAATTTATCTACTACACCAGTTAAACGTATAGTAGTTATAGTTTTATCACAGGCATACCTAATTTGATCTAACACTTTACCACATTTAGGACAATTAACAGGCAAATTTTCATCTACTTCTTTTGACCAATCATCTAATATTTGAGTATAATTTTTCATTTATGTCTCCTTTTCAATTACTTTCTATTAAATTATAACCTAAATATTTTAGGTTTTTCATTTTTCTAGCATCTCAATTTGTTTTTCAAGCTTTTTGATTTCACTTTTCTGCATAGACTTTTTTAAGTGTGAGTTCCTTCCCCGGCAATATCGAAAACGCCCTCTACCGAGTGCTCCAAACCGTGGAGCGGTTCACCATCAGGCCCCAGGGTCTTAATCTCGAAATCTGCTCTGTTCAGGGAATCTTTCCCGAACAGCAACCATGTAAACGCATCAAAAATAGTGGTCTTTCCAACCGCGTTGTCTCCGTAAATATTCACGTCCTCTCCCTGTGGCTCCAGGGTGAAGGATCTTATGCCTTTGAAGTTGGTCAAAGTCAATCTATTCAGCTTCACGTTATCACTCCTTTCTCTTATTGCCAGGCCTGCCGGGCGACCTGGCATCTTATCGCGCCCCCGGCGGCGCCTTCCCGGATTATCCGGGTATATCCCATTAGCCTTATGCGGCGTTGGGTTCTTAGTTAGTTGGCGGGGCCGGGCGCGACTCCGGCTTGCATTCGGCTACGGACATTTCGGGCGTTAGACCATAATTTCAGCCCCTGTGAAAGCCCCGAGGCCATGCGTATTTGCCCTGTACGTGGCGCATTTCCACGCCACCCGCCAAAGTTTGTTTTTCCTTGCGTCTGATTTACAACCAATATTTACAACCCCATCCATTATAATTCTTTGGTTTAATCCCTTTTTCGCAACCAATTATATGTCCAAAAAACTTTATGCAATATTTGCAAGTAGAACATTCTTTAATCAATTTTTATTTTTCTTTCGTTTATTTATTATAAAACGGATATTTTATTCCCTTATTTTTTTGATTAATTTAGTTAATGTTTCATAAAATAATTTTTTATATGGATATCTCCCACAAACTATGTAAAGTTCTCTATCAGAATTTTTATGATCTCTTTTAAAATTTTTATTTACCAAGGATATAATTTCGCCTAAATAATTTTCACAAAAAATAATATAATCATTTAAATATTTTTCTTTTTCTTGTTCGTTCATAAAAATTTTATTATTCCTTCTTTCTCCAATATTTTTTCCATAACTCTACAATTTTCGCATCAACAACAACCCAATGATTTTTAAACAAGCCAAGTCCAGTACATAATTCCTTAGCTTTAGTTAAACTAACTTCTCCATTATATAATAATTCAAGAACTAAATATATTTTTATTTCATCATCAGCGTTTTTATCTGCCATTACTTTTAATGCTGTTTCGTAATTATTCATGTTAAAATATCTCCTTCAATTTATTTATACTCATTTTCTAGAACTGATTGCTGACCTTATGAGTTAATCTTTCTCCTTATCGTTTTTTGTTGTTTGGGACAATCTATTTGTATATCTTTTAAGTTGTATTGCGTTTTGCGTTATACGTATAACTTGTGTTATAACTAACACTGTTACCATAATCGTTAAATAAGCATCCACCTATAATACCTCCCCAAGTTATTTGTTATCATATTTAGTATAACATATTTTCTGTATTTGTCAATACTATTATTTTAGTAATTTAAAGTTTTATAACATCATATTCTTGACTCCAAATATCCCATTCTCCTTCTATTGATTCAAATATAGGTTTACCATTAAAATCATAACCAACAAATTTTACTTTAGGTTTTTTAATAAACTTGCCAAATCTTACAATATCACCCTTTTTAAATGGTTTTTTATTAAAATATTTTTTATATACTTTCAAATTTACAATATTTCCAGTAGATAAACCATATACACTTACTTTTGGAGAATGTTTTGTATCTAATTCTAGAACATAAGATGTTCCTTTTGATAAATCATACGTACTCATTGGTGTACCAAGCAACTCAGTCTCATAAACAATTTGTTCATTTATTGAAAAAGAAATATCGTCTATGTCTTTTTCAAATTCGTAAAGTAATGGTATACGTTTTTGTTTTGTTTTTTCTGTATGTTTCTTTTCATATCTATTTTTACCTTTAGTGAATTCATCAAAGATAGATAATAATTTTTTATTTCTACCAAATTGACTAAAGTAATTTAGTTTAATCAAAGTTTCTATTTTTGAATTACCAATATTAGTTTTCTCTTTAATATCAATAAGTAAATCAACAAAAAAATCGTATTTTTTATTTTTAAACTGAATTAATTCTTGAGCAACATTAACTTTATCGCCAAATCCTTTAATCGAAGATAATCCTTTATAAATACTGTTTGTTTCTTTATCAGGATAATAATTTAATCTTGAATAACCAAACTTAATAGGTTTTATTTTTATATTTTTTAATCTTGCTAATTCAGTTCCATCATTTATGTCATCTTGGTTTTGTGCATTATTTAAATATGCAGTAATAAATTCTAATGGATAATAATATCTTAAATAAGCACAGAGATAACCAATCATACTATATCCGGTACTATGATTATATCCAAATTGATATTCTGCACTATCTTCAATAATTTTTAAAAAAGCTTTTGCTTCTTCTTCTGCTATTTCTCTTGGTTTATTTGATTTATTACAATAGCCTTCTAAAATTTGTGGTAATGCTTTTTCAAGTCTATCTTTATCTTTTCTTCCGATAGCCCTTCTAACATTATCAGCTTCACTACCACTTAAACCACAAATATCTTGTAAAAATTTAATAGTATCTTCTTGAAAAACAAGAAAACCATTATTTTCTTTTAATAGTTCATCAATTTGTTCTGATGGATTTTTATTAAATTCTTTTGCAATAAGTCTATCTCTATAACTAGTTCCAGATGGTCTAAGTGCAGCATTGATTAAAGATAAGTCGTTAATTCTTTGTGGTTTATACTGTTTCATCAAACTAAATGCAAAATGACTTTCAAACTGAAATATACCTACTTTTGAAGTAATAATATCATTCCATACATTTTTATCTTCCCAATTAATTTCATGTGATAATGGATATTTTATTCCTGCTAATTCGCAAGTATCTTTTATAATTTTAATATTTTTTAATCCAAGAATATCGTATTTTACTAAAGAAACCTCATGAATTTCGTTCATATCTATTGATATTATTCTTTTACCTTCATTCCAAAAAGTTCCGTAATTATCTGGTAATGTAATTGGACTTGCTACAATACCTGCTGGATGCATAGATTGTGATATTGCTGTATTTAACAATCCTTCAAAATAATAGAATAACTCACTATATTTTTCTATTGTACTATCAGGATCTATTTCATATTCACTTTTTATTTTCATCATTTTTGAAAAGTGATATGGGCTATCATTTTCTTTTTTATCATAATTTTTTTCCATCCATTTAAAGTGTAATGCTCTGCCAATTTCATCTATTGTACCTTTTTCTGATATTGTTCCAATAGCAAGAATATAGGACGTATAATCTAAACCAAATCTATCAATAATATATTGATAAACTAAATCTCTTTGTGATGGAGATACATCAATATCTATATCGCCAATTTCAACCCTATCTTCATTAGCAAATCTTGAAAATACAGTTTTCCAAACGATAGGATTTAAATCTATAATATCTAAAATATAAGCTATTGTACTTCCACCAACACTACCTCTACAAAATCCATAAGGTATATTATTCTCCCTACACCATGTCATTAGTTCTGACATAAAAAGCATAAATCCCGTCATACCTATTTTCTTTAATACCCTTTTTTCTTCTTCAATATTTTTTAAATATATTTCATCGTTAGTAATAATTCCATTTTTAACTTTTTGGTTATATAATTTTTTTATTCTTTGCTCAAAAACTTCATCTTCATTATTATATAATTTAGGATACTTAAACGACATATCTAAATCAAATTCTTCAACACTATCTGCCATAATATTTGTATTATCAATTGCTTCTAAATAAACTTTTTTAGGTAAAACATTTTGTTTATCAAACATATCCACTAATTCATCATAAGATTTATAACTTAAATCAAATTGATCTTCTTCTGTATATTCTATTTTTTTTGCTTTTTGTAAAATACTTCTACATTCTGCTTTATATGTATTAAGTGAATGTGTATCTGTGCCAGCAATTAATTTTTTGCCAAGTTTTAATGATATTTGATATAATTTAAAATTATAATCTGCCTGTTCTTTATGTTGGTGCGGTTGTATTTCATAATAATCATATTTATTTAGTAGTTTAACTAAATAAGGATTATCTTTTGGTAATCTATTAAGTGGCGACGCTAAACAAGCACTAATTTTAATTACATTATCTGATATATCTAAAAATTCATCAAATGTAATACGATTTTTGTAATAAAAATGATCTGGTTGAGTAGATAAATCTATTAATGAATTTATCTCTTTAACTCCTTCATAATTTTTTGCAATTAATATTGTATGATAATTATCTCTTTCTTTTGGTTCAAGTTTTTCTGTAAGATAAACTTCTACGCCATGAATATATTTAATACCTTTTTCCTTACAATATAGTTTCTTTTTTACCCAATTGAAAACATTTCCGTGTTCTGTAAAACAAATTGCTTTTTGACCTAATTCAACAGCTTTATCAACATAATCTTTATATTTTGTGCAACTGTCCAATAAAGATAAATCACTATGTAAATGGTATGTAACATAATTATTCATTTTAAAACACCTGTGGTTTATATTCACAAATCCCATTTCTAAAATTACATAAAAAATTACAGAAAAAAGGATCGCTTTTTGGTTTCCAATCTTCTTCTTTTCTTATTAATTTAACCGTATCTAAAACCCATTTTTTTATTTTATCAATTTCTTTTTCATCAAAATCAATAGTAAACCAATCTTGTTTACGAAAAGCATTGATATGTAATTGTTTTGGATAAACACCATATTCTTCTTTTACAGGAATTGAATAAAGATACATTTGTGAGTAATATTCTTTTGCTTTTTGACTTTTAGCACTTTTAGGATCACTGGATTTATGATCTATAATAGTAATATTATTATTTTTATCTTTAGCCAACAAATCTATAAAACCTTTAATTTTTAATCCTTCTAAATCAAATATAAATTCTTTTTCAACCTCAAGTATTTCATAACCTTCAAATCCATCAAAATTATTTAGATAATCTAATCCTGCATTATAATATGTTTTATTTAAATCTACAAATTTATTTGGAGGTGCTGGATGATTAATTGTATCAAAATATTCTTTCTTATATACAGAAGATAATTCATAAACTTCTAATTCACCTTTAGCATATCTCTCTAAAATATCATGTAGGAAACTTCCATATTCAGCGAAAAAATTTGATTCTCCTTTTAAACAATCTATGTATTGTAATTTAAATTGCTGTCTGCATTGATAGAAAGTATTCAAACGTGAAAATGACCATATCATCTCATCTATTGCGAATTCATATTTGCTCAAATTAATATCTTCCCTTCGTATAATATTTCCCAAACTTCTTTACCTTGATCACATGGACATTCTTTTTCTTCTAATAAATTTTTCTTATCTTCTATTACATAAACATTAGTTAATTTTGGTAATAATCCAATATTAACATAAATATTATTATCGTTTTTTATTTTATTAATTTTTTTAGTAACAATTTTAATTCCTTTATCCAACGCAAAAACTATATTAACTTTCAATTGGAGTAATAAGTTCTTTTGATATTCATTAATTTTATTAGTCTCTAAAGATACTACATTATTAAACCCATAACTTTCTGCTAGCATAACTCCTTTTGCTCCCTCAAATACAATTACTTCATTTTTTTCTTTAATATAAGATAAATTTTCATATAATCCAAAAAGAAAATCATTAGTAATTATTTTTTGATAATAAATGTATTTAGGTATTCCTAAGTCTTTATAGTTACTATATAAAGTCCTTCCTTTAATTGCTATTATTTTTCCTTCAATATTTTTTATTGGAAATACTATTCTATTATGTTTATCGTATCTTACTTCATATTTGTCTAGTATTTCTTGTTTAATACCTTCATTTAACCATTCTTTAATTGGTTTTTTAGAGTATCTTTCCATATAATTATCTGGTAAAAAATCTCTTTGTATTGTTTTTATACTTTTATTTTGTGATTTTGTTTTATATAAAAAGTTAAGAACATTACTATATTCTTTAGGTATAAGATTTAAATTACCATAATTAATAAGATGTTCTATTGCTTTTGGGAAAGATAATTTATGATAATTCTGCACAAATTGAATAACTGAACCTGCTAAACCACAACCCAAACATTTAAATACATTTTTTTCTTGGTTAAAAGAAAGAGAGGGAGTATCATCATTAAGATGAAAGGGGCAATTAGTCCACCATTCACCGTATTTAAATTCCAGATTAAGATATCGTTTAGCATAATCAACGATATTTATTGAGTTATTAATTTGTTCAATTGTATTATTATCATAAATAATCATACTTCCACTTCTAACGTTTGAATTGGTGCTTGAATTATTGTCATTTTATTTCCATTAAAAATACAATGAATAAATTCATCTTCTAACATTTGCTCTCCTAATCTATTTACACGCACTTGCATTGTATAATTACCAGCCTGATTTATTTCTTGACCTTCTAATTCTTTTTGAGTTTTTTGTTTCCACCAAATTACGGTAGAAACATATCGAGCTAATTTATCACTATCACTAATTTCCCCGCTTCTATTTAGTTGTGTTGCTGTAAGAACTGGTATTTTTAACTGACCTGCAATAACATTTTTCAAATAATCTGCCTTTCTCCCAAGTTTGTTGTATAACACATTTGCATCGCCGTCATTATCTTTTATATAATCAAAGATTAAAAAATCTAACCCATATTTATATTGTAATATTTTAGTAGTAGAAAAAATATCTTCTTCTTTCCATTCTGGTTTATATTTATGAACTAATTTATATTTTTTAAGTAATGATAAAGCATCCTTTAAAAATTTTTCTTCAGAAGTAGTATAACTTTTTTGTTTAATCTTTCTAACCTCAACTTGTGCTAAATTAGCTAGTACTCTTATAGTAAATTCCTTTGTTGACATTTCTGTATCTAAATATCCTATACTACATCCTTTGTTTGCTTGATAAAGTGCTTCATTCATTAGATATGCTGATTTACCTTGTTTATATCTAGCAACCAGCATAATAACTTCGCCTTTAGAATATGTAAAATATCTTTTTAACATCGGTATTTTAGGATTAAGAGCTAAACTATCATTTTCACTTTCTTCTAGTATTTCATCCCATATTTCATTAATTTGTTCACATAAAGGAATAATATCATCATTTAATATATATTTTTCATTAAGTTTATTAAGAGTATTATAAATATCTCCACTTAATTTACTAACGTCATCTTGTTCAACGTCTAAACAAATTTTATCAAATTTTTTCAGTTGTTTATGTAATTCTCTTTTAAAAGCTAACGCTAAAACTCTATTAACCAACACTTTATATTCTTCAAGAGTATCTCTTTTTATATTCTTAGAAAGATTAATATATTCTTCAAGATTAATATTATATTTATTAAACGTATTTTTAATTCCTTCTTTAGAGTTTATCGTTGTAGCAAGATTAAACGAATCTATATTAGTTACGCCTTGCTTAACAAGTTTTTCAATTGCCCAATATAAACAAGATGATTCTTTATTATAGAAATGATTAGGTTTTAATTGTTCGCTATAAAAAATATATTCTGGATTATAAATTAAAGTTGCAATAATTCCTGCTTCAGCCATAGTATCAGAAATAGTAATGTCTTTAGGCAATAAAACCTCTCCTCCTTTATGATAATATAAAGGGAGAAATTTAGTTATCTCCCTTTATATTATTATTTAAACAATCTTAGAACGGGATATCTTCAGGGTTAAAATAATCTTCTTCTTCTTCTTTATTTTCCTTATTACCTTCTTTTTTAGCATCAGCAAAATATACTGATTCTGCTACTATTTCTGTAACGTAATGTTTCCCGCCTTCTTTATCTTTCCAACTACGTGTTTGAATTCTGCCCACAATACCAACACGTAAACCTTTAATAAACCACTTTGAAACAAATTCTGCTGTTTTACTCCATACTACTATATTAATAAAATCTGTTTCTGGTTGTCCTTCAGTTTTAAAACGTCTATCTACTGCTAATGTAAAATTACATACGGGAGTACTATTGTTAGAAGTATAACGTAATTCTGGATCATTAACCAATCTACCAATTAAGCAAACATTATTCATATTATTTTACCTCCAAATTTTTTAGTTCTTCATAAACTTTATCTGCTACACTAGGGTTTTTTATAGCATTAAAATTAGCTGATGGCTTACCCTTTAACTCAAAATTTTGTTTAATAACTTCAATAATTTTGTTTTTGTCTACGCCATTTTCTTTTAATGACTCAATTAATTTTTCAATCATTTTTATTTTATTTGGTAATTCTGTATTTGTTTTTTTAGCTTCCTCATCTAAAAAAACATTTTCTTCTTTGGTGCTTGTTCCAAAAACATTATCTGCATCTTTCATTTTATTAACCAGTTTATCAAAAATAGCAAAAGTTGGGTCATTAAATATTTGTAATTTTTCAAATTCATCACTTCTTGATTTTTGAACTACTGCATATCTTTTTTTATTTTTTTCATCAAATACTAATCTAATAGTAAAATCTACAGCATATTTAGTATTTTTTTCGGCTTCATAAGTATATTCACCTGTACGAATTATACTGCCATCTGGCTTAACTTCTAGGATATCTTTTTCTCTTGCTATCAATATTATATTTTGAGGGAGATTTTTAAGTCTAAGCATTAGATTTTTATAAATACGTTTCATATCTCCCCAATCTTTTGTATTAAAGGATTCAAGTTCTGCTTCATTTCTATCCTCTAAACTAAATTCTTTATTTTGTTTTCTTGCTTTTTCTAATGCTTTTTGATCTTTATATTCTAATCTTTGAGCTTGAATGTTATCCCAAATGTCGCTAATAGGATCGATTACAAATGTATCATATTTTTCTCTACCCTCTGGAGTATCTAGATAATCTATTGCTTTATTTAATTCTCTAATAGATGGTGTTTTTAGTCCGTCATCATCTACCCAATAATCAAAATCAAAACCTTCTCTACCTTCAAATAAATCAGTTCCACTTTCTGCGTCAAATATTAGAATTTTCCCTGGAGTAGATTGTAATGCAAAATGAGTTTTTCCAGTTCCCGAATCTCCAAACAAAAGAATTTTTAATGGTTTTCTTTTTAAAGCACTAGCTTTTTTAACGCCCATATTATGTATTTCCCCCTAATATTATTTTATGTTTTTAATAAACTCTATCTCTTTCTACTTTTACATTAAAATTAAATTCCTCAAAGTATTTCCTGCTACTTAAATAATCAGCTAAATGAACAATGTTTTGTATTTTACTTTTAGGTTTCGGCAACACCTCCTTTTTTGTTAGATAATCTTTATTAAATTCTCCCATGTGTGTACGAATACAATCCAATATTTTATTTAGTGTTTCTTTGTCTAAAATATTTTTTAACTCTTCATCTCTTTCAATAAAATTTGCCATTACTAAAGGATGTTCGACAATACTATATTTACTTTCTGGTATACCTTTTTTAGCACAATCATGAAGAATAAGAGAGGATATTATAATATCTTTTTCATCTTCGGTATACTTGTTCATCATTTCTAAAGAAAGAATATCTACAGCAATTCTTACCGCTACTTTAGTATGTCTTAATAAACCTCCATCTCCTAAAGAAAAAGAAGGGTGATACTTATTTGTGCTTGAAGCAGGTATAGTAAAAAAGTACTCTGGAACTTTTATTAATACTTTCCCTGTAAACTCTCTAATTTTTGGATTTTTTATGTATGCTAATTCTGTCTTAAAAATTTCTAACCTGTTCATTATTATTACAATTCCACCTTTTCTACATCAACTATACTAAAACTAATCACTTTACCAATGAACATTTCAAAATCACTAAATTTTAATAAATCAGTCCTTTCCTCTTTTTCATCATCAATAAGAAACCCATCCGTATTAATTCCACGCAAAATACCCTTTGCTCTAATTTTGTTTTTAGTTTCTTGCTCTTTAATAACACCCATATATACACCTTCCTTTTAAATTTAAATACGAATTTTATTATACTATTATTTTTGTATTTTGTCAAGATGTAATTTTATTTTCCAATCATTTTTAAAAATTCATCTTCAGTAATAATAGGGACACCATCTTTTTTAGCTTTATCAACTTTTGTGCTACCTTTAATACTACCTGCAATAAGATAATCTAGACTTTTTGCATAGCCACTACTAAACTCCGCACCTAAACTTTCGGCAATCTTTTTTAATTCATCTTTCTTATATGAAGCAAATGTTCCTGTACAATAAATTTTTTTACCTGCAAGCGGATTATTTAAAATTTTTTCTTCATCCTTTATAAATTTTATTTCGTTTAAAAGTCCTATCCATAACTCTCTTTCATTTAAATTATAATACCATTTATATATATTTTGATTAGTTACTTCACCAAAATCAGGTAAATTAGTAAAGTCATAATTGTTAATAATTGCTTTCTCAAATTCAAACCAATCATCATTAAACTTTTTAGCAATAATTTTTGCTCCGCTTTTTCCAACCCCAGGAATACCAAGTGCATAAATAAAATTACTTACTTTTACTTCTCTTGATTTATTAATTGCTTTTACTAAATTATTATAACTCTTTATTCCAAATCCTTCCATATTAATAATTTCATTTTTATATTGATTAAGATTATACATATCACTAAAGGTTCTTAAAAAACTTTTATTAATAAATTTTTGAATAGTTGCTTCTGAAAGTCCTTCAATATTTAAAGCATCTTTACTAACAAAATGAACAAATTTATTTACTAATTTTGCGGGGCAATGTATATTCTCACAAAACAAAAACCTCGCATCTTTTGGAGTTTTTATTACAATTTCCCCGCCACAAGAAGGACATATCATATCTATCTTATAAGTACCTGAACGTGTAAGGTTATCTTCTATTTGGGGAATCACGGCATTTGCACGATAAACGGTAATAATATCTCCTATGCCTAATTCTAATGCTTCAAAAATATCATAGTTATGCAAACTTGCTCTGGAAATTTTTACTCCGTCAATATCAACTTCATCAAATATTCCTGTAATAGATACCATACCAGTTCTTGTAGTGTTTAATTCTACACCTCTAAATATTGTTTTATAGCTATCATCATTCCATTTAAATGCATATAATGCCTTACTATGATGCCCTGTAATACCTTGCTTTTTGCCATATTGAATATTGATATATTCAATAATTAACCCATCAGTAAGATAAGATAAATTAGGAAGCATTGATTTAAATATATTAATCCATTTTTCTAATGTATCTTTAGTTACAATTTCATGATATACTACTTCAAATCCTAAGTCCTGCAAAAACTCAAATTCAGTATCTTTAAAATTTATCCTATTGTCACATTTAACAATACCAAAAGCAATAAATAATAAATTTCTTTCTTTGGTAATATTAGCGTCTAATTGACGAACACTACCTGCTGCTAAATTACGTGGATTAGAATATGGTTCCTTACCTTTGGCAACCAATTCAGCATTAATTCTTTCAAAGTCTTTAAATGTAACTAATCCTTCTCCACGCACTTCAAGATATCCATAATAGTCAATATTAAGAGGGACATTTATGAAGGTTTTTACAGTATGTGTAACATCTTCGCCAGAATANCCCCCGCCTCTCGTTATTGCTTGTTGAAGTTTGCCGTTATTATATCTAAGAACCAATGTTAGACCATCTAATTTCCACGAAAGAATACATTCTTGATCTTTCATAAATTTAATTACATCTTTAATATCCTTAGATTTATCGGCAGACAATATTGGTTCAGTATGTTTTACTTCTACAAGAAATGGTAATACTTCACCTTGAACTTTTTGTGTCGGAGATGATGAAAGAACATAATCCATTTCTTTTTCAAGTNATTCTAATTCATTATATAATTGATCATATTGTTTNTCAGATATGGTTGGAGAATCTAATACATAATATTCGTATGAATATTGGTTAAGTAANTTTGTAAGTTCCTGAATCCTTTTTATTTTATCCAAAACCCAACCTCCTNTCAATNTATTTTATTTATCAAGTATATTAATCCTTTCCAAATATTTTATCTTGACATTCTTGACAAAGCTCTGAAATTTTATATTCTTTTTTAGATATTTCGTTTCTGAAATTATTCATATTAATTACTTTTTGGTAAAATGGACATATTTTATTGTTAATCATATTTACATGCTTACCAAATCCACAATTTTTCATTAATGTTTCATTCAATATGTATATCATCCTCTCAATATATTTTTATTTTAGCATTTTTATTCTTGTTTGTCAAGAGTTAGAGTAACATTTAAATTACTTTTTAATTTTTTCCTTTATTTTTTTATTTAAGCTTCCAGATTCTATATGCACTCTTATTCCCGCAATCCCAATTGTCATAGTATTTGCCATCAATTACTGTAGTTAAATGATTAGCAATTTGAATAATAAACGTTCCTTTAAAACGACATATATCTTTGACTGTATATCTTTTTTTCTTTCCGTCAATTTCATATTTAACATCAATTGTTGGGTATTTAACTAAATATTTTCCGTAAATAAAAGGATCGTTTTGAACGCTATAATGTTTTCTCCCTATTTCAGTTAGTTCATCATATACTTCTAACCATTATTTAGTGGTTATATTTTATTATACCATATCTTTGTTATGTTGTCAATACTATTATTTTAGCATTATGTAATTAAATTTTTAAAAATTTCTTCCATTACATTAACGACTATCGAATTACCTGCTAAATTATATATTACTGTGTCTTTAAAATTATTTTGTATAAAATATGTCTTTTATTTAATTTAAGTAAATAATCACCTCTCTCAATCTCCTTTATGCTCTTAAATGCTCTGTTTCCCGAACTTAATATCTGCACCAAATCTTCTTTCACATTCGTCTTTACCTTTTTTATATATATCTTTATCTAATTCAATAGCTATACAACTTCTTTTTTGATTTTCTGATGCGAATAAAGTACTACCTACCCCTGCAAACATATCTAATATTATGTCGCCTTCATTAGTTGATTTCAAGATAAGAAACTCTAATAATTCTATTGGCTTTTGGTGGGGATGAATCAATTTTTGTGCTGGTATTTTAGAATATGTAAGAATATCATCATGCCTTTGTTTACCATCAATTTTATTTAAATTCCTACGTCCTTTCATAGCATATATAATACATTCATATCTATTTCCATAAGCACCAGTCAAATCACCACTACCATGATTGCCTTTATCCCAAATTAAAATGTTTTTTATATTGTAGTATTCTCTTAACATTGGCATTTGCTCTTCAAGTTTATCCCATCTCGTAAACCAATAAATATGTGAGTTATCTTCAAGGCATTGATAAGATAATTTAATTGCTTGTTCTAATAATCCTGCGTTGTCTTTATCGTTTAAAATCCCTTTTCTTGTTGTCATGTCTGTTTTATCTTTTCGCCTATTGCTTTTATGGTTTATACCGTATGGCGGATCAACTATTATACAATTAACTTTTTTATTTTTTTGTATCATTTGTTGCAACACCAATAGACAATTTGCGTTGATATATAAACTATTGTTAATTTCTATGTAATCCAAATCTATTTATCACCAACTTTTATATTTTTATTTTATCCAATTTTTAAACCCCTTCATACTCCCCTATACTCACTTATACTTCATTTTTCTCATGCAAAGTTTGAACCAAATGTGGGTTTTATCATGAGTTAATTATTTCTATCTCATCATCTTTTGTATTCATAATTATTATTGGATAATTAACATATAAGTCATTTTCACATGCTGCTTTAATTGTTGTTATTAATTTTTCTTTTATAGGTATATCTTTATCTTTTAATCCATTCCAAGCTCCTAAACACAACCTATAACCAGAACCATCGGCTAGAATATCATCCATTTCAATCACACAACCATCAGATCTTACATTTCATTAGTATTTTCCTATAAAAAGGCAATTCTACGCCTAACCATTGTTCTTTATGAAATCCTAATAAGCATTTAATCTTTTGTATCATTTAAACCTCCGTTTTTCATTATCATTTGTTTAAGATTTTCATTTAATTTAAAAGGTAAAATATTTTCATCAACAACTATAGTAAAAACTTTATTTTCAAATTTTAAATCTGATACGAGAACATTTTCAATAATAACTTCATCTGTTTGAAGATTTTTTAATGTAAGAACACTATCTTTAATTTTCACTTTAATCCCACTCTCCATTATTTTTAGATTCTCCATAAATTAATTTTGTCTTAGGTATAAAACTATCTTCATCATTTGGTCTACAAGGATTATACTGCACTTTATATCCCATTACTTTCATTTTATCAATATATTCATTTCTTACTCCTATAAAAGCTTTACTAAAATCACCATGACCACAACAACAACCAGTAGTTTTAATTCCCATTTCCCATAATTGTATTATTTCAGGTAATAAACATTTATCTATTGATACACATTTTGGTCTTCGTTGCGATTCATCTTCCCATTCAAATTTTACTTTCCAAGGAAGATAAATAGCATAAGCACAATATCCTGTACCAAATGGAATTTCATTACATTTCATAGTTTTTTCTCCTTTAAACTATAAATTTAAAAATTTGCGATAAAAATGTAATTTTATTTTAATATTATGCAATTAAACTATATCTATCCTGCAAATTATTATCTAAAATATGTTTATTTATCCTATTTTTTGCAAGTTCGTAATATTCTTTATTCAACTCAAAACCTATGTAATTTCTGTTGGTATTAATACATGCTACTGCCGTTGTTCCAGAGCCTATACAATTATCTAATATCAAGTCCCCTTCATTGGCATAGGTTTTTATTAACCATTCAAATAACTTAACTGGTTTCTGTGTAGGATGAATAGTTTTACCTTCGCTATTAAATTCCAATATGCTAGTTGGATATCCAGTATACTTTTGAATATAACCATCATTTTTTCTACTTGGTCTTGTACCTAATATGTCGTTTTCATTATACTTAGATTTTTTAGGTTTGTTCACTTCAATTAAATCACGTGGGAAGTATTTCATATTACGTTTGCTCTTATTGGCGGTTGTTCCTTTTGAAAAAACTAAAACATTTTCGTGTTTTTTTAGTGGAGCATTTTGTGCATTGATAAATCCAGTTGGTTTTGATTTTACCCAAATATATTCATACTTAAATAAATTTATATTACTCATTATTAACTTTGTTGTAAATGGTTGACTTGCAGTTAAAATTATTGCACCATTATCTTTAACAATACGCTCATATTGAGTCCATAATTTATCCAGTGGTATAATTGAATCCCATTTACAAGCTGTTTTACCATAAGGTAAATCACAAAGAATCATGTCTATACTTTTATCGTCTATGTATTTCATTCCCTCTAAACAATCCATATTGTATATATTATTTATCTCAAGCAATATATCGACCCCACTTTTATATTAATAATTTGTAAATAAAACATTCTTTTTATTTAAAATACATATTAACTGTATTAATCAATATTTGTTTAAGTTCATCGCTATAATTAAATCGTTTCTGATTAAGTTCAATACTTTCAATTATGTTGCCATTATTGTGTCTTAATGTAGCAGCCTTCCAATCAGCAATCATTTCACATAAATCAACCAACGTCATATCTTTAATTCCATTTTCAAAATGTTCTGGATGATGACGATTGTTTGCATAGTGGTGCTTTAATGCAACTTGCATTTCTTTTAAATATGTTTTATATTCATCGCTACCATAAACACAATTTTTAAGTTTTGGAGTATATTCATCAAATATAGGTTTTTCAGGTTCTTCTAATTTAGACTTATCGTGTTTTGATGTTTGCTCAAATAGTGCATTTTGTAATCTTCCAGCATATTTTCTAACGTTTATAATGTGGTTTAATGTATCTTCTTTACTATCGTACATATCTTCATATGCTTGAATGTTTTTAACTTTCATAACAAAAAACTCCTTTATTATATTAATAATCGCTTATATTTTCTATTATAACTTGAAAATCTTTATACAAATCGGGGTCTTGCTCTGCAACAATATCATATAATTCAGAATAATTATATTTACAATCTCTAAAACACCTGCCATCCATATAATCTCCCCAATTATAGATATAGTGAATTATATCATCATAGATTTTTTGGTCTAATTCATTTTCAATGTTAAAATTTCTTAACCCTATTTCAGCATAAGTACAACCATCATTCCAATCATTCCTATTTTTCTCAAGATAATAAGCCAAGTATAGATATTTATTTTTATTTATCACTTCCTCAAGCAAATCATTCCAATCACAATCTAAATCCAAATCATATTTAGCAAGCAACAACGCAATCTTCCTGTTTTGTTCTTTTAACTTCTTCTCTTCTTCTGCTTTTCTCTTTTCTTCTTCAATTTTCTTCATCTCTGTGTTATATATTTTTTGAATACTATCTTTATGTTTTTTAACTAAATCAGAAAGATAACTGCTGGAATATGTTCTTGGTATTTGTCCCGATATTTCAGATTGCCAATTATAATATATCCAGTCTTTATTACGGCTACGATTAGACTTATATTCGTAATATTTGCTGTTAATACCAATTCTCTCTAACAAATTCATTAAAGCCGTATATGTTTCGTTGTTTGATTTACATTTAACAATATTATTTTGATGTTTTTCTTTGTCAAATTTCGCTAAAGCATCAATAAACTCATAAGCTGATTTTAAACCATCTTCAGAAATGCTAAAAAATCTATATCCTGACCAAGTACTTTCTGAATAAATATTTTGAGTTTTTAAAANTTTATTACATTCTTCCGAATAATCAATTCTTATGTATTTCCTTTTAGAATACCACGATGAATCTTCCCATGTTGATACTTTAACTCCTTCTAAGAACAAAACATTAAATCTTTCAATTGGTTTAATTTCTATTTGAGATTTTAACTTATCAATCTCAGCATTTGTTTTATTTTGCATAAATTCTATTGCTTCTTTTAAATTATTCCAATTCTTATCTAAAGAATCGCTATCATATAATGAAATAATCATAAATTACGCTTCTCTCCTTCTATCAATTTATTAACTTCTTCACTCAATTTCTCCTGCAATTCAGCAACTTCATCAAAACTATATCCAGTACATGGATACTTATATTTATCAACAAAACATTTTATATCTTCACTATTTGTACAATACAATGCACCTGCAATAACACCTAATTCTTCTTCGGATAATTCTAATGAAAATACTCTTTTTGTGAATACTGTTGATTTCATATTACACCTCATCTTATATTTATTGCCAATTTTGTTTTTAACCCATCAATAAAATTCATAATATAATTCATAAGAATATCAAATATACTAACATTACTTATCTCGCAAAGTGTTTCATGTAAAAATTTACTTGTTATTTTAGCTAGTTTGTAGACTATACTTAATCTAGTATTCTGCAATATCAAGAAATCCATAACTCCATAACAATTAACAATACCTACTATAGATATATCTCCAACTACAGGAAGATGTTCTTTACCCACTCCGCTACCAGGGTTTAATCCTCCTTCAAATACTTCAATTTTTTTTACATTTTCTATTTTACCTAAACATGCATCTACAGCAATAATAAGTGTTTTCTCTCTATCTATTTTTTCAAGTGTTTCTACTAAATTTTTTGCATGTATTGGATTTTCAAGCGTTCCTAAAACTTTATATGGAAGTTTCTTGTTGTTACTAAGTATTGTTCCAATTATTGGAGCAAAACTATCTCCAGTAGACCTATCTGTACCTATACAAAGAACAAGTATTTCATTATATTTCTTTGACGTATTTTTAATTATCTGTTTTAAGTGATTTTTAAAATCTACTGCAAAATTGACATCGTTTACATCAAATAATTTCTTTTTCGTTCCATAAATATAATATTCATTTATACTCATATTGTTACTCCTTTTTATTTTAATTTTTAATCAAACCAATCTTTTATCATAATACTGGTTTTAATACCTCAGTAACTTTCTTATGTAACTTCTGTGTCATTAAGTTAACTTGTGAATCCGTAGCAACATGAAAACCACACATATTAATTGCTTTTCTGGTCTTTTCATATTTCTCTGCTTCTTCTCCTAATGTATAACCTTGTTTATTTGCTTGCTCTTCTAAAGAATCACCAAAAACTCCATAACTAAATCCTACTTTATTATCCATATAATCTCTCCTTTTATTTGAACAAAATTGGACTTTTATTTAGAAGTTTATATTGTTTTTTCATTCCATCCATATGTATTTAACCTTGGTATACAAATATCATTTATGTATTCTTCACTCATATCAATTCCTATGAATTTTCTATTGTTTATGTATTAATAAGATACTCCATAAGTTTTACGTGGTTTTGGGTAGGATGCAACCCTCTTTCTCTATTGAATCTTTGTATACTTCTTGGATTTCTTAATTTATTTACTTTTAATTTACCTATTCCTTCTTGAGTACCATAAACCGAATCTTTTCTACCACTATCAATGGTTGTTGTTTCTTTCCCTTTCCTACTTCCGATTCGTTCTTGCATAATAGGATAATAATTTAGTTTATTTTTACCAAATACTAATATATTTTCATGTTCTTTCATCGGTTGATATTTTACTGTTGCAAAATTACTACCAGCATCTTTTTCCCATATCCATTCATATTTAAACATCTTAGGATTACTCATTACTAATAAACTTGTAAATGGTTGACTTGAAAATAAACATATAGCACCATTATCTTTTATTAAGTTATTTATTCTTTCCCACATATCTTTAAATGGTATTACCGAATCCCATGAACAAGCAGTTGTACCATAAGGAGGATCAGTAATAATAGCATCTACCTTAATACCCTTTTCAATCATTTTATCCATAACTTCCAAACAATCACCTTGAATAAGTTTTACATAATCATCTTTATATATTAATTTCAAATAATTATATTTCTCCTTTCTATTATATTAACATTTTACATTCTTCAATTGATTCTTTAATAAAAGTTTTAGTGCTAATTTATTTTGTAGTTCATAAATGTCAAAGTCTTCTTTAGTTATAGTTTCTATATTGCCATCTCTTGTTTTAAACATTTTGCATTCATAACAACCTGATTGTGTTTGATGTCCTTCGGAAGTTCCATCTTTATTACCAAATGCACCAAATGGACAACGACATCCTTTACTACCATCTTTATATATAATAAACTTAACTTTATCACAAATAGGAAATTTTTTATTATATGCTTCTTTTTCTTGTGGTGAAAAATAACCATATTCCTTACATTTTTCGTGAGGTAAAATACCTAGTCTATAATCAATCCAATCTTGACCAGACATATAACTATCTGCACAAATTCCATAAGCAAATCTTGAATAAAACAACTCCTGTCCTGCCAATGGTAATTGTTTTACATAGGCTAAAATTTCATCTTCATATTTATATTTAAAGAATTTGTTATAATTATCTTCTGATTCAGGAGTATCATCCCAATCACACTGTTTCTTTTCTAATTTCCACCAATCTTTGTTTGTTTGTTTTATACAATCATCACAAAGATTTATTCTAGTTGAAAAATTATCGAAACCACTACCATAACCCAATGAATCTATATATATTTTATTAACTTTTGTTTCTTTTAAACAATTAAAACACACATCTTCGGGATTTTTTATTGCAATATTTGAGTTATTCATATATAACCTCTCTTTTTTTTTATTTTAATTAAACATAGATTAGATTCAAACTACCATTCAATTTCCTAACAAAATTTCCATATCTTTTTCCTTATCAGAATTAAAATACATCTTCTATTCAAAACGGTATGTCTTGCTCATATTCTCTAGCACACTGACTACACCAACTAGGAGACATTGGATTTTCAGATATACCATTCTTAACAAATCTTATTAACTCTCTGGTTAACGGTCTATTTAAAACAACCAGGGTGTCTCCATTATATTGTGGTATACGAATTGCAATTCTTCCTTCACTACTATAACTAATTTGTGGAGCATCATCCCTTATGCGGTCAATGGTTTCTATATTTGCTCTTTCTCCTTCTTTTCTTTTAATTATTTGTAATGACATACTTAATCTCCTCTCTTATATTAATGTTAACTTTTATATTTTTATTTTAAATCATGATCAAATGTACCTTTTATTATGATATTATATTAGTATTTTCTAATCTTTGTTTTGCAATTTCACAATACTTTTCATCTATCTCAATACCATATGCTTTTCTTTTTAAATTTCTACTTGCAACCAATGTAGTACCTGAACCACAAGTAAAATCTAAAACTATTTCACCTTCATTTGTATATGTATTGATTAAGTATTCCATGAGTGCTACTGGCTTCTGTGTAGGATGTTGTGTTTTACCTTCATTTGCTATTTGTAACAATGAAGTAGGATAATTAGTACCCTTTGAAATATATTCTCCTTGTTGACTGTCTCTATCTCTTGCTATTCCTAAAGTCCCCTTCCTAACCCTTTTCTTTTCCTCATAGATTATGCCTTGTGGGTTATAAGTCATTTGATTTTTACATCCTGGTGAAGCATTACCTTTACTAAACACAACAATATTTTCATGTTTTTTCATTGGTCTATAATTTGCATTAATAAAATCAGATGCTTTACTTTTTATCCATATTAATTCATATTTAAATAGTTTTAAATTACTATGTATTAGTTCACTTGTATAAGGTTGACTTGCAGTAAATATCATTACACCATTCTCTTTAGTTAAAGTATTAAGTCTACTCCACATATCATCAAATGGTATTACTGAATCCCATTTACATGCAGTAGTTCCGTATGGTGGATCAGTGATAATGGCATCAACTTTAATTTTTTTCTCAATCATCTGATCCATTACCTCTAAACAGTCACCTTGGATAAGTCTTACCCACTCATCTTTATATATCAACTTCAAATAATTATATTACTCCTTTCTATTATATTATTAATTTAAAATCATTATAAAACATGGATTTGATGTTAACTTTTATATTATTAATCTTTTATTAGCCAAATCACAATATGTATCAGATAACTCAAATCCTATGTAATTACGATTTAATTTTTGTGCTTCTATCGCTACTGTGCCAGAACCCATAAATGGGTCTAGGACTACCATATTCTCTGTTGTAAAACATTTAATAAAATCTGAAGCTAATTTATCTGGAAATGTAGCTGGATGTTGCACTTTTAATTTGTGTGATTCCTTAGTATTTAAACCATTACCTTCTTGAGAAGATGAAGCATACTTAATTATTGTACCGCAACACTTAGGTTTGCCAGTAGAAATAAACCCTTCAGATACAATACCGTTTGTTAATCTACTTCCTCCACTTTTTTGAATACCTTCTTTTTTGGGAGAAATCATCATATGCTCTTTATTAAAATATTGTGGTCTTTTACCTTTAATAAAAATTGGTATATATTCATGGTCAACCCTAAATCTTTTACTCCACCATGCTCCAGGCGTACCGCTTCTTTGATAAATGCAACACTCCCATAAATCTAATTTTGTATTATTTATCCAATCAACAATTGTTTTGAACGAAGTTCCTGTTTTTCTTCCATCCTTTGTTTGGTCTTGTATAACCATTACACACACTCCACCATCTTTAAGAATCCTAGATATTTCTACTCCTACACTATGTAAATCCAATGAAAATCCTTTATAATCTCTTATACCATCATATGGTGGAGAAGTTACTACTAAATCAACGCTGTTGTCTGGTAGTAATTTCATACCTTCAACACAATCCATATTATATATTTTATTCAATTTAAGCAAGTATATTTATTCCTCCTTTTTATTAAGTTTGCACAAATCGTAAATTCTATAATGATTTATGGTCTTACACACCAATAGATAATCCTCTTGGTTAATCTTAGTTTCATATAAGTAAACCAATTATTAGTGTAAATTGTTTCATAATCATAAAGATCATTTTCTGTGAGATTATCTATGTAATATCTTACTTCATATTTTCCACCCATATTTTCTCCTTTCTTTTTTTCCACCCATATTTTCTCCTTTCTTTTATTTTAATAATGTTATCAAATACAGTTTTTATCACGATTTTTATACTATATCTAGTGTTTGTTTTGCCATTTCATACTATATTTAGTGTGTTATAAAACTCGTCACAATACAACAATACATTTTGTCAATCTCAAACCCTATGTATTTTATATTTTTATTTTGTTCTGAATTTAATTGCAAAACCGCTTTTGCAGTAGTGCCAATACCCATATATGGATCACAAACAATCTCAGCATCTTCAAAACATTGAATAATAGTTAGAGGTAAATCTATAGGAAATGTTGCTTTATGTATAGAATGCCTTTTAGAATTTTTAAATTCCCATATATCAGAAAAACCTACTTTATTAAAAAGTTTAGTTTTAGTATTTTTAACTAACCAATAGATTCTTTCAGTCATAGGATAAAATCTAATTTTGTCAAAATTCTGACTGCCATTCCTCCAAACTATTTCTTGCTTTAATATAAACTTAGATTTTAATATCCATTCTAAAGGATAGATGCATACCCCTTTCTTAATTCTAGGTTTGTGATTATAAAACATACTGCCACTATCTTTTAATTTATTATAACAAGCATCCAAAAATTCAATCTGTTGCTTTTGATATTCATCTTCTGGCACATTACCATCATATGTATTATATGCTTGATTATATCTTGTATTTCCTGTGTGAAATTTACCTCCTAGATTATAAGGTAGAGATGTAATTATTAAATCTATATACTTATCTGGAATATCCTTAAATCCATCTTGCCACGAAGCATTGTATATTTTGTTTAACTCAAGCAATTGACTACTCCTTTTTATATTAATAACATGATAAAAGCGATATTTAGTTTTAAATTTTCTTAAATAACAATTCATCACTACTGAATCCGGCAGCCCCTTTATGTCCTCCACCACCAAATTTCTCAGCAATCTTACTACAGTCAATATTAGGATTACTGCTAAATATAGAATAGGTAAATTTTGTACCATTAAATACCCAAACCATAACTAAGGGATAGTCATTATATTTTTCACCAAATATCCATGAGTTACTTTTCTTATTAACTACTAAACATTTATGTCCCTCAATTTCTGATTCATAGGCAAAATGTTCTCTATAATATAAATTGTCGTTATCTATGTATTGTTTAACTAACTTTCCATTTTCAATAATAGTACCTTCCGAAATAGACAAACATACATCATCTACAAAACTTTCATGTAATGCTTTCCAAACATCATCTAAAGCATCGTAATTTTGCATTTCAATTCCTAATTTAAAATTAGTTGTATCGGGATCAAACTTATAAATCCAACAATCATAATCAGACACCAACTTAATATAATAAGGCAAATCATCAAAATAACATCCATATAAATACATATAAGTTAGTCCAGCACCACTTATTTTATCTTGTCTAATTCCTTCAATTTCTTTAGTCCACGGTAATTCCTTTTCAAGATTAATGCTTGAAGTATGATGATCTATCCAAATTATATTTCTAGTTTTTTCTAATACTTTTTGTAGTTGCCATATTGTATCTTTCTTAAATGAATAATCTACAAAATAAACGACTTCATTTTCTTGAATTTTATCTAATGGTAATTGCATTATATAATCTACTTCAAAGAAGTTTTTACGATTATAGTTGTTCTCATATTGAGCAACTATTGATCCCGCACATCTACCATCTAAATCATTATGGTAAAAACATTTCAAGTTAACATCCTCCTATTATTTTAATAATGTGATAAAACACAATATTGATGCTAATTTTAAGTGTGACCCGTTAATTTTCTGTCTATTAAGAATGCATTGAAGTTTTTAAACTCCGTATCTTTTGTCTCTTCATCAGGTTCAAAAATATCACTTAAATCAGCATTTATACCTTCAATAGCAATTTTAGAACCTATTTTTACAGCATCTTCAATTATACCTTGAATCTCATAATAATAACTTGTTCCTTTTTGAAGGTAGCCAGTTATATCATTCCATTTATCAAGGTTATTAAGGGCTTGACGAACCGCATATTCCAATTCTCCTCTTGTCATACTTTACTCCTTATCTCTTTTTTATATTTATATTATAAGTTAAGTTAACGTTTGGTTATATTATTTAATCCAAGTGCATTCATATTCTTTTTTAAATTGAATTGGTTTTAGTATTTTACTTCTTCTAAAATTAACGTACCCAACTACAGGAATACTTCTATATTTACAGTAATCAAGAAACTCTTTTTATAATGTCTTTTTATATTCAGTAATTAGTTCTTCTCTAGTCTTATTTAATGATTGTAATAAATAATCTAACAATATAACGTCTTCAAAATCTTCTTGGCGGCAATATTTACATCCACCTTTTATATAGTTATCACACTTAAAACAACTATTTTTATCCGATTCTTCACATTCTTCATTTTGTTCGTAACCTTCAATGACTTCATATCCCAATTTACATTGATCTTCCATATATCCATCTTTTTCTGCGCACTTATAATTACACCAATGGGTTCTACAATATGGGCAACTTACATAATGACCACTATCAGGAAATGTTTTACCACAACTCTTACAAGGATACCAATCTACTCCCATAGTCTAACTCCTTTCTATGCTAAAGCAATGACATTGCCAAAGCAAATATATTATTGTTTTATTTTAATTTTGTATTTAATTCTTTAATCTTATTCTTCCAACTAATAGGAGGATCATATAGTTTACATCCTATTGAAACACTAAACGGACATCCTTTACACCTATTTTCTTCATAAGATATTTTACAAGCATTATACATAGCTGTAGCTGCTCTCTTTATTCTTTTCTTAACTTCTTCTGCCTTTTCTTCTTCTGTCATTAACCATTTTGGTTTTCCCATTATTATTACCTCCTAATTATCAAACCTATATTCAATTATAAAATTTTCTTAAATATATATTTTAATAAAATCGAAGTTCTATATTAAAACTACATTGACAATCTTTTTTTCTGCTATCTCACTTGTCTTGCAATATCCTTTAGCCAGTGTGCATTATATAAAGAGCAACTTTTATATTATTTCTTTAATTCTATTGTTCGCAATTTCTATGTATTCTGGGTTTAATTCAATACCCACATAATTTCTATTTAATTCCATTGCTTTTATAGCGGTTGAACCACTACCCATAAATGGATCAATTACAATTCCTTCTTCAACACATCCTGCTTTAATAGGTATTTCAACTAAATCAGGAGGGAATACTGCAAAATGAGCATCTTTTAATGGTTTAGTATTAATTGACCAAACAGAACGTTTATTTCTACCTTTAGGATTGCTTTTACTATCGTGTAAATGACTAACAGCATATGGGGTTTCTTGTGCTGTTTTTCCTTTTTTGGTTTGTCTTGTGTATTTATCCCTTTTTATAGTTACATCAGCTAAAGGTTCCAACTGCTGTTCAAAATAATATTTTTTATTTTTGGTAAAGAAATACAATTTCTCATAATCTACAGTAAACCTATCCTTAACACTTGACGGCATCTGATTTGGTTTGTGCCATATAATTTCATTACGACATATCCATCCATTATCAATCATTGCGATTTTAAATCTATCTGGAATCCCTATTAATGATTTTGCTTTAATATTCGTTTTACTCAATATACTTTTATGATTAGGACTACTCATATAATTAGTTCCTCTATTACTTGCTTGTTTATGTGTAGGATTTTTAATTCCTACTCTCTGATTGCTTCCTGCATAACTATCGCTAAGATTAACCCAACACGTTCCATCTTTTGTAAGTATTCGATTTATCTCATCGAATACTTGAATCAAGTGATTTATGTATAATTGATATGTTGGTTCATTTCCTAACTCACCTTTCCATGCGCCACAATTAACACAAAAATATGTTGATGACTCAAACCAACTTCCCCTGTTCGTATCTTGCTTATGTCCTTTTTCTCCACTTTGTTTTATTTTAATATTATTTCCCCATTTATGATTACAGCTCTCATTCCCATCCCATATTTGCGGATTAGTAGAATAATTCCTTAATCCCCAATATGGAGGGGATGTAATACACATATGTATTGATTCATCTGGTATTTGTTTTAGAACATCTAAAACATGTCCCTGTATAATTGTATTTATTATATCATTAATTTTATACACTTACTTCCCCCCCCCTTATTTTTATATTGATAATTTAATATTTAAATAAAATCGCTGTTTTATTCAAATATTGGAAAATTAAACTCTCTTATTCTCACGTATGCTCTTTTATTCTCTGTTTTTCATGTTAAGAAATCTTAATATTATTATATTACTAATCTTTAGTTTTTATTATATAGACTTTTTACCTGGGCAACCCCTTGCCATGTCCCAAGGTAATTGTTTAATTTGCCACAAATCAAGACACAATTTTTTACCACACTTTTTACATGTATATCTTGGAAATTTAAAAGACTTACCATTGTCAAAATCAATACTTACTATTTCATTATTATTCAAATCGAAATCATGTTTGCGAAAATAAGTTTTAATTTTTCCCCACATAATTAATTTTCCTACCTTTATTTTTTATTCAATAACTTTTCCCCAAATTTTTAAAACGATATTTGATTACAATTTAATTTGTAGTACCAACAAACCTTGCCCCGAAGCAGAAATGCTATTCATATTTATCCTCCTTAATACTTCTGGAAAATTATTATATTTTTGATATTTATCAGTTTAAATTTCACCAAGTTCTTTTTTTAATTTTTGTAATTGTCTTTTTTTATCTTCTAATTCTTGTTGTTTTCTATGTCTTTTTTCACGTTCAATTTGTTCTAACTTTTCCCCAATTTCTTCTGGTGTAAAGAAATCAACTTTTCTCATTTCTTCAAGACTAGGATTAGGATTATAAGGTTCTCCACCATATAATATAACTCTACTACCATCATCACATGTAAAACAAAGATAATAATCATAAGTTCTTCCATATTCAGCACAAATTTTTTCTATATTTACGATTTTTTTATTTTTTAAATCTGTAAGTTTATATGTAATTTTATTCAAGCTACACATCCTCCTTTTTATTTTTATTATAATCAATAATTAAATCTTTCGTTTTCTTTCTAGCTTAGAAATATCGCTCCGAATAGTCTTAATAACTTCAATAAGATTCAATAATATCACACTCCTTTTTATATTACTTCTAACACTTTTTCTTTTTCAGCTAAAAATTTCTTTCTTAAAGTAATGATATCTAATTCCAATTCTTCTTTTGGTAATTCTTTTAACCAACCATAAAACATATTTTGTTTTTTTGTAGTTAAAGCTCCTGTATATCTAATTGCTCCATGTTTTGCAACACTATCTTTTACATTACGCATAAACTTCCAGTTATTATAATAAGCTAATTTCATTTTAAACATAAATTCATTGGCATCTTCTATTACAAATCCTTCTATATATTTATTATTATATTTATAATCATCTACTGTAACACTTTCATACCAATTATAAAAATCATTCCAATTATACATAATAAATGCAAGCTTTTTAATACTCAAATTAAACAACTCACTTACAAATAATAATTCATCATAAGATAATTTCTTATAATTCATATCTCTATATATAGCATCCAACAAAATAATATCTTCATTTTCATACTCAATAATATGGGGGTCATTAATTGGATCAATTACTTCAACTACAAAAGATAAATTATTTTCTTTTAAATATTTTTTCATAAAATCTTTGTTTTTTATTTTATTATTAAATATTCTTCTAAAATTATCTGAAAAAGTACCAGTTAATGATGTTTTAGATGTAATTACTAAATCATCATTTTCTTCATCATAACCTATTATCCCTAAATATCCATTATATTTAACATATATACGTAAAGGATAGGCAAGTAAGTTTTGCAAATTTTTCATTTTGGTTTCTTCTACTTCATTTATATTAAAAAATTTATTATAACTTCTTGCCACAATTTTATTGGTGTTTGTGTTAATGAATAAACCTCTTGCTTTTGTAGTTATATTATCCCATATCTTATCGTTAAATGCGTCTCTGGTAAAATTAAAAGAAGATATATTTCCAAATTTCTTTTCTCGAATATATTTATTATCTCTTAAAAGACGAACTAGATTTTCTATAGTAATACCATCTATACTATTACTTCTTTTTTCTATTTGTTTATAAACTGTATTAGGGATTTCAATACGTTCAAATCCTTCCTTCGACAATGTAACTATTCTTAAAGTGCCTCCAAATTCTGCTTTACCACACAAATTAAAACACCTTTCATTAATTTGTATCGGGGAACCTGACTCATTCCTATGACCATGAATTTGATAAACATTTTTATTTGTATTTTTTAGGAACGATTCATTTATTTTTCCCATATCTTTATAATCTCCGATACCTTTAATTAATTGTTCAGTAGAAATAAAGACAAAATTATCTGGTATACAACTTAACCCGCCATGAGTTACAAGTACAATCCTGTTATAATATTTGTAATAAGCGAATTGTGCAAACTTCCTGTAAAGTTGTCTAACATCTTTTTTATCAAAATTAGCTTCTATTAGTTGTGGTCTTGTATTTATTTCAAACTCTTTACTTACTCCAGGAAGATCATGAGCATAATTATATAGATATTGCTCATGATTACCCGTAAGTAGTATCACATTTTCTTTTGTATAAATTTCTAATAGAAGTTTAAGAACATCGGCATTTTCTATACCCCTATCAAGATAATCGCCAACAAAAATATACAATTCATCATCTTCTAACCCATTCTTTAAATACTCATTTAATACAGTAAAACAACCATGAAGATCTCCTATATGGTGTATCTTATTATAGTTGGAAAAATCTCTAATAGAATAAATATTATTGATTGTTTCTTTAAATTCTTCTGGTTTAATTACAATAAATCCACTTGGAACTTTTTGAGTTTTGAATCTTGCATACATTGTATCAATAGCTTCTTCAGGAACTATTTTGTAACTATTTCTATTTCTATTTCTTTCTTTTACTACTTCAATAGGAACATCTGTAAAATCAATTAAATATTTTCTATAACGATATTTATCAGCTAATTTTTTATATCTGTTCATTTCAACTGTTTTACTATTTGTTGCATCAATAATTGTAAATTCTCCACGTTTCATTCTATCTTCAAGCATAGTAAACAATAATTCCCATACTCTTTTATCGTTCTTTTGGCTGATAGTCCAATTTCCATTTATATCTAAAACAGGAGATTGAATTAATAATCTAACGTTGTCGGCACATAAAGAATACTGTTCAAGATTATTTTCTTTTATAAATGTACTTTTGCCTACTCCTGGTGCGCCTCGCATTAAAAATAGTACACGCATTTAATATTCTCCTCTTTAATTTATTCATCTCATATATTACCATATATTTTATACTTTGTCAATACTTTTATTTTTGTAATCTAAACTCTTATTTTATTGGATTTCTTCTTCAAGTTTAATATCTTTATATATATCACCTACTTGTCGAGTTAATACTACTTCAAATTGAGTTTCGTTACTATAAAAAGATCATTAAACGCACCTATTAAATAAATTTTTTCACCAATATCTTCTTTTTCATATAACATATTTAAAAACTCCTTTTATTATTTTAATCAAACTAGTTTTTATTAAAATACTCCAAAATATTTAAATAACCATAATCCACCACCAATCAATCCTAACCAAAAAATAAGTTTAAGAAATATTCTTCTTTCATTTAATTTCTTTACTTTAATTTTACAATCTACATCTTCACTAACTATTTGAATGTTTATACCATCTTCAATTATATCTTTATCTGTTGCCATCAAAGGTACTTTATTATCTACTAAAACATAACCATATCCTTCCAAAAAACTACTTCCGAATCTTGCTCTTAGTTGTGCAATATGTTCTGCATGTTCTCTTAAATTATTGAAATTATAAAATTCATCTCTAAACTCTTTCATCCATTTTTCGTTAATTTTATTTTCGTCAAATTCAATAATGTATTCATCAACTCTTGTAACAGTACATTTAAATCTTTTCATATAAATTACCCGCCTTTTATTTTTCTTATTTTTAATATTCATAAAAGTAATTATATATCTTTATTTTATATAAGACTTCCAATTATTATAATTGTTTTCAATACATTCTTGTCTTTCTTGTTTATATTTTTCACCAGGATATAATTGACATGGGGTGGCAAAATTATCTTGTCCTCTCCATTGATAATCACAAGTATTACAATTTTTCTCTACTTTATTAAAAACCAACCTTCTTTTTAATTCATTTAATTCTACTATTTCGTATCCAAAAAATTTTCCTTTCATTTTTTTTCAACTCCTTTCTGTCGGGATTAATGGCTCCCAACGGGTCATTTTTTTAGCGAAAGAAAGACCGATTAATCTTCTACAAATCATTTAATATATCAGCAAGTGCATGTGCCTGATTAACAGGTATATTAGCGAATCTATCGCTTAAAACATTGTTATATGCTTTAACTTTATTTTTTAATTCTTCAATAAGTATAGAGGGTTCTCTTTAGCCCAGGTTTTCCATAATACAAGGTATTCTTTCCACAGATTTTTACTTTTATCAAGAGGTGGCTTACCTTTCCCGAGCATAGGTGAATTACCAAATTTACGATAACCTTTCACATCTAGCTGATACGCTTCTTCAATGGTTCTACCGTCAGCTAAACGTGCATAAAATGCAGAAAATCTTTTATCTCCCCGACTACTCACTTCATATCCACCATAACGTTGCCAAGTGTAATTTACCATGTTTTCACTCCTTATTTTCCACATCTATACCCCATACTTGTCATAACAACTACACACTTCATTCCTCTTCAACTTTATAACTCTCCTTTCTTATTATTTTAAACTCTCTCTTAATTCTTTGATCCATTTATTTCTGCTTAAAGTCTTTTTAACTTCTTTTTTATATTCTTCAGAATGATATTTAATATTTCTCAAACAACTATCAATATTTCTTTTAATATATTCTTCGGGAGTTTCCTTCTCAACATCTAAAGGATAAAACTTTTCCTTGCCATCACAATCAAATTTAATGCTATTTTCTAATTGTTTAATAGCAAAATTCTTTAATTCAACATGGTCTTCTGTTGGGGGTTGCCATTGTAATACGTCAGATAGTACATTTAAATATCTCTCCTTCAAATTTTTATATATTTCATGTTGCTCTTTATTATATTTTATATTTTTTTCATATTCTCTTTCAGTAATTATTTTAGCTTCTTCTATTGTCATTGTTCGATATCTTTCCAATTCATTTTTTACTTCTTCTAATCTTCTCAAATGATAATCATTCGGTTGAAACTCTTCTGGTATTTCTGCATCAAAAGGTTCATATATACCAAAAGCTCTAGCACATATCATTAAAAATTCTTTACCAGTTACATTTTTACCTTCATAAATATCAGAAGTATAACCTGTGGGCATTTTAACATTCCTCCTGTTAATATTAAACTAAAAAATTTGTTCTTATACTATTATCTGGCATATAATAAATATTGTAATCTCCTTTATTTAAATGATATATTTCAGGATATCTTTCTCTTATTCTTTTATACATACCATTATCATCATAACCAAATCTTTTTACCTACAATTTTATAATGATAAAAATATACTATAATAAGAAGAATTTTTAAATCTTGAATTATTATTTTTATATATAATTAATTCTTTATATTTGTAGCTTCGCATAATTCTTCCTCTTTATAATTTAATATTTTTCTATCATAACTTCTTCTTATATTTTTTGTTCTGCTTATGTAGTTACGATATCCTCTAATACCCATATTAAATGAATTTAAGGTATATATTTCTAATTTTTTATCTTTATATCCTTTTTGTTCCCAATAATCTCTATAATTCTTATATACAGCGATACCTCCTTCAATGTTATGATAAACATTGTTAATATTAAAATCTTTTATATCAGTTAATTCAGCAAACCAATTAACATAATTATTGTTTAATTGCATAATTCCTACACTACAATTTCCACCAATATTATTTTTTGATTTTGCTTCTTTGTTAAAGTTACTTTCTACAAACATAATAGATAAAATAGTTTCCATATTAACTTCATATTTCTCGCATTTATCTCTTATAAAATCTTGTAATTCATAAGATAATGGTACATTATAGTATATATTTTCACACTCCGTTTCTTCTACAAAATCATCCATAACCGAAACAAAAACTAGATAAATATCTTCTTTATTATCTTGCTTTACTTTTATTTCTTTTTGACGAGGGTAAATCAAAATTGTAACTAATATTATTAACAATATAACTATAACCTTAGATTTAATTTTTACCACATCCTTTTAGTTTTTCTTATTTATTGCTATTATATTAGCATTTTAATTAACATTTGTCAAATATATTTTCATTAAGTATTTGAATATAATAATCATTACGCAATAAATTATTTCTTTGTATAATTTTAACGGCATAACCACTGTTAACTAAAGCAAGAGCTACTCTTTCTCTATCTTCTTTTTATTCATTTATTATTTTCCTTTCTGCGCCAAAGCATTATTTGATTAAAATATTATATTAGTATTCTTATTCTCTTCTTGTTTCCAACCATACATTTCTAACCTTGGGATACAAATATCATTTATGTATTCTTCACTCATATCTATTCCTATGAATTTTCTTTTATTTAACCATGCCATTTTGCATGTTGTTCCAGAGCCACACATAGGATCAAATACAATATCACCTGGGTTGCTCCATGATATTATGTGGTCATGTGCTAATTGTTCAGGGAATGGGGCAGGATGATTTTTAGGTTCTCTATTTCCATCAAGAGCGTAAATCCAAATATTAGATTTAATTTTACTATTTTTTGAATAAGTTATTTCACTCCTATCTCTTTTAGAAGAACCTTTCTCTTTAGATTTCCATTTATAAGGTTTATTTGGATTTTTCACATTAACCTTTATTGGATTAAATGTTTTAGGTTTATTTTTACTAAATACGAACATATATTCAAAATACTGCTCATATCTATTATGGGTTAATGGTATAGGGTTTAATTTTTCATATATCATAGTATCATGCAAATTAAATCCGACATTCATAGCATACAATGCTTGCTTAAAACTTGTGCCTGTCTCTGAACCTTTATGTGTTTGATCACCCACCACCCACACTACAACTCCACCTTGCTTAGTCACTCTATACAACTCTTCAATCATAGATTTATAATCAAACTTGAATCCTTTGTACTTTCTAATGCTGTCATAAGGCGGAGACGTAACTGTTAAGTCCACAAACTCATCTGACATATTATCTCTCATAAACTCCACAGATTCACCAATATAAAAATTATTTAACTTAATCAATATGTATAAAAACACTCCTTTTTATTTTAATATTTTAATAAAAGTATCCTTTTAAAATAAATATTATATCATTTCTTTTAAAAACTTTTTTAACTCTATTCCAACTTCTTCAATATCTTTATGATTTCCAGCATCAAAAACAGGTACATCATAATATTTTGCAATTCTAATCGCCTGACCCGTTCCACCTTGCCCCTTACCCTTCTTTGTCCAACATATAACAAATCTTGAAGGAGTCTTTAAATCTTGTCCTAATATTTGATGGGAATTTCTTGCTTGTAACTTCTTAGCACCTTCTGATAAATTGTGCCAATATGGATGAAATTGCTCTGCTATTTCAAATGCTTTTTTATCTTTAACTATTAGTTTAGAATTAGAGTTTTCAAATCCAGCCCAAGGTAAGTATATTTCTTTTTTACCGCTTACTAAATCACAACCTTTTTCAAATGCTTGGTCTGCTCCATTCGCTCCTCCAGAACGCAATATTAGTTTTTTCTTGGCTAAATATCTACCAACATTAATAAACAATTTTTGAATTTCTATAGGAGTTTCTCTTGAACCTATTCCTGTATAGTACATTTTTTCTTCTCCATAAGTGTTTTCTGCCGGGATATCCATCTCTCCTTTCTGTCAGGATTATAACCCGATTATATCTTTTTTATTTTCCCAAGAGGTATTTTACCTCGTCCAAAAATTTCCATAAGTCACTTGCACGATACGAATACTCGGAGGGGATCGGGCAACCCTGTTGTTCCGCATAGGATAGGATTCTTGCCCGACCATACGGATAATCTTTAATTGCCATTTGTGCGGCTTTTTGACCGTACAGCCGTAACCATTTTTCAGCGGCGGCGGTAAGGCGACACTTTGCTTCCCTCTCGGCACGTGTTTTTTCTCCTGGTACCGGGCCGTGAACAGCCTGACAGTTCTCAGGAACAGCCAGCATAAGAGAAACATATCCCCCACCGTAACCAGAAGACTCCTGCCTTTTCAAAACTTTTACCTCTCCAAAAGCTTTACCTTCTGGAGACACCCGACCAACCTCTTCCCTGTCTCTGTTTAAAATACGGACGGGCCACTCCCAAAAGCCTTGTTCACGTAGCTTCTGGGTAGGCGCACCATACGAAATTGAGACAGTGGTAGCACCCGAGTCAGATGTTTCGTCCAAGCTCGCCAAATCTTCTTCAATCTGATCAAGTTTTTCGGCAGCTTTAGGCCTCCAGCCCCGGAGAAATTCCTGCAACACAGGGAGTGATACATTCAGGGCGTTTGCCACTTCATGCCATCTATTGGCGGGCATCCCAGTAGCGGACGCCAGTCCTTCCACAAACGTACCTGTCTCCCATCCCATATGCCCAGAAATAAACTGGATACCTTCGGCAAGAACAAGACGGTATGTAGAATGACTCCACTTACCGGCCTTTTTATAGTCCTCTCCAACAATAGCAACCTTGCCCGGGATGCTTTTCCCAGTAAATAGCTCCAGCTCATCCCCAGGCCCAACAATAATAGCCCAGGATGAACGAGACCGGCTTCCCATTTTGTCTGAGTAGATTATTTCCATTTTATATTCTCCTTCCTTCATAATGATGGTATAAACTTCTATCAACAACGGATAAAATCAATCCCTTTTAACAGAATTCACGATTTATTCAAATATAACACACCAAAATTTCAATATCCAGATCTTTAAATGTTTCATACATTATTTCCCTTACTTTACCCCATTGAAGTCTATCAAGACCACATCCAATCTTCGGCATTGCTATATATTTAATTTTATTAGTGATAATATCTCTTCTCATTACAATTAAAGACCCTTGTAGCGTTTGATAAGTAGGTTTGTGCCAATATTTTTCTTTAGTGATTAGATTAAAAACATTTTTTTCAAATATACAAGTAGGATGTTTTCTTTCTTCTTTGGTATATTTCTCCAATAATATGTTTTTAAGTTTGTATCGTTTTTGGAATTCTACTGCTATCCCTGCTCCCATTTTGCAATCTGAACTAATACAATGTGCCAGATAGTATTTATCTTCAACATCAAATAGATTTTTCTTTTCTTCTTTTATAATCATCATTTAATCTCCTTAAAAACAAAAAGTTAATGAAATTCAGCCATTTTATTCCTTCAATAAATTTATTATATATTCTTTGTCCCAACCATTAAACAATTTAAATAACACTTGATTAATATCAATTTCATTACATTCATAGTAATGAAAATAACATAATCTACCAAATACATTCCTATTTAATTTTTTATCCAATAAATCAAATTTTCTTTGCAGTTCTTTTACTTGTTTGTTAACTATTTTTTCAGTTTGTGCTATCCCTATTGGATAATCATTTTGACAAATAACAAACATATTAAATCATCTCCTTAAATATTACTAACTTGGTTAGTATTATATCTCTAAATAAAACTCATGTTTGATTACAATTTTTCTGTTTTATATATAAATACTTTCTTAATTTCTATTTTTACACCGAATTTTTTACCACAATTTTTACAAGTCCATATTTCATAATAGCTATGTTTCTTCTTTATAATCAAAATTAATATTACCGCAATATGGGCATATACAATTTTCATTATACCATTCAGTATTTGGAAAATATTTTTCAATAATTGACTTGATGTTCATTTAACTTCCTCCTTTTAAAAAAGTCACACCATTTATTTTTAAATATTATTTCTCCTTTTCCATAATAAATCCAATTAGGGCTTTCTATATTTAATATTTTATTTATTTTTTTTCTAAGACGCATCATATTTTTTATTGCAAATTTACATGCCTCATCTTCACATTTATCTTTATCTGATTCTTGATTTGTAAATACTTGATAAGAATGAAATATTTCATGAAACAATGATCCGATAACGTCAATTTTATAACCATCAATTGTTTTATTTACTTTCCTAATCGCATCTAAACAAATATAAATATCAGATTTATTTATTTTTAATAATTTTCGGTTAAAAACATCTCTGAGTCCATCAAAATAATAATGCCCTAATCTATATATTTCAGTTTTACTGTTACCAAAAACGCCATTTTCTTCAATAAATGAAGGATCTGTTAAAAAAACATTACATTCCATTACTTTATATTTATTGTTTAAAATCGCAATACACTGTTCAATTTGTTCATCGGTAATATAAGGAGATTCGTTCTTTATAATTTTAATCATTAGAATCAGTCCCGTTCTTTTTTAGTGATTAATTAGTTTTATTATTTCTAAAATAATCCGCAATTTTATCAAATAAACTTGATTTCTTTTCAATTAAATAAGCACCCTGAACAACAAACATCTGTATTTCCATATCTTTTAATTTAGAAAATAAATTATCAATTGCTTTCCAACTATTTTCATAAACTTTACAGCTACCAAATTTTGGTTGTATAGTAAATAATAGTTTATTTTTCTCCTTTTCAAGATATGCTTCTGAATCTGCTGCTAATTTAATTACAACAACTTCTCCCTTTTGCAACCAAAATTTTACTTGTCTAAGTGTTGTAATTTTAGATAATTCCATATTCTTTTTACACCTTCTTTATAAACCAGTTCTATTCTTTCTAAAAAATTTCCGTTTTTATCTCCTTTTTATTTTAGCATTTTAATAACTTTTTTATTTACTTAATATTTGTTTTTATCCACAATTCAGCAGATTTACTACATAATTCAAAATTATTGAATCTTAGATTATCATCTAGTGATGTGTATATAATTATACTACAATATTCAACCACAAAATGATATAACTTTAAAATAGGCGATCTATATATAAATATCCTACAATTTTTAATTCTTCTAGTACTTACCCATGTACAATAATATTTACGGCTTTTAAATTGTTTAAATTTCATGTCATAATATAATACATCTACTTTTGACGAAAATTGTAGATATATTATAGCATAGTTAAATTACATATGCAACAACTTTTTATACTGTTTAAACAAATCTTTTACTTCAAACCAATACTTTTCTGGATTTCCCGATCCATAATTGAACCTAATACAAATTTCTATATAATCTTCTTTTGTTACAACCCCATTTTCTTTATACTTATCCACCGCAAGCTGAATCATCCCTGATTGATACAAAGAAGTAAACGATAGATAAGGATTATCTAAATACTTCTGGATTCTTTTCATTCTAGAATTAAGTAAATTAGGAGTAAATTTTTCGTATTTATTTTTCCCAGGCACTCTTAGTACATAATTTTCTACTTTGTTAATTTGAATTTTTCTAGGTTGAAATGATAATCTTACATTATTTGTTTCTTGACTATTGTTTTCAACATACACTTCTTGCTCATATGTGTTTCTTATTAATGCCATAGTAGATGTTTTTACATCTAATCTTCTACTTTTGCCATTGTTTTGTACAAGAGTTAAAGTGTTATTTTCTTCATCTTTTTTTATAGGCATAGTAAGATTAATTATTTCTTCCAATGTTCCATTTTCTACAGTTCTACCTCTAACCCCTATGAAGGGTAATTCAATCAAAAGTTGATCTTGTTCGTTATATAAAATATTTTGATACTCTCTAAGTTTTTCTCTACTAATATATTTATTTAACATTGCTTGTTTATGCACAATTCTTTTTGCTTCTTCTCTTGTAAATACAGATAACCTGTTTTCTCCATGTTCTACAACTTTTTTATCCAAACAAAAGTCTATATATTTTTTTAGTATAGATACGTTTTTTATAATAGTTCTTACCGAAGAATTCTTAAATCGTACAAGAAGCATTTCATATAACTCAGAATAATTCATGTTATAAATTGATTTGTTAATTAAGTTTTCATATTCATCAGCTAAACGCAAAACAAACGTATTTGCTTTTGCTGTAGCTGTTGGTTTTGTACTTAAATATTCTTGTTTAAGTTCATTATCTCTTTTAAAAATAATATCCATTATAAACCCTCCTTTCTAAACAACTTATAAAGTTTATTACGTGATGTTTTATTTAATTTTTTAGATGTGAATCCAATATCTCTCCATAATATATTATTCTTATCAAAGTTAATGTTATCTATCTTTTTTTTAGTTTCTTCTTTCCAATTACTATTACCTCTTAATTGTGCGGATAATGCAATATACCCATAAAAAATATATTTATGGTTCATAAAATTTTCATTTCTACCAACGACAAATTCATTAGGATATAAATGAAAAAGATAATCAGTAAATGTCACAATCCAACTACCCAACTCTCTTATATCAGTATTATCGTCCAAAACATAATTTTCTTTTATGGCTTCTGCAATAATATTTTTTGTAGTTAGTCCTCTACCGTATTTAATTTCTATATCTTGTTCTTTCATTACTTTATTAAGCTTGCTTATCTTATCATCAGCAATAACACTAACAATAAGATTTTCCTTCTTGTTTAAATCCCATACTTTTATTTGCTCCTTTTTAATTGGTTTTTGTTTATTAATCTGAACCATATAATCCCTGGCTGCATTTTCAGATAGATTAGTAATAATAAGTCCCCAAGTAAAATTAATTTCGGGATTTTCTTCAACAACAAGGGAATTGGCTACCTTTCTATGATAACCGTCAAAGATATTAATTGTTGAACCCTCGCCAATTGTTAAGATTTGTTTTTTAGGATCATAATGAATTTTTTCTTGAAAATTATTTAAGATATTTATCTTAATATGGTCAGGAAATTGTTCTCCATTTAATATTCTGTTTTTAATCTCAATCATTTTTCTTTTATCAAAATCAATTTTTATACCAGATACAGTTATTTTAGGAGATCGTTGAGTTTTAAAATTATATAGCAACAAATTTTCAACATCTAATTTTGCAAGCTCTTGTGCTGTTATAATGGTTTGCCAAATTCGATCTGAAATTTGTTGGACATTTTCAAATATAACAGGATATACATCATCTTTTAATTTTTCTTCTTTATAATTGCTCCACTGTTTAATTTCTATTTGTGTAAAATAATCTTCAACATTTATTTTTATGCCTAGATTTGTTTTTTGTTCTACTGCTTTATTTAAGGCAACAGAAAATAAAAATAAAAATCCAATATCAACTTCAGAATCACCAATAGTATCTAGTGATTCATTGCCCATAAAAACCTGTGCAGCTCTATATGCTGGCAAATTTCTACTAAGAAATTCATTTGCTATTTCTTGTTTAATATCCACAATATGTCCTACTTCCGCTATTATATTTTTAAGTTTTTCTTTTAATTTAATTTGTTTTTCTTTTAACATAATTTCATTGTACCTCCTTTAATTATGTATTTTATTATAATTATAAGTAAAAGTCAATGAAATTATGTATTATAAAATTATTTTTTAATAAGTATTATCTTTTTTTTTATATAAGCAATTATTTTTTATTCTTTTGCCTTTAGGTATTAAATTAAAATCCACACACTCTAAAACAAAATCATATCCTAATCCTCTAAGTGCATTCAGTTCAAACTCTGCTGTTTTTTTAGATGTATAGAAAACAAATCCTGTAGAGTCACCCGTAAATTTAAAGAAATACCATCCCTGTTCTGTTTGGCGAGTGTTAATAAAGTTTCCTGGAGCAATGTAGTTACCATCTCTATCTAGTATTACATAAACCATCTTATTTACCATTACTCTTCCTCCATTTTAAATTTATTTATACAAACAGTTGTTTGTATATAATTATACATTAAATTAAATATAAATCAATACATCTCTATTAATTTTATAATATATAAATTATTTTACAATATAAACATTTCGACATATTCAGTTTGTAAAGCCTAATTCACATTTTATAGCATCCTCTATTTCTATCATTTTATATTTAGAGAATGTTGTTATTTTAGTAGGATAGTTACCGTTAATAAAAAACCTTCTTTTACTAATAGTTCTAATATGTTCAGTAAGAACATAACTATCAATTTTTAATCCTATCTCTTTCCCAACAGAAACATGAATTTGAGGAAGATGTTTTTTCTTACTTGTAATTGGAGCAACTACTACAATACTACCGTAAAAATTACCTTTATTATTTGATAGAATCACAACAGGTCTTATTCCTTGCTGCTCACTATCAATTCCATCCAAATTACAGTAATAAACATCTCCTCTTTTAGGAAACCACGTTTGCCATACTTGAATATCATTATTAACAATTTGGGCTTGAATCATCTAAATCACTCCTGATAGTTATATAGTTATTTTATTACTATATAACTATTCTGCCCAACATTGTTTTATTCATACATTATAAACTTTATTTTTTTATTTTATTAAAATGTCTTTTTTACTCAATAATAATACCTCCAATAAACATATTTAATAATAGGCAGAAAGACAAACTTTCTGCCTATATTTCTATTATTATTCTAATTCGTTAAGCATTGCTTTTAGTTCATCAATTGATTTATTCTGCAAACTTTCATTTTCTTTCATAGACAATATCTCTAATATTTTTTGCCTTTGTTGTTTTCTCTCTTTTTCTTTTTGTTTTTGTTCTTGTTCTTCTAGTTTAACTTTAACTATATACTTTACAATCTCAATTTTTAAATCAACTTCTTCGTCTTGTTTAGTTTTTACTTGAAGCAAACTTTCTTCTTTAACTTGTTTTGCTTGTCTGTTAAGAGTTTTAAAAATTGAATCTAAATCTTCAACTGATAAATCCCAAAGATCCTCCACACTAATTTGTCCTTTAAACGAAAACCTCATCTTTTCTCTTGTTGCTCTTTCAAACATTTTTTCCATAATAAATCTCTCCTTTATTCTAAAATTTTATTTTGAGAATCCTTTCTGTTTGTCCTTTAACTTTAACCACTAATTCATTTCTTTTAGTTGAACTAAAGCCTAAACCACTCAATTGTTCTTCACTATCTTCTACCGCCATTTTACTTGCTAACGCTTCAAATACTTTTCTATGTTTCATTAAATCTTCTTTTAAAAATTCATTAAAAAATCCATTAGGTCTCTCTGGATTAATACAATTTTTAAGCATAAAGAAATAATGTCTATGTCCAATTTCATACTGTCCATCCCAATAGTTAGGCGAATACATTATAACTGTTACGGGAATAAATTGGTTAGTTTTTAATTCCCATATTTCTTTTGATGAAATATTTGAAGGTAATTTCTCTTTAATACTAAAACCATCTTTCTTACTATAACTAACTTCTGCCACATGTACATCTTCTTTATGCCTTAGTTCTTTATTATATTCAAAATAATATATCTGTCCATCAAATTCAATTTCCGCTTTAAAACCATTACGCCCACCATTATGTGAATAATTATGAACAAAGAATTTATATATGCCTTCTTCTATTTTATTTTTGCTTGTCCAAGTAATATTTTCAACTGCTGGAACATTATTAATAGGTGTTATTATATCTACATCAAGCATCCCTCCAGTTGGTGATTTTTTACCTCTATTTATATAAAATATTTCATATCTCGAAGGTTCAATACAATGTGCATCAAAATCGTTTGGATTATAATTATCATCATTCCATTGTATTGAAAACCTTAAAACGCCATCTACGTTACCACCAGCATATTTAACCCTCTCTTTTATAAGACTATCTGTTATATTCCCTGAATACGCCCAACTAAATCCGTTATTCCATTTAAACATACTTTTAGCATTTTTATTTTTGGGTGCTATTAATGAAACCATGTTACCCGCATGTTTATTTTCCAGGAATATTTCAACTTCTTTTGTTATTGGCAATACGTTATTAATAAAGTTATCAATAGAAATTTCTTCTACTCTAGAAAATCTTTTAGGATTTATTACGGCATCTCTTGACATTTCTTCAAAAATATCTGCGCCACTAATTCTTTTAACAACATCTTTATTAGAAAATAATATATTATTAACTGTTATATCATCTAGTCTTGCAAATCTCCTACTAAGAGAATCTAAATAACCAAGTTCTTCTATTGTTTTCTTAGCGTCTTCCAACATTTTTTTGGTAAATATTGGTTTAGGACGTTTATAATTAGTAGGAGCAACCATTGCTTCATATTTTCTTACTGCTATATCTAATTCCATACCCTCACTTATATTAACAAGTAATGTTCCCATACTATGATTTCTTATTTTTCCAATAACGCTTCCAACTTTTACAGATTTTTCCCATGTATAATTATTTTTTTCTTTTTTTGTTCTTAGTTTATCATATTCTTTTTTGTATTTAAGAAATTCTTTTAATGTATTTTCCCATTCTTCGCCTTTATACAATGAATTCTGAGATATAAGTTCCAGTACTGTTAACAAACTATCTTCTGTTATTTCTTCCAGAGATCTCTTAAATACGTTTCTTGTATCTCTATAACTACCTTTTATTTCTCCTATTGATTGATTACCTTTATAGATAAACCTATCGGGCAACTCTAAATAAAAATGTTGCCACTCAATTATTTTTTCACTTTCTGTTTTTTCATAATTTTTATCTGTACCTATTTTTTTAAATTTAGTAACATATATATTAGAAATATTTTTAGATTTAATATAATTAGACAAAGCATTAATTACTGGTTGATATGTTTTACTATCAATTTCAAAATCCCAAATAGTTTTAATTTCATTATTTTTAATAACAACTACATTACCAAAATTTTTTATGAATTGTCTACAACAACTACAATCATGTTCTCTTCTTTGTCTAAAAATTTTATTAGTACCTTCAGGAAAACTATCTAGATATAAACTCCATAATTCATCTTTGTCTAATTCTATTTCAAATAAATGATTTACATCTTCTGATATTTCTTTAAAGTTTTCTTGTAATGCTTTTTTAAATTTTACAAAATCTGTCATATATTTATACCTCCTTTTTATTTTTTTAATGTCATCAAATCACAATTTTATAATATCTCCCCTATTATGCCACCAAAAGTAATTCTGTTGCTTTATCAAAAATCGGATGCCCTGTCACTACTTTATCAAAACGATTTTCAGCAAATGTTTTTGTGTTCCTTCTAGGTGCAGAATGACTAACTAAATCTGATACTGCTCCAACTAATCCCCACGCTGTTCCGTTAAATTTTTTCAAGTCTGGTGCTTTATTATAACGATAAAGTAATTCTTGTCTAATATCAATTATATTGTTTTTCTTCCTGTCAGACATATCATCGCCAATAGGGAAAAGCATTTCAGTAAATTCTGTTACATCATTATTTGTAATTTTCTTATCTGCAAGTATTTCTGCTGTCTCAGAAAGTTTGTTCATATAAATATGTGTTAATTCTAATGTTCTTTGTGCCTCCTTTAATTTTTCTTGCATACTTCCAGCGTGTATTGTTGACCAACTTCTGCTTGCATTTTTTAAAGCCATATTTAATGTATTCCAACATACTACCCTTACAGGAGTTATAAATGCTCTAACGCTTCCTTTTCCATCATGGTTATTAAAAAATCCAAGATACACTTCTGTATCATCTCCAACAAGTTTAAAACGATCCTCTAATTTTGCTAATAGCCAAACTTTTTTACCATTACATAAACTACCTGCCGCTTCGTACTTAGTCCCTTCTCCCAACAAAACATCTGTAAACTCAAACGCTTCATAATTTTGAACAATTTTATATTTACCACTTACTATTCCTAATACCGAATCATCTGCACTCCTAACATTTGCATAAAAATCCTTAATTATCACACCATTTTTTACTAATTGTATTTGTTCTTGCTCTACTGTCCAATCTAACTCAGCCAATTTTATCGCTGTTTTACTATCTGGTGCTTCTTCCACAATCCTCCCTAGTCCATGCCAAGGTACTTGCCGATAACTAAACATGGTTTCTACCATGTGCGCCATTATTAAATTACCTCCTTTTTATTTTAATACTATTATATTTATATTTCTTTACTTTGTCAAGTATTAACCTGACAAAATTTAAAAAAACGTGATAAATTAATATTTAACACAGGTTAAGATTTTTCAAACTTTTTCATTTTTCTCCAAAATAACCAACATAAACCCCCATATTCCACAAATCATAAACACTATATTTATTACGTAAACTATCTATCCATTTAGTATATTTTTCACTAAAATTCAAAGGGTCTGCTATATTCCAACTAGTAATATATTTACCATACAACTTTTTAGGCATATTGGCTAACCTAATTGTTTGTACAGTATAATCTGTTAATTCTACACCTATAATATTAACTAAATTACTTTTACCCGATAAAGTTCTACGTTCATCGTCATATAAAAATGGATTAAATTCAATCTCAAAAATAAGATTATTACCAAATTGCAATATAGGCAAGATGAAATTATCTTCTTCAATAATTCTTGTTCTAATTTTCCCAAACCTTAATAACCTTTTCTCTTCTGTTGTCATATTATTTAAAAATATAACTATTGTAAAAATCCCATCTTCCATAACTTCCATGATACAACAATCCGTATTTACTCTGCTTGTAAAAAGATTAAACGCTTCACCAACTCCAACTTTATGAAAATTCATTCTTAATTAACTCTCCTCTTTTTTATTTCTCTAAATTTTTCTCTGCATTTAGAACAATATGAAATTGTTTTCTTCCCTTCTTTAGATTTTTTAATTCGTAATGGATAATCCATTTTACCGCCACATTGTAAACATAATCCTTTCTTCTGTCTGATATTTCTTCTTCTTTTATACTTAGCTTTTTCGTTACATTGTATAGTGCAATAAACTTGACGAATAGTATTGGGCATATACTGTTCTCCACAATATTCACATCTTTTAGGTACGCCACGATACTCAAAACCTTTTGGTAACATAATTAACTCCTATATTTTTGTTGTTTTTTATTACTATATTATAAAATTATAAATTAATCAACATCTTTTATTGGCAATATAAAATCTTCATTTCCTATTAGTTTATCAAGTGTTTCTATGGATTTTAAAGACAAAATATTATTCCTCTTGGCAACACCTTCAACACTTTATTAAACCCATCATATAAAGTAAAAACATCGGTTTGAAATTTCATTTTTACATACCCCTTTGTCTTTGATCTCTTTGTCATGAAATCCGTATTTTGTATTAAGTTACTTTATTTTGTATAGCTTTACGAATATCAAACAAGATATCATATACCTTCTGACTTCCTTTTGTCCCTTTTTTCTTCTTCCAATACCTATAGCTTGCTCCACCATTTTCTGTTATAGTACATTCAGCTAAACAATCATATATCCATCCTTTCGTTCTTATTGGAATATTTATATTATATTTGTCTGCTAATTTAACAATAATATCTCCACCTTTTATTGTACCTCCATTTATAAAAATCTTTTCTGTTTTTTCAATAAGTAATCTTTCAGCTTTTGCCTTTTCTTCAGCTTCTTTCGCTCTTTGTTTTGCAATTTCTGCCTTCCATATTTTTTCCTTTTCTTGCCTTTTTATTTTTAATACCTTTGCAATTTCTTGACATTTATCTAATTCATCAAGACACAATGCTCCAATAAAATCTGCAAATTTTCCTCCGTTATCTCTTGCATCTATCCAGTTTTGAATATGGCGGTCAATATACGTTTCTTTTAAATATGCAAATTGAACATCTTCCTTTTGTCCATATTCATCAATAAATGCCTGCTCTTTGTCAATTTGTTCTTTGATTAAGGGACTATATTCTTCATATGTTTTACCTTTACGCAATTCATTAAAAAACTTATTTCTTCCTTCAATATCACCATACCATTCTTTGTTGAGTTTTGTATATCCAGCTTGTTGTATAATGTCATATTCTGTTTCTCCATTTGTAAAAATATATTCGCCAACTTGAATATAAATATAATATTTATCTTGTGGATTTCTGGCATAATCTTTGTTCGGTTTTCCGTCCTCAATCCATAGAGGATATTCCCCAACCGTTTTAAAGTAATTTACCCGAATGCGTTTACCTTCTTTGTTATACATTCCATTAATAAAAAGTGGTTTTATAAGTTTTGCCATTATTACTCACTCCTTTTTATTTTAGATCAAAATCACATTTTATTGCATTAAAACAAAAGTAAAGTGCATAAACGCCTTCAAAATTAACACTATTAATTATCTTATATATGGCTTTTCTTTTGCCTTTTTCTATTGTAAATTTTTCCCATTACATATTCAACAAACTCTTCCCCTCTATCGCAAAATTCTTTGACCATAGCACAAACTAAACCATATGACATTCCTGAATGGCCTTGACTTTCTATCGTTGCCTTTGCTTCATCAAGTGTGCCGTTGTTATTTAATATCTTTATTATATCTAAACAGCATCCCAATTCCATTCCATGATATAAATCATTTAATCTAATAGGAACAATTCTATCCCAATACTCCCATTTATCTTCTGTTAGAATCTTTCTTCCTTCTTCCATCCATTCTTTACTTAAATGAGGTATTTGTTTTTTATGTTCTTCCTCTTCTCTTTTAAGATTGTCCCGCCATTCTTGTTCTGCTCTATCAAATTCTGCCTTTGTTTTACCAGTAATTTGTTTATATGCTCCATCCATTGTTACAGTGTCAGAGTATAGCATAGTGCCGTTAAAATCTCCATATGCTAACATCCCTTTATCTTTATATCTTAACAATTCATATACTGCACTTTCAATATTCTGTCCGAAAAATTCAACCTCTTCGTATTTCTTATTCATAATTACCTCTCCTTTTATTTTAATAAATTAACCATTCTATTAATTTATTTTATAAGGGAAGAGGATTTAACCCCTTCCCTTATTCATTAAACATTCCTTCCGCATCCTCTAACGATGAAATTAATCCATCAAAATCCTCATTTTCGCCCAACATAATAGCAAGTTCATAAACAATATCAAAAGGCACACAATAATCTGCTGCTAAACATTCCAAATAATCTTTCCTGTTTTCATATCCATTTTGTTGATAAATACTTTCTTCCATTATATAATCACTTCTTTCATTTTTATTTTAAATGAGCCTCAGTATGAAACTCCTCTATTTAATCTAAATATGACAATCAACCACTGTTAATGTCCATTCTGGATCTGCTGTATCAATAAACTTTTCCTTAAAAGACATATACCATTGTTTTGCTTCGTCATCAGATTCAGAACTACATCCCCACCAACCCATATTGCCTTTAGAATGCCATACACCATCGGGAGTAATCACCGCATACGTTCCAAATTCTGCTGTTAATTGTGCGTACTGTTCTTTAGAATTATATCTTCTAGTATAATATTCTTTTTTATACCAATCAGATTTAAGTAAGTCTTCTTCTTCTTTATTCTTTGGCATATCTTCTTCAATTTTTAATTCCCAAAATCTAATTGCCTTATTATATTCTTTTTCATCTATTGAAAAATCAATATCTTTTACTTTTGCTGTATCTACCTTATATTCGGGAATAATTTCATTTTTATTCGTCCAGCTTCTTTCACCATAGTCTCCTGAATTTGCTCCAGGTTTTAATTTCAATAAACCACTCCATCTTCCTCCAATTTGATACCAATCCCATTTTGCATTAGGATTAGTACGTGTTACTAATTCAATTACTTCTCCATTATTATTAACTTTACCCCATCCATATTTTTGTTCATTATACAAATCTGGTTCTTCATTTTCTGATATAAAATTTATCCCATAATAATATTCAACAAATTCTTTAAAAGACATAACATCAGTTGCCTTTACTTCAATTTCTTTATAATCATTCGGTATAAACTTTACTTTTGCTCTATACCCTTTGCCATCCTTCCAATCTTTGGAAAACCAACTAATTCCTTTTCCAAAACCAAAACCCATTCCAATTGTTTCTTTTTCTGTTGGTTCACGATAAAATTGATCTTCGTCAGGATTGTATAGTTTACCATCTGGTGATTGTAGTTTGATAAATGTATAATTATCATATTCATCTTTTGCCCTATCCAATATACTAATAGTTTTAACATATTCATCTACATGACCAGTACATTCAAACTCATGAAATGGCGCAAGTAATTCATCTATTGTTTGACCTTCCTTTGTAAATACTGCTACTGTAAAATGACTCATAATTACACCCTCCTGTCAATAAAAATTTATTGCTGTTATCTATATTTCTTTATTAATACCTTCTTAAAATATTCATTAATGCACTACATTCATTATCCCATATTTCTTCTAATTCCTCTTTAGTGAGAAGTTTTAAATTTTCAATCCCCCTTTTGTTGTTCAATATAACTATTGATATACTGCTCAAACCTTCCTTTCTTATGTTAGTTATACTATAATTTTATTTTAGTGATTTAATTATACTATACATTAAAATTTTGTCAACATATAATTCCCCTTACATCTAAAACTGTATTTTCTCCCCATTTTGTTAAAAAATCATAAGGAAATTCTCTTAATGCTTTTTTACAATTTTTTATAACCTCTTCTCCATTTACTTCTTTTTCGTCAAAAGAAAACTCTTTTTCAATTGTTATTATAATTTTTGCTTTAGACATTGAGTATCATCTCCTTTCTGTTGTAATATAACCTGTTATTAAAATTTTATTCCTGTTCATACTTTCTTTCAAGTTTATACAAATCATTAAATAATGATCTAACATCTTCTTCATCTATGGCATCAACTTGTTCCTCTGTATATAGTCTTAATTTATCATATCCTCCCACTTTTTTTATATAACCACAAATATATTCTTTCAGCAAATTTTCAAAATGTTCTCTCTGTTCTTCAGTATAAGGTTTTCCTAATGAATTACAAATTTCTCTTGAGTAAATTTTACACATTTTATTTATGTCTGTTACAGGAGGATTATCATAATTAAAATTAGAGATAAACAGTTCAACCGAATTAGGCACATACTCATTCCATAACTCTTCGGGCGTTATTTCTAGATACCATTTCGTTTTATTTTTTTTCATATCAATTATATCTCCTTTTGTTTTTTTTTATTATAGCATAAAACCCTTATTTTCTCTAACTGCATAAAGGTATAGCAGATCATTGAGATTAATATACCTGTATTCTATGCAAAACCAAATCATCTTTTACGTTGTTACTTGCATTTTTGCATACTCCTCTCATGACAATCAAAATAATCATGATTCTCTTCTTGTCGTTCAATCATTCTTTTTATTAAGTTTCTTGCATGGGTTATAGAAGGATATTCTACTCTTGCTCCAGCATTAAACATATCTCTGTCATGTAAATTAATGCCAGAATTACAATGATGAACGCTATATTTTCCGTCATACACAAAAAATAATTCCCCATTGCACCTTGGACAAAACGCTTGGTAACTACCATTTTTAAAAGTTTTAATCATTTTTAAAACAACTCCTTATTTTATTATCAAACTTCTTCAATATTTTCAGCTATAATTTTTCTCGCTACTGATTCAATTCTTGCTTTTGCTTCTTCTATATCGTCAACAAAATTTTCTTCCGTTAAATCAAAATATATTTCTGCATCTTCCGGTAAGCTATTAAATTTTACTTCTTGGAGAACATTATAAACCATTTGATCAAAGTTAATTCTATCTGACATTGAACTTTTAAGATAGTACATTTAACACACCCTCCTTTTAAAAATTATCTTCTTGTCTTTCATCTACATATTCTTGAAAATTTGCTGGTTCTCCATCACATTCTTCTAAATACGTTCCATCCTCAGTGTAAACCGTCATATCGGGGAATTGAGCAAAATAGCCACCCCATTTTCCGACATAATCACCTAACAACCAAAGGTTATGTTCGTTAAATTCTACTCCTGCCCACTCTAAAAATTGCCTTGCTGTCATTTTACATTCCTCCTTTCATATGTAACGGAGAGAGGTATAACTATACCCCTCTCCGCTTCATTTTAAAATTATGCTTCTTCGATTTTATCAGGAAAATGTTTTTCAGCTTCTTCTGTTCCACCATGAGAACATAAAAATCTAAAAGCATCTTCTGAAGAAATAGGTTCAATGTCTTCAGATCCGCTAAAGGAATTGCTTCCACAAGGTTTTTGCATGTCTGTCATAGCACCACCCACATGATGAATAAACCAATTACCTTTCTTTGTAAGATAAAGATCTTTGCTACGATAATTAAAATCACTAGGATACTTTCCATTTGTCCAATCAACTACCAACTCTGCCGTTTCGGTGTTATACACCTTTCCATTAATAATTTTTTTCATTTAAAACACTCCTTTTTTTTACTGCTACATGCAGTTTATTTAACATCCAGCTACATGCTGGCTTTGTCCAATAATAAATAATATGACCATCCTCCTACTGGATTTTGCAAGTCATACAGTTTAGCTTTTAGCTTGAGTATGACTCTTTCTTGCATTGCTTTAAATTATAAAATATCTTCTATTTCAAAACCTTCAAAAATTCCCCTTGTATATAGATTTTTATTCTTTTCCATCCAAATAACAGTATCATAATATTCATTTTCATATGCTATTCTCTGCACCATATGGAAATCGAGCATATTTGTTCTCCCAGTATCCCGTACAAACTTAATACCATCTAAAACTCTTTTCGACACTTTAATTGTCATTAATAACATCCTTTCGTTTTTTATTTAAACTTCTATATAATACCCACAATTTAAACAAATACCGAAAACAAGATATCGTCCATCACCCCTGAAAACTACAGGATGTAGAGATTCATAATCACATTCATCACATTTAGTATTTATAATTACTTCTTCATCAATAGGATTAACAAAAGATTCATATAAACCTTCTGCAATTAATTCTTGTTTATACTCCCGCCAATTCATAATCTCACCTTCTTTCCTATATATGATAGTAATATAAACAAACTAAATGTAAACATAGTATAGAACTTTTTTATTTTATACGCCCTTTTATAAGTAAGTCATTATATCTTCTTCTTTAATCTCTCTCCACTTATTATTAAAAGTAAACCAATCACAAGCAGGATAATCAACTTTAGGATTATAATGACCACATTTTGTTTTAGGTTTACGAATACAATATTTGCATTCTTTTTCTTCTTCTGTTATGTTACATTCCCTTACTGTTCCAGGGTAAATAATAAACTGATTATTTCTCATAATATAAAACTTTTCCATTTTATACACTCCCTATTAGAAATATTTTAAATTCTTATATTCCTTACCTCTTTTGGACAAAAAAGTATCTGCAATATTTTCTACGATCATCTCCTTTTTATTTTTTAAATAGAAGGGGAGGAGTTACCTCCTCCCTTCTTAAATAATACTTCTCAATAACAAATAAGCATTTCGATAATGCTCATTGTAACCTATTTCCTTATGACCTTTAACCATCAGTGCCATAACATCATTTATAGTCTGATAAATGCTATTAAGTTTTTTATTATCTTTTTCATTAAAATAATTTAGACTTTCAATTTTACGTTCTAATTCTTTTATTTTCTTGTCTGTTAAATATTCTTTCCAACTTGAAAAGTTCACGGCATCATGATAATCTCCCCCATCAATAGAATGTGCTTCGCCCAATGGATCGATAAGTATAGGATTCATTACAAAACTATTTTCTAGATGCCATTTTGAATTGTGGATCTTATGTCTTCCATAACTACCATTTGACCACTCAAAAATCGGACAATCTACATCAGGTTTTTGATCATAAAACACTCTTAATTCTCCATTACCATCCTTAAACATAAACTTTTTATTCAACTTATGTCCTCCTTTTTCAACACTTTTTTGTGCTGGCAAACATATTTTATAGCCTGTTTGCTGGCATTATTTTGCTGTCTGTTTATGATAGTAATGCAAATACACTAAATGTAAAGTTATATTATACAAATGGAAATCCTATAGCCTTACCATTTCTTGTTACACTTCCAAATTCTATTGTTACACCTTTTGTAGTAATATCATTTTCACCCTCCATCTTTAAATTCATTTCTGTATAATGAAAAGCTACTTTACAATTATTACAATAGTAATAGTCTGGTGATAAAGTTTTATCAAAGTTATCGTCTTTATTACATGAAGGACAAACTGCAATAATTCTAGGCATCATTTCCCTCCTTTTTTAGTTTCTTTATATATTTATATTATACCTTTTATAATAATTCTAAATTGTTATGTTTTTATTATACGGTTCAAATATCTCATATTTAGTTTCGGTTTTTATTAATATATAGCAATCTCATAAACATCATCTAAAATTGTAAAATCTGTATGCCTAAGAATCTTAAAAGTGATGTAAGGGATACAAGAAAAAAATTCTTTACCTGACCGTATAAATACAACATAAACATATCTGCTATTATTATGTAGATTTTTATCAATTAACCAGTTATCTTTATTATCTTTTCTGCAATCTTCAATATTCTGATAAAAAGTATGAACAATTTTACCTCCACGAATTGTTTTAAGCTGTATTTCCAATCTTTTCTTCATTTTTCCCTCCTTTATACTCCTTTCTCTTTCTTATTATATACTAACTTCTAAGTTTTCAAAAAATCAACCAACAAATAAAAAATTAGGCGGGAAAGATTCAAAGAGTCATTCAATTTCTATCTATTTAATATTTTAAAATTAAATACCAATTTTTTTATAAATTCTGTTATTGTTATTTTTCTGTTAATCATTACACTTCATCCTCTGTCTTTTAAGCGACTGTTTTGCCATCCCCAAACCCAATATTTTTGCTGTTACTCTGCTAAAATTTAGATTTCTTATCATGTTTTCTAATGCATTTATTGCCCATCCCGCCTGATCTTCTTGTGTTGTTCCAATAATTTCATCATCCCCATTTTTGATTTTTTCTATATATCTTTCCACATCTCTTGTTGTTCTTTTTAAGAGATCAGCAATTCTCTCAAATTCAGCAACCAAATTCTCTTCGTTATATTCTACAAACCGCTTCGCAACTTCTACCATTTGTTCTTGTTTTGTCATTTTTTTCCTCCTTAATATTGATTTCACTTTATTCCTTTCAATAATTTATTTTCAACATATTCTTTAACTTCACCTGCTAACATGTTTTTATTATACAATTCGATTATTTCATATTTATTTACTTGAATACAATAATCCATAATTGGATTATCGTTGTCCCATTTGCCACGAAAAAACCTATCATAAGTGTTGAATTTAACCTTATGATTATTAATATATACAGGTTTTTTCTTAATAATAATCATATTTTTCTCCTTTCTGCCGGGCTATTCCAGCTAATTTGTTAAAAGGTAAAATTATCTATTATATGTTTTACTTCTAAACACACTTGTTTTCTTATTTAATCCATCTCTGCCTTTCATCTTCAAATTCAATATTAACATTATCGTCATACAAATCACTAAAAAATTCTTTTAACTGTTTTCTCAATTCTTCCCTTTCTTCTCCTTCCCCAACATCAAAACATAGATCCATTTCTGTCTCAATAGAATGTATGCCAACACTAGGATCACCAGGAGAATATAAATAAAACTTTGTTACAAAATCATCTGCCATTTTAATTAACTCCTTTATAGTTTTATAAAAGCCTTCTTCTGTTTTATTTTTCTTTTCTTTCCAGTTTGCTAATAGCAAAATTTTGTATTATTGATTTCTATTATTACCATTTTACCATACATTAAAATCAAACTCCTTTCTGTTAATGTGATCAAATAATTGTTTTATCTCAACTACCAAAATTTTAAATCTTCGTGCAGTTCTTTAGATATCCTTTTACCGCACATAGGGCAGAAATTAATACAAAACCTAGCACTATATTGATCAATAATCAAATCCCTTACTTTATTATAATAATGTAAATCTACAATATCATTATTACATATAGTAATTTGCCAATAATTGTTTTCTTTAGCACAGCCATAACAACCTTCACATTCTGAACCAGATTTATATATTTCACCATCTATTTCAATAACTTGTGGTGACGCTATTTCACATACATTATGGTCTGCTCCTGTAGTACGACTAGGAATTGTTATCTCCTTATATTCTAAATTATCACAAAACTTACACATAACATACTCCTTTCACTTTGATTAAATTGTTTTTAATTCAATAATTTCTCCTTTTTAAGTATGATCATAAGCACTTTCCATGTTTTTTCTATTGAATTTCCACCAAAACAGAAGATTATAAACATATTGTTCAATATTTACTACTTGTTAATGAATTGTTCCATATACAAACTGTTATATGTCCGTTTTCTTTTTTTATATCAATATTCCATCTGCTATTTTTAGACTGATAAGATTCATCAAAATAATTATCCATTTTTTTCACTTCCTGTTATAAAATAAAATTGTTATTTTATATCAAATCAAGACTACTTTCATAAAAGGCTATTTCCTTGTCTAAAAATGCCCAATAACACATAACAACCGTTTTTCCAGGAATTAGTTCTGTGTCTGTTATAATTTTTTTTACTATCCCTACATGTCCTTGAAAATCATCTACAGGATAATTTACTTCAACTCTATCGCCTATTTTAAAACCCATATTATAACCTCCTATATTAATCATTCCAATACTTATCAGCACATTTATTACAATATTGTTTACCGTTTATAATGTTTACATCAGGTTGTTTTTTACCTTTAAGCCTTGAATATTTATCACCTAAATCTTTTCCACATTTGCAACATTGATATTGCATATTTGGAAAACTATTTATTGATGAACCAATCATATTAATTATAGCCTCCTTTTATATTAACATTTGCAAACCATTTGCATATTTCCAATTACACCATTTCTTTTATCATTTGTTAAATAAAAAGTTTCTTTTTTATATTCATACTTACATGATTTAATACTGTTAATCAAGTCAATTATATCATCCCATTTCTTACCACTTCGCCTTACTGTAAATTCTGCTGGATGATAACCATCGCTAAAATATCCAACAAAATCAATATCATTATCAATAAATAAGTTAGCAATTTTACAAACAATGCTTGTCGTTATATCGCCATATACCTTGAATTTTAAACAACGTTCTGTTATATAATTATTCATAAATTTAAACCTCCTTATATTGATATAAAATTATGCTCTCGTTATTCTTACTAATTCAGTTCCATCATTTAGCAAGATTAAAAAATATAAAAATAAAACTTATTGTTCTTCTCAATCTCTTTTGCCTGTTTAATAAATATTTTTTGCTTTGATTCAGGCAACATATCAAACATATCCCAAAACATTTCCATAAGATACATATCTCCAATACGCTCTGCAATTTCTTCTAGTTCTTTACGATTCTTTTGTTTGTTTGTCATGCTGTTATACTCCTTTCTGTTATACCTTCTCTTTTGTTGCCGGGTCATATGGTAATCTATACATACAATCTTCATTCCATTTATACCCTGCCATTTCTGGATGCTGTTCATCTATAATTTGTTTTACATTATCCCAGTTTATAACATTGCAGTTGTTAAAAAGAATCCTTCTAAGGATTGTTTCGTTTGATTTATCTTTTTGAGGAAGTACATAATATTGACTAAGATATTCAAAGATCGTTAAATTATTTTTCTCGTTTAGCATTATAAACACTCACTTTCAATCAAATTATACTTTGGTTATAACCTAATACCAGAAAAAATAGGTGGAAATTTATGCAAATATTCAACAGCTTTTTTTTCAAATTCTGTTGCTTCTCTCACAGGATACCAGCCTTTTCCTGCTTCAAAAGTTTCCCATTTACCATCATGAAGCAGTCCACCTGGTTCTAATCCTTCTATTATAGAAAAATTAGGGTTAATCACATACCCAACATCAAAAATATTTCTACAAACAAACTGTGCTGATTCTCCAGTTTGTATGTCTGTTATTTTAACTATTGCGTAAGGGTCTTTTTCTTCGCCTTGAGTGTAACCTTGTTTTAAAATTTCAACTTTCATAGATTGTTTTTCTTTTTGTTTATCTACTTTCTTTTCAATAAATGGTTGTAATATAGATTTCAAATTCATTTCAAAGCCAGTCACAATTGTTTCCTTAAACCCATGATATTTTTGAACTTCGCTGTTATATTCATGGTTTAAAACTTCTCCGAGGTCTTCAATAGTACCTATAGATTTTTTAACTATTCTTTGGATATAATCACAAGGGTTAGACACAAACTCATTTTCACCCATGATTTTTTTAATCGCTCTTTCCATAATGTTTTGTTCAAGTCCCTGCAAATCTTCTGGTAAATTTCTAATCCATGCTTGGTAGTGCGGATAATCACAGCCAACAATACTAAAATGAATATTTCTTTTGCCTTCTACCAGTTCGGTAACAACCTGATTAATGTTTCTTTCTCTTTCTGCTTTTAATTCTTCAAAAAGAGTTTTTATTTCTTTTAAAATATCTTCAGGTAATCCAACACCTCCAAAAGTTTTACCTTTTATCTTTACATTATAGAAAGTCATAACGTTTTTATCTGGCAAAAATTCAGAATTATAGAAATAACCTTCTGAATTATCTTTATTCTCTTTTATACCTGGTATTTTATATTCCATAACTAACTTCCCATATTCATTAAGTTTGGGATTTCTAAAAGAAAATTTTATACCTTGTTTTTCAAATTCAAAAGTTTTCATTGTTCTATACTCCTTTTTATTATATTTTGCGGTTTTGGTGCAGGATAACCGCAAACCTGTTATTACTTATTCAATATTTGTAAATTTATTTAAAATATTTTTGATGTCATGTTTTGGATAAATTCAGGCAAAACTTCACATAAAGTTAACACATCATTTCTTGTCATGTATTCTGTTAAGTAATTAAAATCATTGTGATAATAAAAACTTGAATTAATATTACTTGTTTTTGTCGGCAGTATTTTACTTCTATATTCTTCTAGTTTGCAAATATGAATCCACTTACCATGACTTGAACCCTTTACAATAAAATGTAATTTTCATTTAAAATATTAATATAATTTTTTATCCTTACATATTATATTCTAACACACAAATTTTATACTGTCAATATTAATTTAGAAATTTTTGTACATTATTTTATGAATTCTGTTATGCTGAAATTAAATTTTACTGCAATATTTAATGCTTGTTCAAAAAGCGGTATATTACTCGTACTTCGATTAGTCCATGCATATACGTTGCGTGAACTATAGCCTAATGCTATAATATCGGCAGGTTTTATCCCATATATGTCCATAATGTGTTTCAGATTAGCCTTTATAATTTTACGGTCTGTGCTGTTATACTGCTGTATCAATTGCAAAAATTCTGCTTGTGTATATTCCATTATATCACCTCTGTTATTCTGGTATAGTAATATTTTACTTTAAATAATTTACACTATCAATATTAAACTATGCGTTATCTTTTTTTATTAAATCAATAATTGTTTTTATATCTTCAGCACTTACTCCCATGCAAACACCTGCATGTAACTCCAAATCTGTTATAATACCGTTTTTATCCCATCTAAAATATGCTTTACAATCTTCTTTCGGAATTTGTCCCCATTTTGATTGGTTTTCAAAATATTTTTTCATGTATGGTAATTTTGATAAACTGTTATAGCTGATTTTATATACAGCATACCAATCTTTAGCATGAATAGGCTTTACTCCGTCCAGTTCGCTTATATTTACTTCAATATCTTTGTATGGTATATAATTTCCATCACTGGAATCGCATAATGGCTCTTCGCTGTTATGCACTCGTACTTCACCATTATTGTAAACTATCATATTATTAAATGAACAGTTTAAATTGTCATTCACAAATTTTAAAATATTGTCTTTGTTATATTCAAAATGTATGTTGGTTAATGGCTGCAATTCTCTTGAAAAGTTTCTTCTATCGTCCCATTTTGAATCACAATAGAATAAATGGTCAATATGTGTAGCATAATTTAAGCCTTTCGCATATTCAGGAGTAAATTTTGGATTTTCAAAATGACAACATCCCATTTCTAGATATATTACCCTTCCGCTGTTATTTCTTAAACGTGTTCTAATTCTACAATTACCAACATCTGTTGCTTTGCTTGTGTCTGCATCTGCCCATCCTGCACCTTCAAAAATCAAAGTTTTCATTGTTGTTAACCTCCTATTATTTTATTATTTAAACATTAATTCAGTCCAGCCATATGTTCCTTTATCCTGTCAATACTAATTTTCAAAAATTTTTAAGTTTTTCATTGGATAAAACTAACTTTTATTTTGTTTTAATCACTCCTTTTGTTGTTCTATATAATACTAACTTTCCATACTCCAAAAAGTTAACCCCTTTTTAAAATTTTCCTCAAATATTTTTCTGTTATCATACCTCTAATAAACAATATAATATAAAGTAGTTCTTTTATACACATTTCTTTCTTATTATTTATATTTGCAATTTAAATATTTTTAATGTTAAAATTGTTAAAGGAAGAGCAATTAGCATAAAAGGCAACATGCGCCAAACAACCAAAAACATGACTTGTATTGCTGTTAAGTATTCTATTATAGTCAATTTTATCTCTCCTTTGGCAAAAAGACCCCTTCTATAGCCGCTTGTGGTTTAGGAGGGGTAATTGACATATATCCAATAGCACCAGGAACAGGCAACTTTGAATGATTATAATTTTGTCTTTGGCAATTTAACATATAAAAACCCTCCTATTATAACGTAAAATTTGCCCCATTTTGGGCTTTAAAAATAATAAGCAAGGTTAGAGTATTCGTTTTAAAATTTGAAGGCAATTAAGGGCAAAAACCTAATTAAATAATCATGTTTTTGCCCTTATATTTGCCTTGTTAGCTCAGATTCCTAGCTGTGCAAACTCTGTGCCGTATTGTTGTTCAAGTTCATGTATTGCATCCTGTTCTTCATCAATAAAATTTTCTTCTTGTTTTTCCTCTTGAAATTCTTCTTCTGGTTCTTCTTCTTGTTCTTGTTCGCTTGTTAAAAACTGCTCTATATAGTTAGAAAGTTCTTCAATTCTTGTCTGCACATTTTCAGCCTTTGCGCTAGCTGTCTGTGCTGCTTCTTTATATTCTTCTGTTGGAGATTTGAAAAACTCCCTAACCTTCAAGTAAAATTCTGTTGCAGGTATATCATCCTTTACCTGCATAGCAACATAGAAAATAATAGGAATGTTAACTTTCTTTAAAAATTTTTCTTTTTCCGTGAATGCTATATTCAGAAATTCAACTGTATCTGTTAAATTTTTCTTGTCTACTTCTGTTAATCCATTTACTTTTAAATCTTTTACCATGTCAGAAATAACCTTTCCTGACAAACCATCCATACCATCATAAAGTAACATATTTATACAATGTAAAATTACTTCTTCATCTGCAAACTTGTTTAATGCAGATGCCGTAAAATTGCAATTTTGAAAGAAAGAATTTTGTGCAAGTTCTCTAACGTATTCCATAAATTCCTGTCCTGCTTCTACTCTGGTTAACTCAATTCTAGAAAGAGATTTTCCGTTATTCAAGCGCAAAAACATTTCATCACGTTCTTGCTCTGACATATTCCTAAAATAATATATTAGTAAATTAAAATCCTTGATTTTATCTTGCATTTCTTCTTCTAGTTCGGAAAATTTTAATCCTGCAATTTTTTGCCCATTAAATTTTGGCGTATTGTCATGCAGGATAAATCCATCTGTTAAATATTGGCTAATAGTTAAAATTCGCTGTTTGCCATCAAGCACATGAAGTATTGAATCTCCTTCCTGTTCCTGTGCAAAAAGAGGCGGTACAGGAAAATCACTAAGCATAGAATGAATAAGTAAAGACTTCTGATAATTATTCCATGCTTCACCTCTTTGAATGATACAGTTAAGATTAATTTTGTCCTCCGTTACATCACGAGAGATCCTCTTTGCCGTTACTGTTTTGTTAAATCTCTCCATTGAAAATCCTCCTTTAAATTGATATTTTTATTTTAGCACTTTAATAAAATCCTGTCAAATAAAAATTTAGGCAGGAAATTAATCCTGCCTTTTAATATTCATTTTTAACAACTCCTTTTATTTTGTTAATATAGGTTAAAACATTTCTGCAAGTTCTTCTAATGGTTTATTGTTATCTGCAACCCTTCCACTTTCATATGCTGAATTTGGTTGACCTAATGGTACATTTTTAACATATCCTAAAACTGATCCCCATCTATATGCTGCTGCCATTTGACTTCCAAAAACCTTTTCCGCAACCAATCCTGAAAATTTATCAAGTTCATCTGCATAAGGATCTCCTGCAATGTCAAATTCTGCATTCATAGGCATTGTTACATCTGCTCCACCATGAAACCTCGCTAATCTCCAAACATAATAAGCTCTTTTTGCTCTTATATTGTTCCTTTCTCTTGTTTTAAATGGAGGGCTTTTTCGCAATGTTCCTTTTGTTTTCCCTTTTGTTCCTGTTATGTCAATAAGAATTTGTTTATAATCTGGTTTAGGGAAATAACCTTCTCCATTACAAGCATAGCAAATCCTATACCCTCCACTTAAATTTTCAATTTGTTTTTGTCCATTACATCTCTTACATTCTTTCATTTTGATCAACTCCTTTTATTTTAATCTCATATAATACTAACTTACTAACCACAAAAAAGTAAACCTAATTTTAACTGAATCGTGATTTTATATCATTCTTTTAATTTGATTTTTAGTGTTGTTATAATTATAAATATATATACTACAAGTTGTATCATAATATATTGCAGTACACAAAACAATAAACCTTGCAATTTGTTCTGATACATTAATTTTTTTAAGTATTTTTTTGATATCTGTTTTTGTATATTTTTTCTTTTTAGGTAATAATAAATGCCAATTATTTTTTATTACATCGCTGTATATCATTCTATTATAGCCTCCTTAAAATTTTTGTTACTAAATAAAAATTAGCAGGAGAAATTAATCTCCTGCTGTTAAGACTAAAAAAGTCTCTTCTTTGTAAGTAATTAAGTTATATTCTTTATCGCTGAAGTTTCAATAAGAACAAAATATTTCTTTCTTCTCATATATTATCATATCTCCTATTCCATCATCCCCTAAATATTTTATTATGTACCTTATCTTTGGGTCGTTTATGTCAAGTATAATCGCCTGATCGTTATTGTAATTATCTCCACCAGGAGAAAATCCTGTTATAACAATATTATTCAAAAACTGATTCAGGATAGGGAAATGGTAAAGCAACCAATCAAATTCTGTATCTTTTAACATTTCCCCAAATTTTTCCCTTTCCATTTCAACAAATTTTTTCATTTTGTTAATCCTCCTCAGTTAATAATTTCTTCTGTTCTTCAACCCATTTTGTAGCATCTTTTTTCTTAAAGAAAAACCTTAAATTTGTTATTCTTCTATTGCCAATAGGGATGTAAATATCATACGGTACAACCCAATTTCCATAAGAACTATTGCTTTTTACAACTTCGCCAACTGAAAGAATTTGTTCCTTGTTTTCCATTTGATCATCTCCTTATATAATACTAACTTCTAATAGATATAAAAATCAACCACTAAATAAAAAAATAGGCAGGAGAAATTAATCCTGCCTTTTGATATTTGACGGTAAACTTGCTTCAATTCCTTTTTTTGTTAACTTTGCTCTTTCATCTATCAATCCTTTTGCTAATAACCCTCTAATTAATTCCCTTCTTTGTTTTAAACTCATGCTTCCCATCTTTCCTGTTCCGCCAGTTAGGTGCAAATTCCTTAAAACTCTTATTTCTGTTTTTGTTAATTCCATTTTATCAACTCCTTTTTTTATATTTTTATTTTAATGACTTATTTCTTTTTAAAATATTTCTTAGTGTAATTTCTGATATTCCCTTTTGAATAAATAACATTATATAAAATAAATTTTTATCACTGATACGTTGTTTCAATTATTTCACCCTCTTTTTTTTTACAGAATCTTTTGTTGCTGGTTTATGTTTATGGCAAATATAATCATTTTTCCATCCCTCTTTATTACACCTAGGACATTTTTGATAATGTTGTTTTTTATATTGCATTAATTACACACTCCTTAATAATTCATAATCTTCATGTTCACTTTTATAAAGATACACTTCCAAATTTTCCGGCTTACAACCATAACATTCAGCTAAATAATTAACCAATTTTTCATCTTCTGCCCATCTTATATTATCAATAACATAATAACCGTAAATACCATCAATGCAAAATTCTGTGCCACAACCTAACCAAAACTTTCCAATTTCTACTATGTGTTCTTCTGTATAATGTTTTTCACAATATACCACTTCACAATAATCACCTTGTGAAAATCCTGTAAACGCTTTTACATTCCATTTTTCGCCTGTTATAATAGTTAAAAATTCTGCTATACAATCTATATAGGCTATGTTTGCATTTTCAACCCACTTTTTAAGTAGATGACACCTTCTGCTGTTATAAACAATTCCATTATCTTCCATAACCTGTTTGTATGTTAAATCATAACCATCTAAAACATCTTCAAAACCACTAATAATTTCTTTTGCTTGTTCTTCTATTTCTTTATATTCTTGCATATTAAAACCGTCATAATACCTCCTGTCTCCTGGAATAATATATACTGCACAATTTTCTCCTCCAGCATTAGTTAATCCATCATCGTCAAAGTAATAACTAAAATCAATACATTCTGGACGTACTTCTCTAGCAATTATTTTTTTACTCATAGTTATACCTCCTAATTTTATATTATTATTTTTTTTTATATTATACTTTCTTTTGCATTTTTATATTTCTATTTTGATTATTTTCGTTAAAAGAATACTAAAAGGAATTGCAAGGAGTAGATAAGGTAAAAATCTATACATGCAAACAAATGTTACATACCAACCAAAAAAATATTCTTGTAATGTCAATGTATTACCTCCTGTTATTTATTTATAAAACCCTTGCTTTTTCAAATTGTTAAGCCAAAAATTTAAGAATGAATTTAATTCTTTTCTCAATTTTGGGTAATAGCTTTTACCGTCTTCTGTATATACTTTTTGATATTTAAAATTGTCTTGATATGCTAAGACTTCAACTGCTTCAAATTCAGGCATTACTTTAATTTCCATATCTGGATCTGGTATTAGATCACCGCCTTGCTCATAATAATGAGCAAGGGAAATAATATTTTCTCCAATACATTCAATAACTAAATCCATAAATGGTTCATTTTTAATCTTTTTGTAATTTTCTGGTTTACTTACAAACTCTTTAATACCTCCTGTTAATCTGTCCAGTTTCTTATAATTCCACTGGTAAACATTTCCTTTTGGCATTTTGTTAAACCTCCTTATAAAATAGTCATTTTATTAAATTACATTCTAATTCCTGTTTCCATTTCTCCAAATTCGTCTACCCAAAAACAAGCCTTTTTCTCTTCATCGTGCCAATTTTCACATTCAAATATTTTATCAGTCCCTTCTACTCTTTTTGGAAAACTGTAATACCCAAAATCAAAAACATTTCTTGCTTATTTTTATTTCTCCTTAAAAAATAATTGTCTATACTTATATAGTAATGCATAAACCAAAAATGTAAACTTGTTAATATTCTTTATTGAAATATACTTTTCTATTAAATTGATTGACAAAATCAGATTTGAAGCAGTAACAAGATGCATTGTATTGATCATCATCCCAAAATTTTTCATCGTAAACTCCCAGATTAAGAAATTCTTTAGGAATTTCTATTTCAACCCAGACATCTTGCCAACGTCCAAATCCTTTTAAAGGTTTATCCGCAAAAAATACTACATCTTTATATTCCCAAATATTGTTACCTCTAAATCCATTTTTTTCAATTTCAAAAGCTATATCAATTGAAGATGTTGCATGGTATAACTTAATTGTTTCCATAAATTAACACTCCTTTTCATTTTGTTATATATAATACTAACTTGCAAATAAACAAAAAATCAACTATTAAATAAAAAAATAGGCAGAAAATTAATCCTGCCTATAAGTTTATTACTATATCCACTATCTCTTCATCATCATTTACATAAATTGTTATGTTCTTTGCTGTTTTCATTTCTGGTAAATAGGGTAAAACTATTGTTTCACCTTTTGTGTATATTAGCTGTTACTGCATCTCTATTAAAAATACTTGCCTTTATGTCTTTTAAAAGCATAAAAATATACCTCCTTTTCTGTTAATCAAAATCAAAATCTTTATTTTTATGCTTCTTTTTTCTGGTATATTTCTTTTTATCTTTGTAAATTGTCGTACTCCTTCCTCCTCTGCTTTTCATTACATCTGCAATATTAACTTCTACTTTTATTTTATACTTCATATTAAACCCTCCTTGTTAAAAATCCGAAAACACCTGGAATTCTCTTGCTATAGTTTAAAATCAACTCCTTTTTTTCTACAATAATAATAGCCAAAAAAAATTTTGGCAGAAATAATGTAAAGCATTTTTTATATTTTTTATTTCTAACTCCTTAAAATTTAGATAAAAAAAATAGAGGGGACAAACCCCTCTATTCAAAAGGACACTCACAGGGACGGCTTTTTTCTTAACCGAAGGGCACGTTACCTAAGGTTACCTAAGATTTCTTGTATATCTTTATAGGTAACCTCACCTTCGTAAATAATGTCTTTTAGCGCTTTAAGAAGGTATCTATACCTTCCCTCAAAGAGCTTAAACGTTCTCAGCTCTTTTAAAAGTTCCTGGTCTTCAAGGTATCCTTTTTTAATAAAGGATATCTTAGTTCTGCCCGGACATGTATAGGGCAGAACACTTTGTGCTTCTTTAAATTGTTCTTCAGTAATTTTTGTACTCATTAATAACCCCTTTCTTTGCCCGGTATTATCCAGCCCCGGGCTGGCTTGTTTTTCTTTATTTTTTTTAGTTTTTGCAACGGTTTTTGTTAAGCCGGAACACGTTCCTAAAACCCTTTCCCTGCATTCAATTCAGGGAAGGTAAAAAATACTCATAACCAGCTTGTTATATGCACTAGTGCTTATATTACTCACAATTACACTGATCTATTGAGTGATCACGTCTCACCCAAATAGTATCAGTATGATCGAAGCCGACTGATATTGGTTTGGTACTTCGATCATAACGTGGTTTAGAGCATTTTTTGCAATAGAGTAGAATAAAACCTTTCTTGTTTGAAAAGTATCCTTCATCACAATCAGGAAAACGTGTGGCTAATTTTTGTGATAATTTTGTCCTGAATCCGGGCATTATACATTCACTCCTTTCTGCATAATTTTTCCGAAATCTCCAGTTGTTACTTTTTTAATCAAAGCAATAATTGGCACTTCTTTATAAATATTGACCTCTCCGTCACAGTCGATGTGTTCTGTTACATCGATTGCTTTCATGAATTGTCCCGGCTTTTCAAAATGATAATGGCCCGGGCAATTCTCAACAAGTTCATTGTCGGGGACTTCTATGCTGTAAATATAGAATTCCCCTTTTTCCCAAGCGACTGTCTCTTCATCAAAGCACCTGCTCCGGGCAATCATTGTTGCCCAAAACTCTGCTTGCTTGACAGAGGTGGACAGGCAGGCGTATTTCTTTGAAGAAAAACGGGAGGAAACAGAAGGAATAACGCTGTTAATTTCTTTCTTGCTTGTTGTATGATAAAATATCATTTTTTAACACTTCCTTTCTTTATTCCCTGCTGTTATATATATAGTAATACATAGCAAGGAAATGTAAAGCTAGGATGTCAAAATATAAACTTAATATAGTAGTGTATTAATTGCAATATCTTCTAATAGCTCAGGATGCGAGTTATGATTTTTTGCATAATCAGATTATCTCTGTTTAACCTAATCTAAATCCATAAAATGCCCGCCGTGGATAGTATCGTTACACTTTTTACATCCAGGTAATCTTTCTATTTTTTCCCTGGTATTTCTTTCTGGGCAATATCCTACATATGTAGTTACATTGCCTAATTTTCTCTCGATGTCAAACTCTAACATTGCCCCACAATCAGGGCAACGCTCCCAGCCCTTCAAATGCTTTTTAAATTCCTCTTTGGGGGACGGGGACTCAATATGAAAATTAAATTTGTCGAGGGTGGCATCTATTGAAGTGATGCCATCCTTTTTCTTGACTCCCCGCACAATGACATGAACCCAAATTGGGTTCCTTGCGTAAACAGAGACGACCACCTTTCCGTTTTGACCCCACTGGCAGGGCTTATGTAACCTGCCGGGGAAAACATAACAACTATCGTCATAATCTGCCATTATTAATGGCGTCCCGCAGTGGGGACAAGGACGACCCATTTGTTGATGTCCAAAAAATTTCCCTTGCATTTTTATTCCTCCTTTGTTATTTTCTGTTATTTAATACTAACTTACAACTTGCTAAAAAGTAAACTACGCACTACTATATAGTAATGCAGGGAAAGGGAACGTAAAGCTATTCATTGCAATTTTCACAATCTCTTTTTTCACAGATATAGTTAGTCGCAACCACGGCAATTTTGGCAAGGTAACACATACTGATATTTCACAACCCTGCCATTAACTTCCGCCTCTATTTTTCCCCAACACTTGTTGGGGAAATTTCCTACACTTACTTTTAAATTTTTTATTTTTGTTCCATTTTCAAGCTTGGTATTTGTCAAACCAAGCTTGTAAATGTTTACTAATATATGTTTCAAAGGAATTTACCTCCTTTCATTAATTTTATATTTGTTTTTGCCCGGGATATAAGGCTGCCGGGCAATTATATATAATACTAACTTTTGAAGGATTAAAAAATTTTGTTAGCTACTGTTTAAATAGCAGAAAACCTCCTATATTATGTTAGTAATACAGAAGGTTAAAATGTAAAGTAGCTATGAAGCTAAATATTTTTTAAATATTTTTCTGCAATATCGCCCCAACAACCTATATATAATTTATCTTTATAATGTAAAATTGTTGTGCTGTAAGTATCTCCCGCATTGCAATAGAAAAGATCAGGGATTTCGGGAAATAAATTTTCTACTCCAAAAGTTCCAATAATTTTATCAATTTTTTTCATGTATTTTGTGATAGCAAAAGACTTATGCTCATAACCACCACGATAGTTTTTATAAGAATCTTTTGTACAAATATTAATTAATTCTTTTTCTTTTTCGGGAGTATATTCTACTCCTAAAATTTCTTTTGCATATTTCCTTAAATTATTCCTGTTAGCTCTTAAAAACATAAATAAAACATCCTTTCTGTTTTTTTTTACTAACTTATAAATAAAAAATTAGCAGGAAAGTTATAAAACCTTCCTGTTTCTGATTCTTCAATTATAGCCTTTAATTTGTTTTCATTAAAAACAACTCCTTTTCTGTTATATATAATACTAACTTTTGAAGGATTAAAAAATAAACCTTCAAATAAAAAAATTTGCCTGTTAAGTATAGAACTCAACAGGCAGTAAGATTTTCTGTTATTCATTTTCTCCATATGCTGATTCAATTCTTTTACCACAATCATCACAATAAAGTAAATCATCTTCCCAGTTTATATCATATGCTACAATAGGACTGCTATACTCATCTTCTTTATTTGCACAATCAGGACACAAACAATTGTTTTCTTCGTCTAAATAAAATAAAGGATATCCGCCAGGCCAAACAAAAGAAGGATATTTGCCGTTATTCTCTTTTTTGATATTCCCTATATTTGCCATTATTAACATCTCCTTTAATCGTTATATATAATACTAACTTCTAACAGGTATAAAAATCAACCTGTTAAATAAAAAAAATAGCAGGAAAAGGTTTTATCCTCTTCCTGCTATTTTTATCTGTTACCATTACCAAGCTTGTAAATGTTTACTAATATATGTTTCAAAGGAATTTACCTCCTGTATTTTTTGTTAGCTAACATAACATAGCTAACAGAACTTGCCATTTTAAAACCTCCTTTTTTTATATTAATACTGTAAATAATTGGTTTAGCTTGTCCCAGTCGTTACATTCTGTTATGTCTTTTTTGTAAATATTTGGAGTAATATAACTATATGCTTTTAGGTATTCGCTGTAACCTTTTACCCCTGCAATTGATGATATTTCACCTGTTATACCGTCAAAAAACTGCTTTAATTCTCCCTCTATATTTCCCCATTGAATAATTTTTGCGTCTGTGTTAATAGTAAAATCAAACTGATTTTTAAACCTGCATTTTAACATTTTAAAACCTCCTAATTAATTTATATTAATTTTTTTGCAACCTTACGGGGATTATTCCCCGTAAACGCTCCAGGTTTAATGCACTGTTTATAGCCGCCTGGACGGCTTACTAAACACCATTTCCGATTGCACATTCAATGCACTGTTGCGCACTATAAATATATGCGTTATCGTCTACAAAACAGTTACATTGATAGCAAAATTCCAGACCGCAACCTCTAGCATATTGAATTATTTGTTTTAATATATTTATTGCATCCTCATTTTCTATTGCTTTATTAACTTCCTTTGCTGTTAGTCCTGTTTTGTATAAAAATTCATCAAATTCACACTCGTCATCTTTCCATATTTTGAGTAGTTCAATTTCCGTTAATTTCTCATATTCAATTTTTACCTTTTCCATTTTTTACAACCTCCTATTATATTATTGAAGTGTTATTCACTCCATACAGCGCACTATTATATTAATAATGCGCTGAAGCAATGAATAACTATACCCATTGAAGTAAAGGCAATTCGGCTATTCTAGCCCTATTTTTTATATTAATACACTTATTCTTCTTCTTCTATCATAAACCAACCAAAGCAAGCACCGTCGCCTTCTAGATTTCCAAAATAAAATCCCTCTGGCGCAATATCATTAAACAAATTAAATATATCTTCATTGAAGATATATGATGCTTCTTCTTCTTTGTCTTCTGGTATGGTAATATAACCATAATATTGGTTATGATATGTCGGTTCTGTGTCTGTATTGGAGAATACTTTTTTAATGTCTTTTTCAAGATTGCTATTAAGATTAAATTCAACAATTAAATCATAAGCAGCAGGTAAAAGATGTACTAGACTTAATGTCCCTTCGCTAAAAATTAATCCCCCTTTTTTGATAATTAATTCTTGTAAGTCTTTCTTAGTTTTCATTGAAAAGCACTCCTTTTTATTGTTATATAATCAACCAACAAATAAAAAATTAGCAGGAAAAGGTTTTATCCTCTTCCTGCTATTGTTACCTTAAATTAAAATGGTATTTCTTGAAGTATATTTTTAGGAGTTATTTGTCTGATAATGTTTTGATTGACGGTTGTAGTTTTGCTGTATTTTCTGTTATTCAGGAGAATTTTATTTCCTTCCCTTTTGGCGATAACTGTGTTATAGTTAATTAATTCATTGTCTTTGATAATTAAATTTGATCCCTTCCCCTTTGTTGCGCCATTGATAAAAGATTCTAACAAACTTCTTTTTGTCATTCTTTTTGTCATTATGAACAACTCCTTTTTTATTTTAGTCATATAATACTAACTTTTCAAAGGGTAAAAAATAAACCCTTCAATTTTTAATAATCTTCTTTCTTGTTTAGAAAGATATTTTTTCAATTTTTTTTCTTGTCATTTTTTTCACTCCTTTTTTTAATTTTAATAATTCTTGTACAAAAAAAATATACCGGAAAAGGACTTTAACCCTTTCCGGTTGTTAATTAAATTAAAAAATAATTTTATATGTTGCAGAGTATTCACCTCCTCTAGGGCCAGGAGTTCGCTGAACTGTTATCCCTGCACTGTTAAGTCTAGAAAGAAGGTTATAAAAAGACTCTTCATATCTTCCTATATAGTTTCTTGCTTTTAATTGTTTTCCTATTGGACTTACTATTGTTTTTTGTGTTAATAAGTCAAATAGTATATTTTCCTGCCAATGTCCTTTAGCTAATTTTAATAATTCTTTCTTTTTGATCTCTGTCATTGTTAACACTCCTTTTTATTTTAGCTTTTCAATATAATACTAACTTGCTAATAATAAAAAAATCAACCACTAAATAAAAAATAGCAGGAAAGTATAAAACCTTCCTGCATCCAAATTTAAAGATCTTCTGTTATAACTTCAATTTTCTTTATTTGATACCAACCATCAAACACAAAATTAACTTTTGTGTTATCGGTTGGATCAATAATTCTCTTGTTACGGCAGGAAATAACTGGTTTTTCTCCTGCCAGTTTTAAAAATTGTTCTTGTAAGTTAATAGGAGCTACAATTGCAATAATGTCTGATTCGGAAATTTCTTTTTGAACTTCATAAGCACTATTAATGGTCTTGTTAACTTGACTAATTGTTATTTCTCCAAAAATTCTCCGAAGATCACACACTTGATCTTCGTTCAATTCGTGTCTTGAAAACCATAGAACTTTTTTCATATATAATTCCTCCTGTTTATTTATTTTTATTGATGATTAGGTTATTAACCAATCATCTTATTTGTTATATATAATACTAACTTATCACTATATAAAAAGTAAACCTTCAAATAAAAAAATAGCAGGGAAACATTTTAGTCTCCCTGCTAAAATAACGCCTGGATTGAAGTCTTATCAAATACTTTTTCAAAATCTGGGGAACTAACAAAAGTTTCAATAATTGATTTAAAAAATTCTTTTTTATAGTTAATGCCAAATGTCCACCAATCGTGATCTAAGGGGAGGTATTCACTTTTAAAAATCATATTCCTATTTTCAATATCTTTTTTTGTTGGTTTTGAAGTACAGTCCCAAAGATTTAAAAATTCTTCTTCAGTAATTGGTTCTACTTTTGCTTTTTTTGCTTGGTATCCTGTTATTGTCATAAATTCTGCTTTTTTCGGGTTATAAACCACACCTTGACGGACTAAAAACATATTTTGGCCATTTATTTTTACTTTTTGCATTATTTTCCAACTCCTTTTATTGTTATATATAATACTAACTTCTAAATAACTAAAAAGTAAACCTATTACAAAAAATATTTTAAAAAAGTATAAAAAAAAATAACCTGCCTATTATGGCAGGTTATTATATTAATAATTTATGCGTTCATTAATTCAGCAGCAGATAATTTTTTCCTTATCTGACGAATATATTTGCTTATCATTTGCGACGATATTTTTAACATATCGGCAATTTCCTTTTGCTTGTATTTCTGAAAAAGAAACATTATTATTTGCTTCTCTTTCTTGTTTAGTGTATCAAGGTTTTTAACGTCAATTTTAAAGTCAATTTGAGAATATTCGCCAGGATCGACCTGCACACGTTCGCCTTTATCCCAGGCTATTTTTTGATCAAGGTTTTCAGGTTGTAAAAAGAATCTCCTTTGTTGTCTGACGTGCTTTACAATGGCCCTTTGTACGCATTGTTTCCAGATAGTATATTTATATCTGTAAAGTATCGTCCCTCTCCTGGAAATAAATTCCATCATAAGCAGGATTGACTCCTGCTTCAAGTCTTCCAGTTCCTGGAAGCTAATCATGTAATTTTTTGTGGTTGTTATTGCTTCCAGTTCCTGGGAAATTGTATATTTTCCATTTTTTGCTATAATTACATTTTGGTTAAAAATGTAATTATATAATCCTTTGTTGTTGTTATAATGTTCAATCCACCTGTTAGCAGTTATTTCCATATTGTCGGCACTGGTAAGTAATAATTGTTCTTTGTTACTTTTCATTCCTTCCATCTCCTTTTTTTTTAAATTTAATCCTTCCATGATAGACAGGAATATCCTGCCTATATTGCAAGAATTAAATACCTGCAAAAAGATTATTACAATACTCACAAATTACAATATCATAATTATAAAAAGCTTCTTCTTTTTCCGTTATATATTTTCCGCAGCATTCGCATTGCAGAAAAGATTTTTTTAAACTATAAAATTTTAATTTTTTGTAACTACTGTTACTATAAAATATTCCTTTTTCCTTTATAAAGTCTCCTAAAAGATAAACATTATTATTTGTCATTATGGCGAATTTTGATTCGGTACTTTGCAATATTAATTCATGCAAAGCAGGATTGTTTAAACTGTTATTGAGTTTAGACAGATATTTTTTTATAAATATTTGCGTGTCCGATAAATGACTTTTTTTGTCATTACAAAAAGGAATAATGCCATTATGCGCTATTCCTGCTTCACATACTGTTTCAAGCAATGTTAATTCTTTTTCTTTATCTGTTATTGGGAAAGGATGGCAATTCTCCGGTGATATCTCTCCATGAGTTGCAAATCTAAAATGAAGAACAATATCCTTATTTTTTGCATCGAGTTTTTTCAATGCGTGGAAAAGTTCTTCGATATACATAAATCCCTTATCAATAATAACCTTCCCTTTTTCTTGATACATAAAACCTGCTCCATCAAAATTGTTTTCAAAAGATGTTATCAGATGATCTCTAGACAAATCTTTACCTTTAGGTTTGTAAATAATGATACACATTAACGCATTCCTTCTTTCTTTTTTTAGTTTATTCCTTCAATATATGGCGTACTTGAGTACGCCATAGCAAGAAGGAATAACCTGTTTTAAACCAGTTTTCTTTCTCTTAAATACTGTATAAGTTCTGGATATTCATTTTCATTTATTTTGACAATTTTATTCCATTGCAAGGATTGTATTTCCTGCAGGGATAATTTTTTTGCTAAGTCTGTTAAATGATGAACAAATTGTATTGTTGCTATAAATGTATTAAATTTAAGAGTGCCACGGAAAAGTCTAAATTCTATAGTGTGTTTATTTTTAAGATTGATAGCATGATAGCGACCGGAAATTTTTGCTTTTTCTAGTATGTTGTTTGAATTTAAACTTTCTCCTTCTTCACAGTATCGAGATGCCCAACGGTTTAATTGTGCTTCTGTCCTCCGGGAGAAAATTACCATTTTCTTCCAGTGTTTCTCAACCAAATATAGAATTTTAGCAATATGAAGATCCTGTTGCTCTTCGCATTCGCCAAAAAATTCTCTTGATATATGGATATGCAAACCGCAAGATCCTGTATCATGCGAAGTATATCCTTCATCTATAGCCCTTTCTATCATTTTTTTAAAATCCTCTTTTATTTTAGTAATATAATTGTAACTCATGGGATGAGTTACAATTTCAAAGCCTTCGTCAAGTGATCCATCATGTTTACAATACACGTGATCTTCAGGATAATTTATATTCCATGTTATATTTTCGGCTTTTTCTCCGTCCTCTCCTCCTCCATCAATTTCTAGCTCTATTCCAAAAAATTTTTTGCCATCCCCGTAAAAAATTGGATTTGGTTTGTAATCATAGTCATGAATAAAATCTGGTTTAATTCTTTCATAACAATATTGACAATATACTTCGCCATCATAGCAATATGTGTCATTTTCGTGAACGTATTCGCCACAATTTTGGCAAATGTAATAGTCTTGCATACAGTTTTCACACAGGTGAATATTTCCATCATAATGAACTTCATTATTTGGAAAATATTTACCACAATCGTCACATTCAGTATAATGATTATTTAAGCAATATTCACAGATAACGTCACCATTACCTGCTTCAATATAATCGTCAACATGAATTAGTTCCCCGCATTTTTCACAGGATATAAAATTTTCATCCATGCATTCAGAACAATATAATTCCCCGTTAGCCTCTGTTAATTTGTCACTCTTAAAATTTTCTTCACAGTTAAAACATTTTTCCATTTTTTACTCTCCTTTTTTTTTATGTTTCACGTGAAACATTTTTATTTTAGTAATTTAATCCTTCCATAAAAGGGATAATTATTATTAATTAATTATCCCTTCTAGCAAGGATTAAATATTATACAGTTCTTCATTTTGAACATGTACTAAAGGTTAGAGATTAATGTTATTATAAATGTATATTGCTGATATATACTTGTCAATTAATTGTTTTAATTCTTCCGCTTCTTTATAATCCTGAATGTATAATATTGTTTTTCCTTCTGTAATTGCTTTAACAGTGTTAAGAGTATGGATATAATCATCATTTTTTATTATTATTGCTGCTATAATTTGAGCAATGTATTCTTTCATCTCTTTTTCTGTTTCGACAGATTCAAAACTAACAGGGGCAACGGTTCTTTCTTTGTAGGTATCTTCATAGTCACCAGCACCCGAAGTATACCAACTGAATTTAAGATAAGAATTATTTAACATTAAAAACAACTCCTTTTTATTTTTTATTTAATTCTTCCACAAAAGGGAATATTAAATAATAATCATTACTATTTAATATTCCCCTCTAGCAAGAATTAAATTGTTATTTAAATATATACTCCATATTATCAGCAAATAAGCTTTCCAGATCTTCATGTCCCCAAAAAATTGCAAGATCTTCTGCAATTGCTTTTAGCTGTAATATTTCCGGCATTGCTTCATTTCCCAACACACAGGATTTTTCCCTTGCGTGAGATACAAGTCCTTTAATAATAAATTTTACTTTTGCTTTTGTCATTTTTACATTCTCCTTTTTATTATTTAATTTTAAGTACATAATAATAATTATTATGTACTTAAAAAAGAATAATAAAAATCTATCTTAATTAATAATAATTATTAAATTTATATTTTCTTGGCACGCTCATATCGTGGCGTACTTCCCCGGAAATATAATTAGATAATAATTATTATTAAAAGATAGGTTATATTAAATTGTCAAAGAACAAATAATTAAATATCTTTTGGCAAGAATTCCCAGTTCAGGTTTGTGGGTCATTTTCGCCTCCTTTCCCCATCCCTACACGTGGCACCGGGCAAGCCGTCTCCTTGCTTATCAATATTTAATTGTATATATATTATTCGCCATTACCCTTAAAATATCCTTCTTTTTATATTTGTATTTTAATATTTTTCTATAGTTTTTTTCTATAGTTACAGCATATCTTATCTATAGTTATTTTTTTCCATAAATGGAAATAGATTTTTTGTATAAAAAAGTACCGAACAAAAGGCTAAAAGTATCGAACAAAGCAACCTAAAAAATGGTAAAACGTCTTAAAACGTAAAATAATAGCCTTAGAATAAAAATTAAAAACGAATACTTTTATATTAGATAGAGCAAAAAAACGTCTTAAAATTGATTTTTGAACTGGTAATTTATTATTTTTGTATTTCTTTTTTGGAAGTAGAATACTCAGAGATATTTATCAGTGTTAAAACTCGAAATATTACTAATTTGGTAATATTACTAATTTGGTAATATTACTAATTTGGTAATATTACTAATTTGGTAATATTTAAAATATAGAGTGTGCATAACTATTTAAAAATTCTTTTTGCCAATCAAGAATCACGTATAAGATACATTATACGAGATTATTATATAGTGTCGTATTTGATTATATCGTCATTTACGTCATATCTATATATTATACCCCATACTTTACAAAAATCTTCCAGTTTTTCCAGTAACTGAGAGCCGACGCTAGTCTTTTCACTCACCATTTTTTATTCCCTACTCCTTTTCTCTCTCAATCTCTCATCGCAAAATTTTCACACCTTCAATTTTATGTTGTTGTTGTCGTAGCAACTCCAATACTATTCCAAATCGCAAACCCCCATTTTTCACACTTTTTAGCCTGTCCTTTATACGCCTAGACGAACAACCAAATGAATAACCAAACGAACAATTTACGAACAAGTAATATTTCCTCACACTATAGCATAATATTGTACCAATTAACCAAGAAAGGATGTGTTCTTTTATGTCAATTAACACACAAATTGATTTAGGCTACTATTATGCCTGCCTTTCAACCAAACAACGCATACGCTCCAAAGTTGAAATAACTTCTGAATATCTTCCATCTCTGAACCCTGATACCATCCAGTACCAACACAACAATCTTAAAGCCATAATAGGCGAATCTGCATCTCAACACTCCTTAGAATTAGATAAAACACGTAATGAAGCCTACCGTATTCTTGCCTATACCCTTATTTCTAAAATAATCCAACCTAATACTCCAAACCACATTAACTTGGTAATTAACTATCCTCTAAACATCTACAACACTAAAACTAAAACAGAATTTGAAAAATTTATCTCCACAACTGATTTCATTAACATTTTGGTTAACAACCAACGCTTTATTTTTCACATTAATAAATGTATAGCATTTCCCCAAACTGTCCCTGTAGCATACGTTAATCCTCATTTTTTCCAAAACTCCGTTAAAGCTCTTATTGATATTGGAGGCTTAACCTGTCAGGGTATTATTTTAGACAATTTTAACCCCGTCCCCAACACTAAATTCACTGAAAACTTAGGTTCAATTATTCTCTACAATCAAATTCGCAAATCTTTAAACTCTAGATTTTCTACTAACTTCCAAGAGTATGAAATTCCCAATATAATTAATAATGGATTGTCCAAGTTTAAGCCAATAATCTCTGACATTATCAATTTTCACATCTTGGAAATCATTAATCATTTGAAACTCAACAATTGGAACATCGAAAACCTGGAAATTATGTTTACAGGAGGTGGTGCTTTACTGCTAAAAGACTATTTACTCCAGCATTTCCCCAACTCAACTTTTTCTAACAATCCTCTATGGGATAATGTTTTAGGTTTAAAGGTGGTGAGCAATAATGTCTTCCGGCAACAAACGTAAAAACTTTTATATTGCACAAGATGTTCTTCCCCATTTATCTAAACAACCAAACAAATCTTATTATATTAATGAGTTAATAAGGAGAGATATTAAAAACTTTACAGTCCTAACTAAAGAAGATGTTATAAGGTTAATTAAAGAATATCTGTCCCATCACCAAGAAAATGTAAATGATTTTTCAAATTCAATTAATAATATCCTCAAAGGAGAGTGAGTTTTATGCCGTTGGTTATTGTTGTAAGAGTTACTACTCAAATAATAATTTTAGCAATTTTTACGCTTTCTCTATATAACCCATTCCTGGTAAACAATTCTGGTGTAGAAATTAAGTCATGGGATAAGGAAAGAGTTTATATTGCCAAAATAGATAATAAGGAAGCTTATATTATATTTGAAATGGAAAATGAAAATATTATTACTAAACAAAAAGAGTATAAAAAACAAAAGAATAAAGATAATCTTACTGAATCTGAATTGGTTACTGAATATACCACTCCTGAGAACCCAAAACCCGGTAAAATTAAAATTATTTTTAAAGATGATAAAACTAAAGGTACTACACTTATCTATGAGCGAAACATGAATGGTGGTGAAATAAGTGAAGTTGATCAAAGGTATCTGGACAAAATATTTGACAGCATTAACAAATTCCACAAGAAAAATAATACCGTCAATGAAAAACTCAAAGACTTTTACAGCAAATATATCAAAAAGAAATAGGGTTATTATTATATTATTAATCTCATTATTAGTATTATCTACTGGATGCCAATCGGGAGATGATTTTGACCAAACTTTAAAAGAGCTTATTTATTCCTGCTTAACTCTTTATGTTCTCAGTATGTTCGTATCATTCTTTGATTCTCAAGTAGGTTCTCTGCTTAAAAAAGTTGCTTATCTTAACGGAATATCAATATTGGTTATTTTTGGTATTAATTTATGGGCAATTCTTATTAAGTTTACCGATGCGTTAGATAGAATTTCTAAATTTAAATTGTTTGGAAATTAAGGGGGTATATAAAAATGTCTCAACCTTTACTCTGGACTATTATTGGAGCTGTGGCTACGGGGTTTGTTGCTAAAATGATGTTAGAATGGTTTAACCAAGCCAGATATAAGCCAATAATAGATTTAGCTGTGGCGGTTACTGTTTTTATATCAATTGGCACTTTAATTATCAGGGGTATTCAAACAGCAATAAATGTTCTTAATTCTATTCCTAAATAGAGGGTGATTTTGTTGCCTAAAAAGAAAGAAGACTATAGTGATTTAATTAAATCATTATCCCAACTCATAAAACTTAGAGATGATATTCCATTACCCTTTACAAATTTTACTATTCCTAACAAGAATAAAATCCCCAATATAGTTAAGTACGTTATTGATAATTTGTGGAGTGATTATGAATTAAAACCTCTAATAGTTAAAGTTGAGCGAAATAAGGAAAATACTGAATTTGTTTTTGTCATCCACTTACCGCCTGGAGTAATCTCTTACAGGGATTTTAAAGAAAAAGAAATGTATTTTAAGGATGCCATAAATGGTGAAGTTATTATTAATAGGAGAGGCAATTCTTTTACTCTGGAAGTGTTTTCTAAAAGGTTAGAATCTAATTACCCATACCGTTTTAATTATGGTGAATATGGCGATATGCTTCTGCCGATTCCTATTGGTTATTCTACTAAAGAATTAATTGTTAAAGATTTAGCCAGAATGTATTCTATTCTCATAGGCGGTATTCCTAGAAGTGGCAAGTCCAATATGATTCATAATATAATTACTTCTTTACTGCTTGCCAGAAATGATAGTTGTATAGTAGTTGGTATTGACTATAAAGAATCTGAATATGCCATGTATTTGAATAAATATGGTATTCTCGCTACTAATGATGATGAAACTATGTTTGTTCTTCAAAAATTGAATCATGAATTAGATAGAAGAAAAAAATTAATTAGGGGTAAATATGTTAAAATTCATGATATGCCAACTACTATACGCCCTCCTTTTATTATTGTATTTGCTGATGAAGTTACAGAAATTCAGAATAAAGATATTCAATATCTTCTCAATAGAATCCCCAGACTTGGGGGAGGTTTTGGATTTATTACTATTATTGCTACTCAAAAACCTTCTTCTAAAACTTTCAGGTCTGGTAACTTTACGGAGCTTAGATCTCTTATGGATGCAAGGATATGTTTTAATGTGCGTAGTGGGGATGATTCACAAATGATATTAAACAATACCAGGGGTTTAGATTTACCAAAAATACAAGGCAGATGTATATTTCAATGGGATGTTGAGGCTGAAGTTCAAACTATGTATGTTAAATTGGAAAAGATTAATAATTTGTTGGAGGAAGGTGGTGTGTATGGGAGACGAGAAGTCGTCCTTGAACAACCAAAAAAAATGCTTCCTCCGAGATAATACTATAATTGAGTATATTGATTATTTTGGTGTCTTGAACACTAAACAGATTTATGCTTTAATAGCATTGCACCAAACTTCAGGGTACAGGATTGTTCAAAGAAGAATGAAGTCTTTGGTTAAAAGAAAAAAGGTTAAAGTTATTAAAGATTCGCCTTACGTTTATTATATAGATAAGAAACTCAAATTTGTTGAACATAGAATAATGACCAATTGGGGATATATTTTTATTAAACTTTATCTCTTAGACAAATTTGAACAGATTGTTGGATTTTCCGTTGAGGACGATTACGGCATTTTACGTTCTGATGGATTTGTCACTATAAAGAATCCTTTTACTAATAAATATAGATTTATATTTATTGAAACTGATTTGTCCAATAATGCTTTTGATAAGATTAAAAAATATAATCAGTTATATGCTAATGAGCTATATACAACAAAAGATTGGTATAAAATAGCTGATAGATTCCCTGAAGTTTTAATCCTTACTCATAGGATCACGACGGTTAGAAATAAAATTATTGTGGAAAATAAGTATGGACTGGAGTTTAAAGTTTATGATATAAAAGAAGTGCTTGACAAATTCTAAATTATATCGTATAATTATATTATCAATCTTATAAGGAGTGTTCACAATGCAGGATTTTATCAATTATCTCAAAGATGAAGGAAAGTCTGACAACACAATTAAAAATTATACCAATGATTTAAAAAACTTTTTTGTATGTTTTGGTGAATTTAACAGGAAAAATGTACTGTCTTATAAGTCTCAGTTAGAATCTAAAAATATTAATGCTAAAACTATAAACCGTACGTTATCTTCTTTAAAACAATATAGTAACTTTCTTGGAGTTGGTAATATAATTAAATCACAAGACTATATTTCTATTCAAAAATCTTTTTCTTCTCCTACTACTATAACCAAAAAAGACCTCAAGCAATTTATCAATAAAATCAAACGCAATGAACCTTTTCGTAATTATGCTATAGTTGTACTTATTGCTAATACTGGCTTAAGAATTAGCGAAGCACTATCAATTAAATTAAAGGACTTAAAAAATTTAACCAGAGGAGAAATTATTGTTTCTAGAGGAAAAGGTAGCAAGCAACGTGAAATAACTGTAAATCAACCTGCAATTAATGCGATTGAGGAATATTTAAAAAATCATAGAGATAAATATAAATATGCCGGTATATCTGAATATCTTTTTGTTAGCAATAAAGGCGAAAAACTTGTGCCAAGGGCAATAGAAAGTGTATTTAATAAATATAGTAGCGATATAACCCCCCATAGTTTACGACATTTATTTGCTACTAACGCTTTGGAAAAAGGTATTTTAAATATAAGGCAATTACAGGAACAGTTGGGGCATAGTAATTTAAATACTGTGCTAGTTTATACACATCCTACGAGAGACGCTATGCGGGAAAAATTGAATATGAAAGAAGCTTGTTTTTGCTAGCTTCTTCTTTTTTTTTAATTAGATTACTAATATAAAAATATTGACAAATAATATATTATGTGATATAATTAAAAGTGGATAATAATATTTTTGGAGGTGATTTTACTAGCCAAAAAGTTGACAGTCCCAATAGATGGGAATTCAGGTTTTTGGCACATGAAAAAATGCAATATCTTATTTATGCAGTGCAAGGAATTTCAGAGGAGGTAATTTATGGAATATATTTCAAAGTATGTGGATTTATCTTTGATTAATAAAAGAAATTTTAATATTATTAGTTCTGGAACAGGAACAGGCAAGACTTGGTTTATAGCTAATGAATTTAAAAACCAATTGCCACATATTAAATCATATGAGATACTTTTTGTAGCATCTCGTTCTCTTATAGTGGAACAACAAAGTAAAGTAGAAGGAATTTCTAAATATGATACTAAAAATTCACTTTTTATTAAGTATTGGAATGGGCAAATAGATTCTACATATATACTTGAAAAAAAAGGTATTCAAATAATGACGTATGATAAAATTATAAATATATTATTAAAGAAAAATATTGAAGGATTAGAAACTTTAAATAAAGTAAAAGTTATTATATTTGATGAATGCCACACTTTATTTAGTGATGCCAATTTTATTAAAGATATGGAAATGCTTAAAGTATGGATTAGAGATAATTTATATATTGGTAATAAAATATTTATTGGTTTAACCGCTACTCCGAACATTATTGAATATTACCAAAAAGAATGGGGAGTAAGTATAAATAAACTTAATGATGAAGTTTTGGTTAATTATAAAGTTAAGCAGTTACATTGTACGGATTTTGATACAATTCCTTATATAGTAACTACTCAAATTGAAGGCAAAACTATGATAATGTGTTATTCTTATAACCAATGTTTAAAATTAAAAGAAAGAATACCTAATTCATTTATTCTTACCAGCAAAAGTAATAAAAAGTTTACCAAAGAAATGAATAAAGTAAGACAGCATATAATTAAATATGAATCCTTGCCAGATACTTTTATGGATGATGATGGCGTAGAAAAGGAACTAAATGTGCTTATAGTAACAAGCACTTTAAGAGAAGGAGTTAATTTAAGAAAAAATAGTGGTGTTAGAAATATAGTATCTTGTTTTTCGGACGAATTACATATTATTCAGTTTGTTGGAAGATGTAGATATAGTATTGATAATTTAATTGTAGCTGATACATACATAAATGCTGATAACATTAATAAAAGTTATCTTAACCAATGTAGAAAAAATTTTAAAACATATATGAAAAATAAAGAAAATATATCATGGTTTGATAGCATTTCTTTCTTAATAGAACATGATGTATATAAAACTATTAGGTTTATATTAACACATGATGAAAAAAAATTTATAAACTACATAAACAGTAAATGGCTTGTGCCAAAAGGAACTCATCTGGATGAATTAAATAAATACAAGATATATAAAGATGAACATAAAAAAGAAATTATTGATATGGTAATAAAATGCAAGTTATTAAAATTATATCCGTCAAGAATAACATTTCAAAAAGTTATTAACTTAATGGAAAATACATTGGGTTATACTATAGAAACTAATAGAGGAATTATTAACAAAATAAGACGTACATATAAATTAGTTATTGATTTTGATGAAAGTAAAATAAAGATAGAGAATTTGTAATATATAGTAATAGGAATATATAGATTACTAACCTAATTATTATTGACAATTCTTGCCTTTTATGGTATAATCAAATTACAAAAATAATAGCGAAAGGATGATCTTATGGCATTAGAATCATTTGAAAGAGAGACTTGTATGGGCTGGAATAACAGCACACAAATTTGTGAATTAATAACTTATAACAAAACTTTAATAAAGCAGTTGGATAAGTATTGTAAAGATTATCCCAAAGAATATAAAAGGGTCAACGACATTTATATTGATGGTATTTTGGAAGGGCGTGAATATGAGTTTCCTAAAAAACTTGTAACAATAAGAAAACCAAGCTCACGTAAGTTAACTGAAGAACAAAAACAGGCTGTCGGCGAGCGTATGAAAAAAATCAAACGTAAAAAGGGTGAATAATATGATGAAAAAATATTTAGTTTACAAAAATAAAATTACGCCTATTGGTTGGTTGATTTTAAAATATGGAAAGGAAAGTGATAAGTTTGAGAAAAATAATAAAAACAATAAAAGGAACATTAAAGTATAATGATAACGGACATTATGAAATACATACTTCAAAAGAAAAATTTAACCTATCTAAATTGCTTGATAAAATATATTACTCCCCTAAATCCCATTACATCAATCTTTGCATAATGAAAGGTTGTAAAGTTATTTTCAATGAAGAAGGCGGTTTATATAAGAGAATAGATAGCGATGGAATTATTTCCTATCATATTCTTGGTAATAATTTAGAAAAAAAACTTTTTGATAATACTGAAAATAATTTAGAATTTACACTATATGTCGAAACAATGGGTGGAAGAGATTATGAACAATTCTATACAGCATTGTAGCAAATGTTTGTCTGTGTTGGGTGATAAAGTGGTGCGGGATAGTGTGGGGAGAAAATTTTGTAGTGTTGGTTGTAGAAGAGATTTCTATGCGGAAATAAGAAAAGAAATGGATTGTAGATATAAAGAATGGATTATGGAGGAGTGATAAAATAATTACATATCAGCAAAGAATATTGTAAAATTGCTGAAGAAAGAATTAATAAATTACAAATATAAAAGGAGTGTGATGTTTGATATTGGCTAAAAAAATGGATTTATTTTACATACTAAAACTTAATGTCAATACGATTCTTGAAAATAATTTAAAGATAAATATATCTCTTAACGAAGCAAAAAAAAGAGGTTGGGTTGTAAGTATTGGAGATAACCAGTTATTAAAGTTTATTAGAGATATAAAACAGATTGATTTTGAAAAACAAAAATATAAATTAGAACAAATTATTAGAGATCGAAATAATTTAAAATCTTTACAAAAATCTTTAGAGAATAGCAAAAAAATTTATCAATATCAAAAACAAATTGATGGTATTCTTTTCATTCCAGATTTAATATCTGTCCATGCCAACACAAGTAAAAAAGATTACATACATATTGCTAAGAATTTATTTGAAGTAAACGGGATTACATTTAAAAGATTATGTGCGGGAGCAGGTCAACTTCGTCGTAATACGGTTTTATTTGTAAATGAAAAGTTGTATGATGCGTTAGAAGAAATAATGATGTGTGGTCTAACTAAAAAGAGAATAGGTAAAATAAACCTATCCAAGTTTTCAGCATACTTTTCACTTTATTCATCTTCAACCAATTACATCAGAACTCCAAGAGTTTGTATAATTCCTGATTATGAATGTGTGCTTCCAGATCAGGAAGTTGAATGGATTGATGTTGATGATAAAGGTGAAAGGTATATTGAAAGACGTACAATAGACGTTAAACAAAACGTATTTGATGGTAGTGGTTTGGTTTCTACGGAAATGGCAAAACTCTGGAATGAGGATTTAGGTATTAGCGATTATTCTCCATCTGCTTATATTATCCGTAGTGCCTGGATAAAGGGTCTTTGTGTAGTTTTTGATTGGAAGAGATATGCAAGAGAAGTTGCTAAAAAGGAATACATAAAAGATGTGTGGGGAAACGAAAAGCATATTGACGATATTGACGTTCTTCTTTCCGTATCACAATTTAAGATGTGGAAGAAGTATGATTCATGGGAAGAGTATTTAAAGTACCATGAAAAATACGGGCATATTTGGGGTTGCAGTAGGGTAAACAAAAAGAAAGACAATAATTTAACGGCATTAAATTATCAATATATACAATCAAATTTTTTTACTCCTGAAAAAATTAAGAAGCTTGCTGATTTTTCTATAGACTGGATTAAAGATGTTTGTTTGGGTGAAAGGATTTATGTATTGCTCTATTTGCTTGGTTGCCATGAAGTAGATAAAGATATTAAAGAAATAGAAAATCATGCCAGTATAGATATGGTAAAAGCATTAATGTATTGCGAAGATATTTTGAAAGACTCATATGTGAGAGATAGGATTTATAGATCAATACAAAAAAAGATTAACCAAATTAAAATAGGTAAACTTTTAGTAGAGGGCTCGTATGAGTTTGCTATGGTAGACCCATATTTATATTGTGAATATATTTTTGGACAAACTCCAAAAGGATTATTAAAGGAGGGACAGTTGTGGCAAAAACGATGGGTTGATAAGGACACAAAAGAAGTTGCATTATTTAGAAGTCCTTTAGTTTCTCCGCATGAGAACAATGTCCTTCAAGTTTATTCTGATGAAAAATGTAACGATTGGTATTCTACAATTACAAGTGGAGTTATTCTTAACGGTTGGGATACAACACTTATGAGGGCATCAGATGGTGATGTAGATGGAGATTTATTAATGACAACAGATAATCCTTATATTCTGGAATCGGTAGATAGAAGCTTAAAACCAATTACATATAAACCATCAATGACAAAAGAACAAAATTTAACTTATAATAATTTAGTTATTATGGATACAAGAAGTTTTAATACAAAAATAGGTTTTATTACTAATCTCGCCACCACATTTATATGTTTGAGGGATAGTTTTTCTAAAAATAGTGAAGAATATAAAGAATTAACTTATAGAATAAATTTACTTAGATTTCATCAGGGATCTGCTATTGATGCAGGTAAAGGAAATTTATACATATCTCCTCCCTCTTATTGGTATGGAATAGAAAAGATAAATTGGAAAAATGATTCTAGTAAAGAAAAACAAAGAAAGATGTTTATAAATAGATTATCTGGGAAAAAGAAAAGTTATTTTATGTGTTATATTTATCCAATATTAATGAAAAAATATAAAGAACATAAGGAAAGTTCAGGAAGAATATGTAGAGCTATGTTCGGATGTAAATTACATGAATTATTTAAGAAGAAAAATAAAACTAAAGAAGAAAAAAGATTTTTAAATAACTATTTTAAATATATGCCTGTTTTAGTAAATAAATCTATAATGAATCAATTATGTTGGTATGTAGAAGATATAGATTTTGATTTAAAATTTTATAAACAAAAATATGAATTTGATTATCGTATTTTAATGAATGATGATATAGTTATTGATACAAATAGCAATATGTTTAATGATATATTAAAAGTATTAAAAAAATATCATTATGTTTATGAACTTAATGCTAATGAAATAGATACATTAGAAAATTATGAAGATTACTATGAAGATATCGAAGAAAATATAGACGAAGAATACTCTATTTTATTCAAAGAAATTGAAAATGAATTATTTGCTATTTGCTTTAATAAATATGAATTATGTAACTATGTGATTTATATTATGTATAATTATTTTAAGAGAAAATCTAAAGGAATTATGTGGAGTATTTGTGGTAAAGAAATTGTAGATAATTTAAAACGCAAATATAAAATAGCTTATTTTCCAGTAGAATCTAATAGTAAAAATGGAATTAAATATCTTGATAAATATTATGAATTAAAGGGTGTTGAAATTGATAATATTTGATGAAAAAAAATATGCGGAAGATATTATTGCTAATGGTTATAAAAATGAAAAATACATAACTGGCGATAATATAATTTTGGTTAAATACTGGAAATATAAAGGTTTAAATGAAAAAGAAATTAAAAAAAAATTAAATAAACTTATGGATAAATTTCAATATCTATATAATAGCAAGATATTAGAGAGTAAAATAAAAAGAGCAATGAATGTAGGAATGAAATATGAATTAGTTACAGATAAAATTGTAGAAATATTTGATAAAGAGATAGAGTTAATTAATCAGCTAGAAACTATTGAACAAAGAAAAATGATGTTTGTTTTATTAGTAGTGTGGAAGTTCCGTGGGGCAAAAAGTTTTAGGATTACTAATAAAGATTTAATGGATTTAGCAAAAACAAAGTTATACAATAAAGCGTTTTGGGATAATATTTTTCTATTAACTCAATCTGGTATGCTTAGTATGAAGCAATATAGAAACAAAGATTATTATGTTGTAAATATAAAAGAAGAAGGAAAGGTAGTAATTAAAATTGGTAATTATAGAAACTTAATTTATTACTATTTAGCTTTATCCGAACCAGAAAAATACAATTATTGCAAACAATGTAGCGCACCAATAAAACTTACGTCTAATAGAAAGATGTATTGTAGGGAGTGCTGGAAAGAGATTAGAAGAGAACAACAAAGAGAATGGGATAGAATAAATAGAAAATCCGACAATTAGAAAATCTTGTAAATGACGATAATATCGAAGTTCATTTTTAAAAATTTACATGAGTATTACTAATGAATAGAAGAAATGACATTTTTTACAAAGGAGCAATATATGACTTGATTAGAATTACAAAAGAAGAAAAAGAATACCTCATTAAAAACAAATATCTTAAAATGAGAGGTGGTAAGTATCCCGATCTTATAGTGATAAGAAAAAGAAAGAAAAATAAAAAATATTTTGTTCCAAAAATATACGCAAAGTATTTAGATAAGGCGGGTGCTTCATCTGATTTATAAAGGTTATAGAGAAATTGATTTAACAGAGGGCGAGTTGGCGTAATTAAAGGAACAAGTAGTAGAATATTAAGAAATAAATATCCAGAGTTAAGAAGTAGAATACCTTCTCTTTGGACACGAAGTTATTTTTATTGCACTATAGGATATATTTCAGAAGAAACAATACAAAAATATATAGAAAATCAAAAAAACGTATAGAAAGGTGGTGAGTTATGCAAGTAACAGTAAAATTTAAAATACTTCCGACTAAAGAACAAGAACAATATTTAAAAGAAACTTTAAATGAATATATATCTACAG